ATGGGTACTATTAGAAAAAGAGGCGACAAGTGGTCGTATCGAGTTGACCTTGGTGCTGTCAATGGTAAGCGTGTGCAGAAAGAGAAAGGCGGCTTTGCCACAAAGAAGGAAGCGGCTGCCGCAATGACTCTTGTAGAAAATGAACTGCTTAAAACAGGTGAATATGTAGAAGCAGAACAAAAAATTACAATGCAACAACTATATGAAGAATTCATTGAAGAGGAGGCTCCGCTGACTCGAAAATATACAACCATTGTTCGCTACAAGTCACTTTATAGAAATCAAATAGAACCAGAATTTGCTTCAAACTATCTGTATCAAATTACAACTGAACGAATTCAAAAATTTATCAACTATAAAGTTAAAGAAGAGAAAAATAAAATGTCTGGTCATTCTGAACAAGGACTAAGTGCGGCTTATGTTCGCAGTGTTTATAACTTCCTTCTTGTGTTATTTGCTCTTGCAAAGAAAAAGAAATATATCAAAACCAACCCAATGGACGATGTGACTCCGCCAAAAGACTATCGTGCGTATGGCAAGGAGATAAGATATTATACTCAGCCGCAAATCGAATGGATGGATAAACGATTCCAATCAACAAATCTATACACGGCTTACCAACTTGGTTTATATCTCGGTGTTCGTGTTGGAGAGTGCTTTGCACTGCGATTCAGCGATATAGACTGGGACAATAAAACCATTCAAGTTGGGTGTCAGCTTCAATTCCAAGATAAAGTATGGAGCCTTGTCTATCCTAAAACACCAAACTCTTTGCGCAGTATAAAAATAAATCAAAAACTAATCGACTATCTGAGAGCTCTTCAAAATAAATACGCAGAAAATAAAGAGCTGTTTGGTGCTGGCTGGAAGGGAAGTAACAAGGTCATGGATCGTCGTCCAGAGTTTTATGGAAAGCCAGCTGTGTTAATTACCGTTGATGATTTTATCAATGTTAAACCAAACGGTGAAATGTATGTGACCAGCTCTGATAAAACTCTTGCCCGCATTTGTAAGAAAGAAGCCGGGTTTGATTTTAAATTTCACTATCTCCGTCACACCCATGCTACCATTCTTGCAAGTAAGGGAGTCAATCCTCGATATGTTATGGAACGTTTAGGGCATGGCAAGATTGATGTTACTCTTAAATACTATACTCATATCACAGATGAGATGCACGAACAAGTTGCAGCTATTATGGATACGGTTATGGGAGAGCAAGAGCAGTACGATAAAACTAATGTTATCAAACAGGGCGAAAGCTTGAAAGAGATGGCAATCGTGCCTGGTACAGAAGATGACGAGGTCGATGATCTGGAAGATGAAGAATAAGTAATTTTTCAATTGGCGTAGGGCGACCTGCGCCCTTTTTATTTGTCATGGCGTTCGCTATGTGATATAATAGAGTTAAAGAAAACCGAATGGAGGTCGCAACCATGGAGGAATTTCAAACCATCCCTACTAAAGAACTTCAAGAGCTCGTCGATCGTCTACTCAAAAAATCAGAGGCGGCACACGAGAAGTATAACAAGGCCACAGAAGAATACAATCAGCTCATGGATAGGTATTATGACTGTGGAGATATCATCGAAGAGTTCAAGAAGCGCAAAGGCTATGACAGCAAAACGAATGAATTCCCGGTATCTATGTGGCTTGATAAACATCGTAGCGACCCTGATACAACACAAGAAGAGAAGGACGCTATCGAGGACATCCGAATCATAAGGAGAATTAAATTGCGTGACGCTGATCAAGCTCGTGCTGTGGCCCGTGCAACTTGGGAGGCTTATCTGGACGCTGCAGAACTTGCAGATTACTTCCCCAACTACAATATCAATTCAAAGGCGTGGTAATATTATGAAACAAGATATCTATCTCCCTCTTAAAATGCTCAGAGCTCTCACTACTCAATATCCTATCGTGTGGAAAGAGATGGAAGAATTCCATGATATGAATGGTACAGCAAGTTCTGTATCATGGCCTGAGTGGTGTTATGCTCCAATCGAAGCCGCACTGACTGTTGTATCGGATGGGCATGACCTTAGCCGTCTGTCGATGAATGAAGTGAGCGCTGTTGTGACATGTGCGCAGCTCGTTTCTGTTTTGGCACCGTGGAGGCTCAGTAAAGAAGTCTATGTTATCAACGAAGATATAAAAGACCTTCTCTTTGAACAAAAGGATGACATCGATATACCTGTCGATATTCTGATGCATCTCCCGTATCAGTGTTTTTATGTTGAGTTGCCCAATACCTATTTCGACAATGAAAAGATTCACGGTTTCTTCGTGTCTCTTGATTATAATGTTAAGCTGCATGAGCGTGATTTGAAGTTGACGTTCCTTTCTGAGAATGGGGATTCGTTCACTTATCCCATCGACCTTGATGCCGGAACCATTGAAAACAGTATCAAAAAGTTAAATAAACAGCTCGCTGAACACGCCAAAGGAAATAAAAAGCTGGAAAAGTATGCAGAGGCAGACCCCGCAAAAGATGAAGAGACGATCACGTTTATCAAACAAGTCATGCAGGTCGTCCTTTATATTTTGGCACAGAACGCAGAGATTGCCCCAGATGAAGAACAGGCAACTGTAACAAAGCGCGGCAAAGTAATCAAAGATAAATATTCTGAGATTCGTAAATGGGATGTTGGCGAAAGAATCGGCGCAGCCATCCGTCAACAGAAAACGAAGGCATCTGATAGCGACTCTGAACCCACTACTCACAACTCACCGCGCCCTCACATGCGTCGTGGTCACTGGCATCATTTCTGGACAGGTCCCAAGAACGAGCCTGAGAATAGACTGTTGGTTTTAAGGTGGTTGTCGCCAATGGTGATTGCCGCTGATTTGGAAATAGAGGATGCTCCAGTTGTATTTCATAAGGTGGAACAATGAACAATCCAAAAATACTTGACCTTGCACTCGCATTTATATTTCATAGACACCCGGCGGCTAATAAGGCTCAAGCGATTCGTAATCTATCGGACGATGAGTTAGCAGCGCTTTTGTATGAAATAGTTGCACAACAAGATAATTGCCCTCGCACAATCAATGGTTGGAAGGAATGGCTGCAGGAGGAGATAAAATAAAATGCTAAAAAATGGGGTACCAGTCCAATTACGGATTGATACCCCATTCGTTTTATATCAGCTCAATATCATTCGGCTCTACATAGCCAGATACATTAACTGAGATTGGATACTTTCCGATGCGGCTCTCAAGATTCGTCACTCGATAACGCCCGTTCACAAGTTTCCCATCAAAAATATACCATTCACCAGAGCGGCGCATACCGCAGTGTGTTTGGCTGTTTGAAAATAATATTCCGTCTAATTTAATTTTGTCTCCTGCACGAAATGTATTCTGGTTATCTGCCATCAAAACGAACCCCATGTAGCAGGCCCACAGATGCCATCTGCAGCCAGCCCGTGTCCTTTCTGATACTCAATCAGCTTCGCCTTGGTATTCACGCCAAAAATGCCGTCAGCCTTAACACCAAGATGCCGTTGTAGTACAGTCACAGCATAAGAAGCGCCGTTCATAGCGTCTTTCGCACCTTGTCTGATAGTCGGCATAAGATTGGCTACACTGATATATTTCGTGCCAGATTTACTGATCCAGCGGCTTCGTGTGGTGCGCACATCAACATGAACAAAGCCGCTCGTAAGCACAGCACGGCTATAATATCCAATACCACCACTCTTTGCAAAGTAGGGCAGGGAAGATACATACAGTGCGATCCGAATCGGGTCAACGCCTTTGATCCAGATATCAGCGGCAGTTCCTTTACAATGTTGGCTACGAGGGCTTCCACCGATTGAGATGTTATAGGCAGGAGTACGATACCCAGAGTTGATGTGGACAGGAGCGCCAAAGTGAGCGCGGATCTGTTCCAGCACATCAATCAGCTGACTATCAACCAGAACTGTATCACTCTTATCGGAGCAGGCAAACTCATAGACGGAAAAATGAGCCGACACCTTTTTATTCCAGTCCTTCTTCATAGAGTATGTAATAACACCCATTTCATCACACCTTCAATTCTTTTTGAACTCGTCCTTGATTTTATCGTTCTGGATGTCCATCTCTTTGACAGCGGCCTCAATCATGGTCTCAATGGTCGGAGTGATCTTCACACCCAGACGTTCCAGAGCTTCCATAACGTATTTCTTCTTGTCGGCTTTTTCGATAGCGCCGGTTGCGCCCAGCTTCTCTGCGGCACGAACAGCGATCTGCACCAGCTTGTACACGCCGATCTTTTTCAGATAGGGGATACCATAGGCCATAAAGGCAGTGCCAGCGCCAGCAATAACCAGGCGAACGATAACGGAAACCAGCTCATTGATAATATCCATCATAATAAACCTCCAAAATAAAAAAGCCCGGGACACGCAGTCTCGGGTTAGTTCGTAATATTCTTTGTGTTGTTCTGACCATCGATCAAATAGTTCTCAAGTGCAGCCTTGGCCTCCTTCATTGGCTCGATCGCGTTGCCATCGATGCCGTGACTGAGGAGTGCAAGCAGAGCCTTCATGGTGACATTATTGCCTTGCTCACTGTGACTGATACGCTGTTCTGATTCGAGGATCTTGCGGTCATGTACTTCCAGCGTGATACTGTTTTCTTTCTGGTGCTCTTCTAATGAGACCAGCTTTGATTGAAACAGGTCGAGCCTGTCTTTATCTGCACCTAGTTTTCTATTGATCTTCTCAAGCTCTACATCGTGGGCATTCAGTCGCTCGTTCTGTTTGTCATCCGGGGCTTTCGCATGATTGATTGCCTTGATGATAACAGCGATAGCGGCTGAAATAGCAGTGATGCCACCACAGATGCTCAGTAACATGGTCTACAGCTGCTGTATGGTAAAAGAATAGACGTGAGGTTCGGCATTCAAACTTCCTATCATGTCTTCTCACCACCATTCGTACCACTGTCTGTGTTTTTGGCTTTCAGTGTTTTATTGATCTCAGTCAGCTGTGTAACAATAGCGTTCAGTGCTGTCACGATTTCTTTGCCTGTCTCGTCTAATAACAGCGGCTTTAAGATTTCCTGCGCCATAATTCCTCCTTTCAATTGACAAATTCCTATCAACGTGATATAGTGAGAGCAGTACAAACCCTCCATCGGGCTAGTACAACCTCATTTCTATGAGTTGTTGCATGAGTTAGAGTCTCTGTGATGTAGCCATCGTCACAGGGGCTCTTTCTCTTTATGTGCGTTTCCACCATCACATACAGTACGCCAGTGATAATGCGGGCGCTCTTCATTGAATAGAACGTAACGCAGCCAGTCATCAACAAAAATGCAAAGCAGCGCAAGGAAGAACCATAGCACTGTGAACGGCAGGCAGATTTGACCCAACAGATTGAACGGCAGAGAAGAGTAATCCCAGATATGTAGGCCAAGCATCAAATTCAGCGGGACACCCACCACAAGTTCCATAGCAGTCACAAAGAGCGCTCCAATACTAGCCTGTTTCCAGAGCGGCATTTCCCAGGGAATATAATTGTTCAGTCCACCAATCACAAGAAAACAGATGCCACCGACAACGGCCATCGTCCAATGAGAGTGCCCGCGCTACAGAATTTCAATGCAATAATAAAGGCACCCTCCGATTAAAAAGAGGATGCCGCATTTGATTAGTTCACGAAGTTTGTTGCTCATTCGGCCACATCCTTATCTGCGTGAAGATCCAGATATTCTGCCAGTACAGCATCATAACTGATTTCAATAGCGTCCACCTCTGCACTGGTCGTACATGCCTTGATGCCAATCTCTAATTCCTGCTGATGAGAGACAAAAGGCTTCACATACACACCAATCGCCAGTGCCAAAGCGGCCAGATCGTCATAAGTCCACTCCACACATTCATCGCCGGTAGAATTCCATGTCAGTTTAAAAGGCTGCCCGGCGGCTGTAGAGATCTGATATAAGGCAAGATTGCTTGTAAGAAGAGCTTGCTTCTCGCTGGTGACACTGTAATACTTGCCATCCGTCCACTGGATAGGATGTAGAGACAGGAAGGTAGAGAGGTTATTCTTGCTCTCGTTGATGCGCATCTCTTTATATCGATTAAGACGCTGTGTCAGTTCTGCATCAGTGTATAAGACATATTTCATCACATCGACTTCTTCGTCCCATGCGTCTTTTGCTTTCACACCTTCAACATCAATAACCTTTTCTACATCTTTGCCACCATTCGGATATTCAGCGATAGTCTCCTAGTGATACTGCTCTTCAACACCTTCAATTGCTTCATGGTGCACTGTTTCCTTAGCGGGCTCAAGATAGCCTTTTTCAAGGTCAGGATTTTCGATAATATTGCCAGATTCATCAATTGTTTTCATAGTATTTCTCCTTTCCAATTAGCCAGTACGCCGCCACATATAAACATAGTAGGCTGCTGGCTGAACAGTGCTTGAACGACCATAAATCGAATTACATAGAGAAGCATCGAACCGTGCACTAATAACTTTTGGTGTACTACTCCATGTCGAAGAAGACAATTCCGAGTTGCCCTGCCATGTCTGTGCAAACGGAGCTCTACAATTGGGAGCGCCCCACGAACCCTGAATATCCAATGCGGCATCGCTTCCGCTACTAATATTAGGCAGACCGGCATCCACGGTCGAGCCTGCGCCATGAGAACCTGATACGCCCATCAGCACACGCTCGGAAGCAATGCTCTGCCAGCTGCCACCAAATATGGAAGCAGGGGAGGTTGAACTGGTGGACATGTAGATGGAGCCGACAGGGTACATATTCGATATAACTGAAGCAGGGTCAAGACAGCTTGGGGCATAATTTATACCTGGATACGATGTGGTGGGTTTTAATGTTCCAGTATTTGTTGAATATGATCCAGTTATCAATGTCTAATTTTCTGCCGTACTGGAACGGAAGTGATAATATCCACCTCCGCGCACCCAAAAAACAGCGAGTGAATCCGTAATAACCTGACTATATCCAATAGGTTTACCAGCACTCGTATCACACCAACTACATGTGTCAAGTATTTTAACCGTATGTGCATTTGTGCAGCCCCAACCAGATGCTGTGGCAAGCATATCCAAATCTGCGTAAAAACCAGAACCATGTGTTGCCCACGATGGTTTACCACTGGTTCCAAGTCCCGTCCAACACTCAATATGACAAAGTGTCGTCCAAGGTAAATGATAAATAACAGGATACTATGTATTTACGTTCAAAGAGGTCGTGTCTATAACTTGATCTTTTTGAAAAATTAAGTTATTAGCATAATCAGCAGTACCCCGTAAATTCGCTGTAATATTAGCAATCTGATTTATACCATCAAAGTGTATTTCTCCAGCATCAGCAACAGTTATTCTTACATCATAATCATTTTCGCTATCTTTTGTCGCATGAAAATCGATATATTTACCTAACTCTGTAACACCAGATTTGGAACTGACTGTTGGTATAGTTCCAAATACATTTTTATCTCCATCGGTACTTGTAGACAACCCGTTTAATTTCATTGCATTCAGCGCATCACCACCCGGTTCAATAGACCCAGCGTAATTGTGATTATGTCCAGCAGCAGCATATAACGTATCCGTCCTACTCTTAATCCAGTTCCATAAAGTAGCCAGCGGTCTACGGGTGTACTTCGTAGTCGCACTACCATCGTCACTTGTAACTGTAGCGCCAACCACAACAGTATCAGCATCTTCAACAGCATCAGCACTCGTATCCAGTGTATCTACTAATTCACCCAAGTCATGCGTATGATCGGCAGGGGAGACACCCTCTGCGGCCAACTCTTCACTCGTCATTTTATCTGCTGTTGCCACATGGCCTGTATTATCAACACTGATGCGATATAGTCCAGCCTGTTTTGCTTCGTATTCCGGGTGAGTATAATTGTTAGCTCCAGCTTCAATACCATCCAGCTTTGCTTTATCGGCCGAACTCATCAAACCGTTGTTTTCAGTAGTAGCTACATCAGGGTCGCTTAAACTAGCAAGCTTCTTTTTTTCTTCTGTTGTATAGTCATTGCTGGACAGGCCGAATCCTTCGATTTTATCTACCTTTGTACCGAGTATAGCCTCAATCGTTTTCCAGAGGTGAACCGCACCCGCTCTGTCTAGCCAACTTTTCTTTTCATCGTTCATCGATATGTGATCGCCTCCTTATAAAATATTTTATCTGCAATGCGTTGTTTATATCAGTCTGCGGAATTTGAATGTAAATGTGGAAGCGGTATCTGCAGCCATAGAGCCCTTGATTTGAAGTCTTAAGCCAACACCTTCGGAACGGCCAGAACGAATTGTCCTAAGATAAAAATGTTGTCCGTTTGTAGAATGACCAGAACAATGTAAACCAATATCGTCTGCATTACCGCTGTTTGTCTCTTCAGCATACCACTGGACAACTCCACAAAATATGTCTCCCCAAATATTGCAATACGGGGTCGTGTCAGCACGAAACTGCATAATATAAGTTCCAGATGGCAGATCAGTTGAATGAATTCCAGTATCTTGCCAATCCGTTGTGATCGTAATCGCAGAAGTTTGAATCGTCACCACATCTGAAATCACTTCACTTGCTATTTTACTCTTAATCCAGTTCTACAATGCGCTCAATGGCTTGCGGTGATACCCGGCAGCACTCGTGTTCATCACAACTTCGTCAGAATCTGTGGGGGGGGGGGTAAGAACCGTATTGAGGTTGGACGGAATGAACTCACTATCGACACCAATATTCATATTTCCCAAAGCCATAATTCATACCTCCTTTAAGCTGTAGCAATCCGAGCCCAATTACCCCAACTATCATCCCCGCCATAGCGGTAATAAATATTCCCATTACAAAAAGCTATTTCGTAAGAATATCCTCCAGTATAGTCTTTCTAACCACACAGACCAAGTAAAAAACAATATCCGTTTCCACCAGCAGACAAATTGACAGCTGAAGTTCTTTTTATTCCACGAAAAATCATTTTACCATGACAATCATCGTTATTTTTGTCCCCGTAATAATCAGACGGTGCTGTATTCGAATCTCTGTTATCTCCATCGTCAACAATAAAGTTATGAAAATGTTTTGATGGATTAAATTCACTCGGTTTATTCTGCACTTCACTCCATTCAGGGAGCGTTTTGTTCCCGCTATTCATTTCTCCTAGCGCCATATAATCCTCCTTATAAAACGAATATTTTAGCAGCGAAAATTGCCATAATCATGCGGTGCGATACCACATATAAGCGACCAAGTAGGGCGGCAGAGAAGAGGCTGAACTAGTGTTTGAAATCAAATTATATCCAGCAGAATTGCGAGTGTCTGTTGTATAATCACTGCCAACACCTGTATTTGAAACCATCGCATTAGAATCACCTGTATTTGTACCTTCGACAGTGCCTGCGATACTAGTTCCAGAATATTTTAATCCACGTAAAACCTCATTATCTCTGCCCATGAATCCACCATAAAACAAGTTATATCGTAAACCCTAATTATGTTTATGTGTTGTCTCGCCACCTGTCGCTCCAGCCGTATAGCTATCTCCAGCTGCTAAAATAAATCTATCTTTGATTCTTTCCTATGTTCCACCAAATAATATACTTGGTTCAGTAGAATTAAAACTCATATAAATCGAGCCAATAGGGTAGGCTTCTAACCCCCCCCCCTGCGATATTTAAGTTCCCGATTGCCATACTTCGTAATCCTCCTTTTGCAGTGTGATTATGCGGTGCGGAGCCAAGTGTAAACGGCGTAGTATGGCGGCATGGAAGATGCAGTATTAACATCTCCAAGAACTTGTAATCCGCGAACCTGCGTAAAACTTGTATCATCTGTTTCCGTAAGTCCAGTCTCTTTATAAGCGCTTGTCCAAGATTTTCCTGTTTTATAACCAGCAAAATAAGTGCTAGTAGAGCTTCCACTACCAGAAATATAAAATGGAACAGTAAGATCTTGCGTGTGATTATGTGTCGCTTCGCCACCCGTACTCTTTACTGGATATGTACTACTTGCAGCAATCAACATGCGGTCTTCGATTTTCTGCTACTCTCCGCCAAACAACTCAGCGGGACTTGTGGGTTCTACACTTTGATAAATACTTCCAACAGGGTGGTCAAGCAGCTTCTGTTCTTCCTTGGCCACCTTGATTGCCGTAGCTATCTTATTATCCACCTGTGCTTTGGTATATCCATCAACAACTGTACCACTGCCGCTATCTGTTTGTCCTCCGCCTTGCACGATATAATACTGAGCTGTAATTGCAGTCGTTGGAACTGATACAGCTCTCAGGCGTACATATCCATCAAAGGTCTCCGGGTTTGCAAACTGAGCATAAGAAGCCGCCTTGGCACTGGCCGGTGTCACGCTGATAGAAATAACATCCTTTGAGGTGATTCCATCGATGTCAAGGTCAATATACTTTGAATATCGATCCACCGTGTCGTCAGTGAGCTAACTTGTAGTTGGAATAGTCAGTGTATGGATATTGATCGTATTTGCCTTTACCTTCAGCTTCTCGTCGATCTCGTTCTGTTGATAGTACCGCTCATCATGGGTGTGACCATCATCGCTTTTCTTTGAGAGCTTTACATTGATTTCGTCTTCCGTATAATAGCGGTCATCGTGGTTGTGTTCTGTATTTGCTTTCCCCGCTAGAGCATCACCAACAGCTTTAGCATCAGCGGCGAAATTCTCTTTTGTCAGGGTCTTGTCCACTGCAACAGAATCCAGCTTCAACTTGTCCAGTTCAGTGCGTACATTGGTCAGCCCGGCATCAGCCGATTTTGCAATACTCAGCGCCTCAAAGATTCTTGTGCCAGTCACCTTTGCATCAGCAGCACGTCCAGATACAGTCAGTGTAGCATCCACCACAACCTGTGGCGTAGGCAGGGGATTGCCGCTATCATCGACCATGCCACCAGTGATCGCATCGATCTCGTCATTCGTCAGTGCAGCCAGCAGTTCATCCGGGTGCGGTGTATCAATCGTGATATCGCCCGTCTCACCTGTTGTCACTGTGGTCACACCGCTGCCAGCGATTTTGATTTTATCCTGTGCCGTACCGTTCAGGATTAGATTGATATTAACTTCGCCATTGACTGCGTTTTTGTCTGCTTCCAGTGTGAATTTTGATGGGTTCAAAAGAATCCAGTCATCGCCACTATAAACATACAAGCTGTCTGGACGCAGGTAGTAAATCTTATTAGACAAAGGAGCCAGCGGAAGCGAGCTTACGATCTCCAAGTCTTTGCTGATTTGAATTCGTCTTGTGCCGATATCTCGATAAGTGCTTCCAGTATCAGTACATACGATCAGTTGGCCGTCAATCACAGGAGCTTGATCCAGCTGAGACTGTGCGACCTCGCGTAATGATAAATTTGCCATACTCAACTCCTTTGCTTAATAAGATTCACCACACAGCGTCATTGCCATGTGGTGAAATAAATCAATTAGCCATCAAGGGATTTCCAGGTGATAGCGCCTTCCAGCACCTGCACACGGCCATCCATAGTGGTATTCAGACCATCTGCATAGGTCTTAGCGGCAGCCAGAGCGTTGTCGGCCTTAGTGGTTGCATCAGCAGCGGCAGTAGAAATTGCCTCAGCCTTCGCAGCGGCCAACTCATCCTGAGTGGGCTTTGCATTCCAAGCAGTGCGCTCGTCAGCAGTGATATGCTTTACAGCATCCTTGATATGTTCGTCCAACTTGTCATTAACGACCTTAACCTTCGCGTCTGCTTCAGCCTTGGTGTAAGCGTCCGGCACTGCAACATACAGGCCATCTTCCTCAACAGTGATGCTGTTATTGCCTTTGGTAGACACACGCACATTGACAGAGATCTTATTGTCATCAGAGACAGTGACCTCAGCAGTAGGAGTGACCACACCAACATAGATATCGATCAGAGCGCCAACAGGGATCTTCACGACCTCGCCAGTGGTGATAGTCAGCTCGATCTCGTGGGTTTTTGTGTTGTAAGTACCGGTCTTCACAACAAGATCCTTACCCAGATTGATCACCAGCTCATCACCGCCAAACACAGGCAGCTTGATGGTACGGGTCTCTGCATCATAGGTGGGATCGTGTGTCAGGCCGCTCATCACGGTGGGAACAGGGGCACCGTTCTTTGCCACACTCAGAGTACCGGTAGCAGGGGAATAGGTGACATCCGTAACAAACAGACCTTCCTTGCCCTCGGTTGCGGCGATCTTTGCATTCACATAATCAGCCACAGCCTTGGTGGTGGGCAGATTGTCGTCGCTTGCATCCGCATTGGGAATCTCAGTCACAACGGGACGATTCAACTGTACGAACTCAGTACCATTCCAGATGTGGAAGGTGTAGTCAGTCATACGGATATACAGCAGACCCTGAATCTGACCGCTTGCAGGCAGAGCGCTCACCAGCTTACAGCTCTTGGTGTACTCATCAGTGCCCTTAAAAATCTGGCGCGTGTCTGTAATAAAATACAATGTGTTGGCATCTTTGGTAGTCAGCTTATCATAATTCGCTTTTGTACCATAGCCAAAATTTACATTAGCCATCTTTGCCTCACTTTCTTAAAACTCTTGCCAAACAAAATTTGTCGGCTCAACATAAAAAGGTTCAATAGAAAAAAGCCCCGTGGCTTCGCTTTGTTGAACAATCCACGGAGCATATTTACCATTTTCGTCTTTCACCATAACGGTTTGACCTGCATAAGTGTCTTCCGTCTCATTTAATTGCTCGTTTGCTTCAGTAACGCTGGCGAAACAACGATTGCGGGGGCGAATCTTTTGAACGGATAGGTCATCACGCACATACATGAACTCCGAGGAATCCTTTGTGATGATCATATCCCTGCCGTCCAACATTCCCAGCGCAATCGCAGCTTCTACATCTTCGGCGTTACCATATCCAAGCTTGGAATATTTAGCCTGTGCCATCTTTGCCTCCTTATAAAAGAAGCGGATGGCTTAGAACGGAACCACCCGCAAACTACCGTCTTCAGTTTCGACGCTCTCCTGAGTAATCTTGACTGCACTACCGATGGGCTTACCGTTGGCCAGCAGCTGCAGGGTATGGTCGTCGTTGTAGCTCAGGTCATCAGCCTTACCATCCAGAATAGCGTTGTTACGATCACTCAGTGCCTTAATCTGTGCATTTAGTGCAATAATACGCTGGTCAAGTGCGCCCAGAGCCTCATCAGGAACAATGTCGCTCCAATTCTGGATGGGAACAACAGTGATCACGCCTGGGCCAACCTTGCGCACGTGCTGAACGGTCGTGCCATCTGGGTCCATTGTCACATCAACGAATGTCAGCTGGATCTGGATATCGCCCGGCTCATTGGTCAGGTTGGTGTCGATAGGCAGCTTATACTCCAGCTTGTTCTTATAAAGCTCTTCTGATTTTTCCAGAATTTCTGTCTTATATCGCTTGCTGATGGGCAGAACGTACTCAAGCATCACGGTGAATTCACTCATGTCAACATCCTTGTATGTAGTGTCAGCCAGAAAGTGGAGAGTATCCACCTGCTTACTGCGCTCCATAATGCGTTCCCGCTTGCTTACGGTCAGTGTATTATCCTCATTGATCAAAAAGGTATACATATCACACCTCCTTCCTGATGATATACAGATACTCGTCCTTTGAGATTTTGTGTCCGGCAAACAGATTGTCCAGGAGCTTGTCCTGAATCATTCCGCCATTGTACAGCCGATGCATACTCTCAACGAACTCGCTATATTTCCTCTCGTCACTCATAGCAGCCCTCCTTGAATCAAACTCAAAGTGTAAGCATCAATAATAGCCTCGGGCGTTTTACCACCCAAGGCTTTCAGCTGCTCATATTCATACAGGTCAATTTCCTGCAGTTCCACGGTGTCATACTCGGGGCGAGGGATGAGGTAATACCCGTCCACATGCCAGATATGATTGCCGTCACTGCTGATAATTCCCTGTGCATCATCTTCCACACAGTTCACCATAATGTCGTGCTTGGGCTGATACTTTACAAAGCGCAGGTGGTCAAGAGCATCGATCACCCGGCCATTTTTCAATACCTTATAGTACACTCTCAACACCTCCTTAAACGCTGAACATCAAACGGATACCCTGTTCGTTATTTGCAGGAGTAAATCCGTAATATTCGCCAGTCACAGTCACAGACCAGAAATAGCTGCCATACTGAGCATTCGGGCTTCGTGTCCAATATGCGGCAGGATTACCATTCTCGTCATTGCAGATGCGGCTGGTATTATCAGTCATAAAGCTGATCGCCGTACCTTCGTAAATATAAGGCTCAACATTCTGAGAGGGGAACAATTCGGCCACAGAGGGCAGATAGAAATAGCTGTCCGCAGTCACAACTTCGCTGCTCTTATCACCAATGGTACTGCCAACCTTGACCTGTTTGATGATCTGTTGCCAACCAATCGGAAGAGCATTCAAAATACGACCGTCAAGGAATGTACGGATATTCGCATCTGCCCAGCCGCCAGTGTTGATGGAACCAGTATTCAGAGCCATTTTCTGACCAAGCAGTCCAGCTTGAATAAAGCTGATAGAACAACGCTTGTTGGAATTGTCACTCAGGTAATACCGTTTAAAGCCACAAGCCTCGAAGGTGAAGTCCTCATGTGTCCATGCGGCCAACTTCCGGCAGGCAGCGTCACCCAGGTCGGTATACCAGAGCTTGCCCCAGTAGATCGTACCCTTTGCGTAACGCTCGTAAGCTCCGTCGTCTGCCTTAGCACAACCAAATACCAGAGTGGCATTCGTCTGTGTAGTGCGAGTACGGTTCAGCTGAATATAGCCAATTTCAGCGGCAGTGGTATTTGCCGCATAAACGTGAATACCATTTTCGCCCTTGGTATGGCGCAGAACGATCATATCACGAGAACCAAGATGTGCGCCGGTGGTGGATTCAGTACCCCAGGCAACCTTAGAGCCATTGTTGACCCAGAAGCGGAAACCATTCATGCCGTTGGTCTGGAAGCACTGAGCAATCACAGAGTTTGCGGCAGAATCTTCGTCGATTCGATAGTCCAGTGCCATAACCCAGCTGCGGTCCTCAGACAACAGAGATACGCCGGTATCGACATAATTCTTGCCAGTAAAGATCTTCGGTTCGTTGAACAGAACTTTCTCTTCTACGTCGCTAAAGGTGAAGTCATTGCCCATCTTGATAGTGATAGCGTCTTTGTCAGAAACAACACTCTGCTCCAGATTCACCTTGGTCATGGCATAAATCTCAACAGGGCGTAGGTCACTCAGCTGCTTGTCTCTGAAATAACCGCTGACGTATTCGCATATATCGTAAACAGCATTGATATCCTTGTCGCCATTGACATAGCCGCCCTTGTCCCAGCCACTGAACAGATAATACTTATAAGCAGTCTCTTCACTGGTATAAGTCGGAGTGTCGCCATCATACAGAACCATAGAGCCATACGGAGCAGTTGTCTGCTGTAGAACAGCGCCGCGATTCATATAGCGCACACGATACTGACGCACAGATTCATCGTACACAGCAGTGACAGTCTGATTCTCAAAGACAGGAGTGAACTCGGTGTCCCAGCCACTGAATGTAAATACCGTACTGATGGTACTCGGGAAGGTAGGTGTCGGGATAGGATTGTCAGAGCGGGTCACAGGGTCAACTGCACGCTCGCCTTTGTCGATATACTGGATATCCAGAACAGTGCCATCCTTATTCACGAACTTCCAAGCATACTGGTTGATCATGGTGTTGTAAGTGATCTCCAAATCAGGCCAGCGCTCTGTGTATAGCAGCTTCTCACGCTCACGGATGATAGGCACATGCACTTTGCCTTCCACGACAGAATGGTCAGTGTTGTATCCATTTTCATCCAGACCGCTCATCGCGTACAGACGATTCAGCAGGGAAGTATCAGCCAGTTCCCAATCAATACCGGTGATACGCACACGGTTCAGGTTGGTGCACTTGCCAAGCATATCTTTCAGATCGATGGTTGCACACTTCTCAACGGTCAGTGTAGTAATATTGGTGTAATCCTCAATCGTCAGGTCAGTCAGATAGTTCAGATTCTTTGCGGTCAAGCTGGCGATTGCAGGCAGGTGGGCGATTTTGATCTTGCCGCCGCTTGCAAAGGAGACACCGGTAATACCAGAGCCGTCAGCATAGAACTCAGTCAGGCTGGTGCATCCGGTCAGACCAATAGATTTCTTCAAGTTCGGCACGTTCTGCAAGTTCAAATGTTCCAGCAGAGTGTTATTACCGACAGCGAAATCGGTCATGTTCGTATTCTTATAGCCGCTCACACCGGAACCTACTTTCAGCTCTGTCAGCTTAACACCGTGGCTGAAGTCAACATAGCCGGGATAGAAGCCAGAGATATCACCAATGCTCTGAATAATAGAAGCGTTATAGATATAAACTTCTGTATCATTCATTGCGGTGATGGGGCATTCAATCGTGTAGGTTTGTCCGCGCTTGCCACGCACTTTCACAGGGTTAGAGCCGTACAGAACAGAGACATAGGTATCAGCGTATGGTGTGATATGGAATGTGCCGTCCGGTTTCACGCCAGTCCAGTTGGTAGGAGTATAGCCACGAATGGTCATATCATCACTGGTTGCAGCAGAACCGGAATACTTAGATGCCATGTATTTTTCCTGATAACGCTGGAACTGCCGACGCTGATGCCGCTTGTTGCCATGCATCATAGGCAGATAGCTGGTGGTGTTGATGGTGGGATCTTCGTAGGTGCGGAAATATTTGCGCCGCATATCCATGATCCAAAGCTTTTCGGGCTTCACATCCTGATAGTCCTCGAACTTTTTCAAAATACGGGTCGCACTCCATGCCAGCGCATTCTCACGGTTGCGGAACATCGCTGCCATCTCATCAGGGAACAGGTCACGCAGCTTGCACCACAGCTTGGAGTCGGCAGCGTTAAACACATTCTTTGTACCGATGGTATCAGTGTCCTCATAACCATAAGTCAGAGTCAGACCACCCTCGTTATCATTGCCCATGGCGGTATCATTATCGTAGTCAAAGCAGAAGTCCCAATGAACCAAATCGCTGGTATGCGGGAACACGTTCTTTGCACGGTTATCAACCATGGTGTGACGCTCAGTAAACAGATAATGGAAAATAGCAGAATCCAGATCAAAGTGATCCTTGAAATGTGCCTTGAATTCCTCATCATCCGCATTCACCACCCAGTTCTGAGCTGTGATCCACGCCTGTTTGCCAGCCTCGATTTCTTCCTCAGTGCAGGCAGGGTTGCTGTAACGGAACTCAAAGGAGTGGTCGCCATCCCAAGTTTCCTGTGAGAAATCGCCGCTCAGGAAGCGGGTTTGCTCATCGGCGTTGTTGTCGATCTCAACGATAAATTCCTTGTGGTTCTCAGGGTCCATACCCATCGTATCTTTGTTCTTTTTGGAGTTGCCAATGTCGCCGCAGGCATAGAAGTGCCACTGACCATCGTTAAATACGGTCGCATTGGTGGTATCGGTCTCCTGAATAAACACGACACAGGGATAGAACGCCATTGTATCACGCACTTTTGGATTATCCTTCTTAGCCTGACGCACATAGGGGTTGAACTCATTAAAATCGTCTGCCAGCAGGGCGTTGTTTGCATTCTCAGAGGAAGCAACATTGACTTTGATGTTAAAATACTTCTCAGGAACGCTGTTTTCGGTCAGTGCATAGGTGTCGCCTGTAGTATCGTCACCAAACGTAAAGCCGCCTTTGCAGTTGATGTCAATATTTCGAGCAGATGCGCCATAGTGGTCGGAGCTGGTGCCTTGACCCTTGTGGGAGCCGGTAGCAGTCCAGTTATCCTCCTTAGCACGACCATTCTTATAGATCTGCTGGATCGTAGTGTTGGCAACCTCGTTCTTCTTGCCAGTTGTGAAAGTAGGTGCGGAGATCTTGATAATACGCAGATCTGGGCACTTCTCTGCCAGTAAGTCAGGGGTCAGTTCGCCGCTCGCATCCGTAATGTCGTTACGCATATAGCGAGAGACCATCTCTTCGGCGTTCTTCGCATCGGCAATAAAGTTGTCCAGAATCTCATCATCCGTCAGGTTCATACCGTAGCTCTTCATGCGGTACACGATAACGTCACAATCGTCAGAGCCAATGGTAATGCCAACGGGAGCAGCCTGAGTAAAGCTGTCGCTGGTATCATACAATTCAACACGGCAGGGGATACCGTCACACCACAGAACCATCTCGCGGAACTGCTTGTCCGGCAGAATATTAAACTCGAACTCAAGGAAATCGTCCTCACAAATGGGCAAATCAATACTGTTCTGGTGGCTGGTCAGCGTAACTTTTTGAGCCTGAATGTTCAGACCAACACCGCCATTCAAACAGGTCACAGCAGTAGCATCATAGTTGCGAACATTCGTGGTCTTAAACACCAGCTTAAAATTCTTGCCGCTCTTCTTTGCATCGTCTGCGAAAAGCTTATAGCTGATGGTAGCAGTCGTACCGGCCTTGACACAGAAGTAGGTGTCGCCATCTTCGTCGATCTGGTAGCCACCGTTCACCCAGTCAAAGTTGTCGCTGACAGTCATCTTGTTACTGCCGGAACTCCACAAACGATTCACGTCTGCATTACTGCGGCCAGCGGGGTTAAAGTCCAGCATCAGGCCGGTCTTAACGGGTTCAATAGTAATGCCCAGGTCTTCGATCTTTGCGGTGATGCTCTTGATGGTAGCGCCGCAAGTAATGGTCAGAGTGTGGGTGCCAATATCAGAAGATTTAAAGCTCCAAGTCTGAGCAGTACGACCAACAGTCAGTGTAGAAGTCTTAATGCCGTCAACTTCAAGCGTAATGCTTGCAGTAGAAGAGGCCGGGTTATAAACAGTGTAAACAATGCCGGTGGTGCTGTACTGTTTTGCGGTGAACTCCTTTGTGGCGCAGCTGATGATCGGTGTGTTATTGCCTTCCTCTGCCCACATGATATCTTTGTAAATGGTGTTGCTGGTCACGGCTTTGCCATTGATATTTGCAGTCATGGTAACTTCCAGCAGGTGAGCACCGTGTCTCTGTGCCGGGATCGCATAGGTCATCTGTCTGCCGGTAACCGCAGTTGTAACACTACCAAGCTTTTTGCCATCCAGAGTAAAGGAAACGTCCTTATTGATATTTCCGTATGGAGTAAAGCGGAAAGTAACTTCACCACTATAAACCAGAGAATCATCGAAGATACTCTCCAGATAAAACTCGACAATGTTGATATTCCAAGTCTTTGAACCCATGCTGCCAACGGAATCAGTGACCTGCAATTTGATCTTGTTGTCACCATTGTGCAGATACTGAGTGATATCGAAACTGTTCTTGCCCTGATAAACAGTCGTAGTAGCGACCTTTGTGTTGCCAACGTACCATACGCCGGTAGCATCGCCAGTGTCTTCGCCAGAGTTATCCACAGAAGTAAAGTTGAACTCGACAGTTGCGGTGTCGCCCTTAACAACAGCGATAGAAGACTCGCCAATACGCTCAATGGTGATTGTAGAGGTACTACCACCGCCACCGCCGCCACCTTCAATAATAACAGTGGTCTTGACCGTGCCGTTCTCCAACAGGTTCAGCTTGGAATCTTCGTAAGTGATATCATACTCGCGACCAGAATTCTCATCTGGCTTAAAGTCTTTCAAGGTTTCCTGAATCTTAGCGATATCCGCATTGGCCAGGTCAACAGAGGTCTGAATGCCGCCAACTGTATTCTTTAGGCCGCTCACGTCACTGGATAGCACATCAACGGTCGTCTTGTCTGCTTTCTTATCGAGCAGTGCGTCGGTGGCTTCCTTATTATAATAGGAGGACTTCAGGGTCTCAGGCAGGTCACCAACACTGTCCTTCAGCTCCTGCACAGCGGCATCATTTGCAGTCTTATACTCAGTCAGCTCAGTCTGAACAGGGGTCACAGCAGTGCTGATCTTATTGTCCACAATACCGTTATACATGCTTACCCACTCAGCAGAAGGGTCAGTGTTCAACTTGATCTTTGTGATCTCTTCAGCGCCATTCAGGAACGTCAGAGTGCGGGTATCGTTGTCATACTGCACATTGAAATTTGCCAGACCATCAACGGCAGCAATCTCGCCACGCAGCATAGTAACAAAGCCATCAACCTCGTCCTTCTTATAGAACTGCGCCAGCTTTTCATCCACACTTGCAACTGCATTCTTTGCGTCCTGTGCGCTCTTCTCAGCAGCGGATGCGGCAACCTGTGCTTCGCCAACCTTCTGACTCATTGTTGCCAGGAACTGGGTATACCAGTCATTACCACTCGGATCGACCATTTGCTTGCCGGTCAGCGATTTCAGCACATTCAATCGGCCATTCGGGCGGGTGCGCCACAGATAGCTCTTGGTGGTACTTGTATTCGGGACATTCACAGCGCCGGATGCCATGATCTCAAACTGCAGCTCGCCATCTTTTGCAGTAGCGTCATTTGCCACCAGCCAGTAAAAGCGGATCTTGGTATTGCTGTAGCTCACGTTGATAGGGGAAGCGTAATTCTCTTCTCTGTCTGCATTCAGGTAGTGGATCTGAATCGTCATCTGAAGCAGGTCAATACCATCGTAGTAACGCGGCATTTCAAACGGAATAACCTGCGAGTTGGATTCCTGTGTGATATTGATCTGATTTGCATCCAGCTGAATGTCTTTGTTTTTGTCGATGTAAGACCACTGGTCATCAGAGTAATCAGCAAACCAGGTGTAATTGCCACTACGCTCAAATGTCTCTTCTCCGTTATCATCATACACGGCAATTTGGTCTTCGTCATTTAATTCCAGAGTTGCGACATCTATATCATCAACAGAAACATTTGCGGGGCTTGCGGCTTTTTTCGCAGCCAACCGCTTAGATTCTCCAAAAGATAGTGCCATTTGCTCACTCCTCTCTTATTGTTCATCTGCCGTAGTGGCAGTTAATTCGGGGAAATATTTATCAAACAAATTGTCCTGATAGAACGTATATTTGTTGTTTACGATATAAGTGTAATAAGGGTAATAGCGGCTCAAAGAAAGTGACATCGTGCCTTCACCCAGATTCATAGATATACTCTTGATGATCCAATCCACGGGGGTCTTACCGCCAAGATATTTGGCAGCATACTGGATCTTTTCATTCACGTCGAGCCACGGAACCAGTCGCGTGGTCACACTCAGGCCGTCAGTCAGGCGGGCACGCTTCCACAGTTCGTATTGACAAACTTCCATGGCTGCGTCATCCGTGGTGTAATTCTCGTAGTCTCCACCCGATAGAATCTCAGTTCTACGACCGATCTTTTCAATGGACAATCGTGCATTGTACAGGTCATCAATATTGTTCGGGTCATTCACACAGATAAAAGCCATATTGTCGCAGTTATCTTCTGCCTTTTGAGCTTCGATCTCTTTGGTAGCCGGGATTTCGTCCACCAGTTTTGCCATAGCGTGACTCTGCTGTTGGCCTAAAAAGTAGATGCGGCCAGTATTCGGATTCCACTGGAGAACATAATACTTCGTTGCCTTAATACAGCCTGGGTCTTGAATAATATCCGAACCATTAGCATCAGTCAAAGAACGATACAATGTACTTGTTTTTGTCTCAGAGTGAACCTGTTCATTGCCGTCTTTGTCTTTAGGTTCCTTCCATGTAAATGTCAGCACTACCGTCATTGCGCCGCTTAATACATTACCGTTCTTATCCGTTTTGGCAGCTTCAACATTTGCAGGAGCAACAAAAGAAACTTTCGTTTCACTCGTCAATGTTGTTTTGGTTGCATCTAATACAAGGTTAAGTGTCTTATTTGTACCAGACCATCCTTTTACAGTTGCAGCTCCATCCGCTTCAATCGTCGCACCAAACACTTCGACACAGTTTCGAACAGCGGAATAATCCACCGTGGCCGATTCGCCATCGTTTGTCACAAGCTTCTCGAATACTTCCGGGTCAAGTACAGGCGGGTCGTCAAATCCACTGGGGATTTCCTTGCATACAAACACATCATCGTCAAAATACATCTCAAACGGATAATACAGGTCACGCAATTCTGATAGAATATCCCAAATAGTCGAGCCGGTATCATAATCCAAGTCATGTGGGACAGTGCGGCTCCAATAGTCGATGGAATATTTCTTGAACTCCGTCTCATCTCTCAGCACCGCCCAGATGGCATCACCGATACGAGTGCCTTTCTCGATGCGATGTGTGCCACCAACCAGCTGTCCACCCAAGTCTCCGTTGATACGAGAAACCAAGTCAACACAGCTGGCCTGCACAGTGTTTTCTGTTGCGCTATATGTAAAGCCATTGGATGTAAATGTATAGCATCCTTCGTTGTACCAATAGATTTTTACACCATCAACATAAGAACTGTCAGCTGAATTGGAATAACTAAGGAACAGGTCGTTATACAGCTCATTCAGCGCGGTCTTTGTGTCAATCACTTCTGCCTGAATGTCGTGCATTGAATGTCCTGCAAACACACTTGTTTTTCCGTAGGTCTCCCTTAGTTCGTTCTCGCTCTAACCGGCAATGGCAGAAACATCCACCTTGCCAAGCGTAACTCCGTTCAGAACCATACCTTCAACAGCAGCAATCATCCCATGGACATGCATTTTGTTACCATACACGAAACTATCGATGCCTGATTTGTCTACCTCAAGGATATTGGCAGGGGAGAGACCGCCGCTCATTGACTTCGCTTTTGTTGCCACAGCATCCAGATAAGCCCAGATATCATCCTTCACAAGCGGCACAAGTCCGTCTTTGGTCTGCAGCATTGGTGTAAATGCGATATAAGGGCCATTTTGACAAATTGGATCATCACTTCCCAAAACCGTAGAGTAATCACCAAGTTTGGTGTACCATTCCTCTGCTTCAGCTGGATCATCCGGTGGTGTGCCGTCATTGATCTGGTCAAAGAACGTATGATACTTTGAGATATTGGCTCGTGTCCACACCAGCACATCTCGATTCAGGTTGTCGATATTACCGTATTTTGCATAGCCTCTGTTTGTGATGTCCTGAATCAAATCATCATAATTCGTCGCAGCGAGCTGATAATCCGCATTTTCCCTGATCATCTCGTCAATACTCTTTGAAGCACTGATTTTCGACATTCCTCTTCCTGACAGACCAATGAATACACGCACATTTTTACTGATCCAATCCTCTTCCGTCAGGCTTGAAATGCCGCTCTTCTTACCCAGATACAGGGTCACATTAAAGGTTCGCCGCACGTCAGATTCTGAGTCGATAGAAATAGAACCATCGATCACAAGACCTTCCAAACTATCAATTGTAATAAAATCTTTGTTCAGCATATCAATGCGGCAGTAAATATTAGACGAATGATTGTTCAATAGCGCCAGGTCTGCGTCAGTCGGAAGATATGTCATACGCTGCCTCCCGGCTGATAATCACTCAGCCCATTGTTATACATGTCGCTCTCACTCTCTGCGTCACCGAGCTCCACAAAGTCGAACTCCAATACGCCCTTGTCGTAATGATCAGAGCAGGAGATAGACACATTGCCATTGACACCCATTAGCCATCTGCGGCCATCAAACATCTTCAGTAGCTTCGCACTGCCGTTGGTCAGCCACTCGCTCAGTTCATCACGGAATGCATTGCCGCCATTGATATCAAAGTCTTTCATTGTGTTATCAAAACGAATGCCGACACCAGAGAAGTGGCCGCTGTAATAATTGGCTTCACTGCCAGCAAACAGATACGGGTACTTGCTTCCCATCGTCTCGACAACTGTAGCAGAACGTACCTTTTCAACACTGTCGACTTTCGGCTCAAGGAAAATATGGTAGGTCTTATTGCCGTCAGTGATCACAGCACCATCAAAGTCACTTACAACGCTGGCCTTCGCATAGCCAAGCTCAATGCCATTTGCAACGGGAGCTACGGCGTACTCATAGTCGGTCTTGCGGCCAATGGCGTACAGGTCGGTGTAATCAATCATCACATAACCATCGTCAGCGCTGTACATATAAAAGTCATTGAAGTCTTTTGGCTCCAAATCCTGATTCTTTGTTGCCGATACCTCAACACGATAGTATTTCATGTTGTTCAGAAAGGTCTCAGAGAACCACTCTTTATACTCGCTGGAACTCCTGAATTCGTCGGTCGATGTAAAATCACTTGATGCCTTGATGAACTTGCGGTCAGCGGTATATGCAATCAAACAAAACGCCTTATCCTCAGATTTGAACTGGAAAGAAAGAACTCGATTCTTGTCAATATAATCCGAGGTCACTGCCTTATAGTTACCCATCGGCTGACCAGTCGTTTTATTGATGTGGAGGTTTGACCAGCCCATCTTCATAATGACATGGTTCAAGTCAATCTCTTCCTGATAAAGCGAAGTCCAGATTGCTGCGCCTTTCTTGCGCCGCTTGATTCGCAGGGCATTTGCACCACTGCTTCTTGTTAGGAAATACTGTGCGTGCATACTGATATTAGCCATACGATAATTATTCTGCACGGTGAATTCTACGTCATCCACATACTCTGGATAGTCAGTTCGGAACGCCTGTAAGCCAGTGTCCAGCTGATAGCCGCCAACAGATTCTGCCGTCGCTCTCAGATAGTACAGGGTATGGTTATCCAGTCCATCGATCTGAAACCCCTTCAAAGAATCACGGTAATAATAGCTCACTGACTTTTTCAGCAGCTCGCGATTCGCATCATAAAGCCAGAATTCATAACGGTTTACAGATTCACCCTCCGATACCTTATACTTGTAAGAGAACTCAAAGGAATAAGAAGGGTAGGGAATAGTAGTCACGCCGGAAGAACTCAGGTCATTCAGCTTGATTGTCGGTTCCTCGTGGCAATAAAATAACAGCTTGTCCGAGTATTCTGAAAACAGATTCGTGCCCTTCAGCCGGCATCGAATAATCATATAGTACGGATCTTTGCGGTTCTCAAACGTGCCTGCCGGAATCGTAAAATATCGTGCCAGACCAGTGCCACCGGCAGGGAATGTGCCAAACTTATATATGCCTTTTGAAAGCGTATCACCCTGCAAAATACTGCCCGTTGGAGTATCGAAGACGATAAGAGCAATGATATCAATGTCTGCGTATGCGGCAAACTGAAATGTATGATCCTTTGTGGCATCAAATGCGCCGATTTTAGATAGAATTGGTTTCAAGTTATCACCTCCGAATTATCCTTCGATATATAGCAAAGCTCACCATTGGTATTCACAGCCAGATTCAATGCGGCCAGAAAATTATCAACAGTGATTTCTGAAATCGTTTTATTGATATCTGATACGTTCGTTTTCAGGGTCGAGATGTTGGTATTTGCAGCCGAAATCTTGCGTGTCATATCTTGATAGTGATTAGATTCAGCCGTTTTTGCGTAATCAAGGTCTGTCCTCAACGAAGTAATATCAGAAGCATTTTTCTCAATGTTGCTTTTATTGTCGTATACTTGTTTCTTTGTGGCGGTATAGTCTTTGTTTGTGAAATCACCAAAATTATCATTGAAGCCATTCATCGAGCGCCACAGACTAGCTACATCGTCAGCTTCTTTTGTCTCAAGAGCGCCAACACGTTCAACCGCTGCGTTTGCAGTCGTATCATCCGTGTACTTTGTCGCAACAACCCAGTCGCTGAATGTCCATTTTTCGGTTTCACCTCTCGCAGTAATACAGATATACAATGCACCACCAACACCGCCATAAATCCATAGATCATTCACATCGTATGGAGCAGTCGGTGTGTCAGTAAAAACACGAACTTTTTCTGTCGCAAGATCTCGTGCGGATGTTGCCATCGACAGTGCATTGATAACACCGGCATCAACAATTTCCATCCAGAAATACTGCTGTTTATCCTGGTCATATACCCAGCGATAGCAAATGCCAGTCCTTTTATCATAGTAGATGTCGTTGACGTGTGCTTGTTTCTCTTCATCTGTCTTCCAATCTGAAGCAGGGTAGTTGTATGTATGCGGATGACCGTTTCTATACCAAGTATTGATGGTATTTTTCAGCTGATCCTGAACAGTATCTTCTGTCTGCTGGGATTTGTCTTTCATCGACTCAAACTCGGCGTTCAAGCTATCGACACCGGTCACCAGAGATTTCACTGTCAAAATCTCAACGCTGGTATTACTCTCCGATACGATCAGGTTACGGAAGTTGCCCTGCAATGCAGTCACAACAACCTTCTGGCCTACAATATAGTCATGGTTTGTTACAATGCCGTACTCGCCACCGAATACAGCGATTTTATAGTGCTGGTCTTCTTTTTCTGTAATCACTCCATAGGCGGACACGTCAAATTTTGCATTCTTTACGGCGTGTTCGGCGGCAGAAGTCACCACTTCGGCCAGCACATCGGTTACTGATTTATCTGCCATCCTATTCCTCCTAATCAAAAATAAAAGCCGACCTGCTAGGCTATCCTAGTGGTATCGGCTGTAAAAACTATTACTTACCGCTTGCTTTGCATTTGAGCAACCTTAGTCGGTAACTTCTGTTTGATTTCATTTGCCAGAGCATCAGAGCTGCCAACAGGATTCGTGATAATAATATCGCCAATCGAAGTTGTAACATCTCCACCGCCACCCTGAACAATCGGCTGAGAACCGTACTTTGCCATCTGCTTCTGGAACCATGCATCCGGGTTGCCACCCATCTCGAACAGGCGAGAGGTGATATCAGCAGGGACAACACCGTCGCCGGTTTCAAGATAGGTATAGCGCCCAGATTGCGGCTGACGAACCAGCATCTCAGGACCCTGCTCGTCAACGTTAGCAAAATTAGACTTCTTTATTTCCTTTGTGCCACTTGCAAAACCAAGTAATGATCCAAGGAACTTAAACGGTGCTGTAACAACATCGGCTATGCCTTGACCAACGCCTCTAATGAACTGCCCGGCTCCTTCCGCAATATTCTCAAGAGCCCCTTTCTGTTTAGCAGGCTGTTGAGCAGTTTGTTGTTGCTGTTGTGTCTCTTGCTTTGCCTTCTCCGCCTTTGTAGCGACAGCTTCAAATGCATCACCTGTGGTCGCCAAATCGTTTTTGATCGATGTAACGGCAGCTGTACATCCGGCCTTGATGGCGTTGTAAGACTGATCCATCACCCACTGCATATTGTTTGCTAAATTCGTAGCGCCAGGTTCTACATTCTTCCACGAATTGTCTGCATCCGTTTTCAACTGACCATTCTCACCAAATGTATTAGAGCTCGAAGAATCAATCTCGGCATAACCATCTTTCACGGTTCCTTGAGTCATGTCTGCCAGATTAGTTACGCCAGCCTCATTCATGCTCCAACTATTGTCAAAGCACGCACGCATATCGTACATCAGCTTCTGGGTGTCTTGGCTGGTGTCAGCCCATGCTTGCTCCATTGTCTTTTGAACATTGGTGCTCAGGGTTTTTACACCGCCACCAACCTTACTCCAGCTGTGACCGAATGCCTTGGAGATCTCGTTCATGGCCTTATTTGTGCTATCAACAGAAGACTTATAAGACGCATTCAGCTTATCCGCAATCTCTTTAGACATGTCGCCGGAAGTGGAAGCAAGGCTGTTCCATCCGCTGGTATAAATCTTTTGCAGCGAATCGAACATCGTGTTGGTGACATCTTCAACCTGCTCGGCGCTAAGGCCGGTGTTCTCATTCAGTGCATCAAAGGTGTTGTTTACCAGCTCATTCATCTTCTCAGACATCTTTTTGCTGGTTTCTTCAATATCCTTTGTGTCCAGACCGAGCTCGCCAGCCACAGATTTCCAGCTAGACTCAAAGTTGCTCGTCATAGACGAAATTTGGCTCTGAGCCGCCTTCTTTGTGTTGCTGGTGGATTCTGTCACTGTCTTAGAGGAGTTGATCTTACCGACCGTAGACATACGATATGCAGTCTTGGTGACCATATAAATCATGCTTTGAACGGCGGCAATGATCGGATTATCACTCTTCTTGAAGATATCAGAGAGTCCAGACATGAACTCGTTTGTATCACCAAGGATCTCATCATACTCGCTCTCGAAAATTGAGCCAACACCAGCGGCTGCGGCAACTGCGGCACCACTCAATTGAGCATTCGGACCTTGGGCACTCATACCGGCACCGGCAGCGGCACTACCTGTCATTTCGGCCAAGCCCTTTGCCAGCCAGCCCTCGGGGTTAGCACCAATCGCCATCAGGTTATCTGTCTGCTTTGCAGGGATAACACCGTCACCTTTTTCAAGATATGTCATGCGTCCCTGATCGGGGTTACGAACAATCAGCTCTTCGCCCTTTTCATCAACGTTTGCAATCTGGCCTTTCTTAACGCCACGAGTACCCTTTGCATATTTCTTTGCTTGGAATGCGGGAGTAGGTTCATCAATTTGTGTACTGGAAACATTACTTGCAATCGAAGCAATCGTAGCAATCAGAGCAACTGCACCTGCAACAGCTGCAGCGGCAGCAATCCAACCAGCAATAGGAATGGAAGAAAGAGCGGCAGCAATCGCTTGCATCATAGCGGCCATGGCACTGCCAACGCTCGTCACCAGAGTACCAAGTCCGGCGAAGATAGAAGGGAAGAAGCTTACAACGCCAGACGAGATGGCACTACCGATAGACTGTGCGCCAGCCGCAATTGGGCCAAACATACTTCCGACGGTCTCAACAATGCCACCAAGACCAAGTCCTGTCTGACTGTTCAGCAGACCAAATCCTTCTGTGAAGAACGAACCAATGTCACTAAACATCAACCCAGTTTTCTCAGAGATAGATGTCTATGCACCTGAGAAGAACTTACCGATACTGCCAAGATTGTCTTTCGCAGCACCAACCAGTCTCTCAAAGAATCCACTAGATACACTCTGAATATCGCCGGTATTCACCTTTATTGTGTTGCCAAGGATATCCAATGTCGCAGTGGTGTCTGATTTTAGTGCGGCAGAACCAGCCCTGTTCTTACCAGTGATCCAGTTCCAACCGTCAGAAACCACCTTGGCTGCGCCATCGAACATCTTCTTGAAACCGCCACCAAGATCAAAGTCACCGTTTTCGCCAGTGAACATGTTCTTGATTTGGTTAATAAAGCCAAAGACTCCACCACCATCACCAGTTCCACCATTAAGAATGTTCAAAATATTCGCCAGCGTCTCCAAAGTAGAGATCAGATTGGAGATATCAGTGATAACATTCTTGACATTCGTCGCGACCTGAATGGCCTGCATATTGTTAAGGACACTACCCTTGAAACCGTCATAGTGACCTTCCATCTGCTCAAATGTCATGGCTTCGAACTCAGCGGTGTATTTCAGCTTTTTCTGATAATCATCCCAGCTGGTGCCAATAAGATTATTGGTTTCCTGAACTTTATCCTTGAGCTTTTCCAGCTTATCGATTTCGTCCTGCTTCTTATACTCGCGTTGCTTGTCAGACAGGTTTTGACCAGCTTCACGAACGGCATTTTCATCTGCTTTCCATACGAAGCCCTGACCTCTGCCGCCATATACATGGACAGTCTTATTGGCCTTTGCACGCTCGTATTCATCCTGAAGTTTTGCCAGCTCGATTGCTCGCTCCTGTGCATCATTTTCTTCATTAAGCGCGTCGATACGTTTGTCAATAACATCGATCCAGGCTTCACCTTGAATCTTAAGGTCGTTGGACTGTTTGTCGTTCAAGTCATCAAAAACACCGATAAAAGAATTCAAAACAGTATTCAATTGGGACATCAGAGTTTTCAGCTTGTCAGCCGATTTGCCCATGCCCTCCATCGAATCTGCGCCCTTGTCAAGAGAGTCCGCCAACGCACGCAGAATCTCTGCCTGATCTTTGGTTTCTTCTTTTAGTTCGAGCTCTGCAGCCTTTGCCAGAATGTCGGCCTTGGTTTTTGCTAGCATCGCTTCCTTATTAAAGACGAGCTGGTTACCCTCCAATTTGAGGAACTGCAGATACTCTGGAGACATTGTAAGCAGTTTCTGAATACTGTCAATGCTCAAACCGCCGTAAGTGTTATACTCGTTTGTAACATCACTCAGATCAGTCCAGGCGCTCTGCATCTCATCGATCTTGGAACTAAACTCTTCAACCGTAGAACCCAGTCCGTCGAAATAGTCCTGAACGGAGATAACGTCGTTCTCAATGTTCTCTTTCGCAATCTCGTAACTTCTTGCAATCGCCTCGGAAGCCGCGCCACCTTCAGTACGGGCAGCTTCTGCCTGTTGTCTTAATGATTCTACAACCGCATCTTTCAGCACATCACCACTCAAGTCGATCTTGCCAGTGTCTTTATTGTAGGCTTTATTGATCAGATCCGGGTCGTATTGGCTGTACTTTTTAATGGATTGCAGCGCAGCACTTTGAGCTTCGGTGCCTTCATAATCAAGTGCACCAGTGCGGCTTTTCTCTGTTTTTTGTTTGACAGTTTTGCCATTATCCCAGGCATCCTTGAAACCGTCGGTGATTTCTTTTGCCCCTGAAAGAGCAGAAGAATAACCTTCAATCGCCGCAACCAGATCCCAGTAGGACATGGTCTGATCCTTGATGTTACGGTTTGTCCACTTAAGAATCTTGTTATACTGGGTTGCGCTCGCATTATCACCTTTGATTTTAGCATCTTTTAATTCTGCTTCCATCAATTCATTGAATTTTGCAGTCTGAATTTCAAGCTTTCCCGTTGTATCGTTCTTCTGAAGCACCGAAGAATATTTATCCTCAAGGCCGGTCAGGCTCTGAACAGTTTGCATTGTTAGATAACCTTGTTCGTTAAACTCTTTCAGTGCAGATGTAACAGTAGACCATGCATCAAGGAAAGTTTGAGCAGCTTTAGAAGAATTTTTTGTGGAATCACTAAATCCATTCAGTTGATTTTTTAGACCACTAGCACTGTTCATGGCGTTATTCATATTAGTGCTGATCAAAGACAATCTGGTATTTAAAGCCGTCATAACAGACGAGATTTTTGCTTCTATCTCTTCTGTATTGTCTCCATTTTCAGCGGATCGGGCAGCAGCAAGGGCACCAGCCAGTTCTCCAGTTCCAATTGTGGCATTTTTTAATGCAGGAGCAAGAGCTTCAAGTTTGTTCTTTTCGTCTTCAGTTGCTTCTGTGAATGTCTCTGCTTTTTCTGCGGCATCTCCCTTTGCAATCGCATTTAGCTCTGATATCGCTTGAGAAATGGCTTCCATTTGAGCTTCTGCATATTGAGTGGCCAAAAGATCGGCATAAGCGCTCTGGTTGACCTGAAGTTTGCCATTGACAAGCTCAAGGGTATTGAGGTATGCATCATCCATCTGAAGTAAACCCTGTAAAGAATCAATGCTCAAATACCCATATTTGTTGTATTCTTCAACCGCAGTAGAGCAATTCTTATAAGCGGATTGAATGTTGTCAATAACGCCCATTGTCTCTTCAAGCTGAGACGCATAGTTGTTAGCTGCCTCAGCATTACTTACCTGAAGAAAACCAAATTGCTCAAATACACCAATCAAATCTCCAAAAGAAATATGTGCTTTATCAGCTGTCTCGTGTAGAATTTTTAGTGCGTTCGATTCCGCTTCTGTTTGATGTTCGGTATCAGCGTCGATATTTAAGACGGCATCGCCAGTCATGCCGCTAAATTCATTAACAGCGCCGATATAAGAATTGCCTTTAGAATCATTCGTACCACGACGAGACATAGAAGCTTTGACTGCACTAACTTTTTCTGCAAAGATATCAACATTGGTCGTATCAACACTAGTATCGTCTTGTGCATTTGCAAGAGCCTTAGTGGCTGCGGTCATTGCGTTCGTGCCGGCAACATATTCATCTTTGTACTGATCAAAATTATCAGCGTCGGTGCTATAATTGCCCATCTGCTCAGACACGGTAGAGGAGAGCTCTTCGACCTTGGTTTTCTGGGATTCAAAAGCTTCATTCAGAGCATCGAGTTCTTTCTTTTTATTTGCATACTCTTTAGAATCTTTCCCGCTAGAGGCTTCAATTTGGTCAAGTTCAACCTGAAAATCACGACGTTTTTGAGTAGTATCTTCGAGTGCTGCTGTATACTCCTGGAGAGATTCAGTCTTAGAGACTTTCTCTGCAACCTGATGAGTGCCAGCATTTGCACCACCCTCGGCATAAGAAACATTCACAGTGCGTGTTTTTACAATACTGTTTTCAGTTTTATCATTTACAACAGTACTTGTGTCGGCATTTGCTTTATTGTTCGCGTCCTTCTCCAGTTGCTTCTTGAGTTTGAGTTGAGCCTGTAACATATCGTTGATAGCTTGTAACCGCTCGCGCTCGGCAGGATCAACAATGTCTTCGATTTTATCAACGCCCGCGTCCTTCAGAGATTTGTTCAGGTCGTCAATCTTGGACTGAATCTCTTCAACATCCTTGGTGGCTTGCTGTGCAGCTTCGTGAGAATCATTCATTGTAGCGACAAGTTCTTCTGAATGCGTTTTGAGGTTCATCAGATAATCGACAATTTTGGTTGCGATAAAGGAAACAGCTGCTACGCCAAGAGAGAGGAGGAGTTGCTTGCCATATTGAGCTACTACATTCCAAGCCTTTTGAGCCGCAGTAAGAGCTATTGTGGCGACCGTGCTCGTCTGTTTGACGCTAATTTCTTTCAAGAATGCTTGAGAAAGCTTATAAACACCATTTTCTTGTTCTAAAATTCCAGCGTTGAACAGTTGTTGCGTTTTACTTGCATCGGAACAATGATTGGCGTAATCTTCCATCAAGGCAATAGCATCTTGTGTGTTTGGAAGTGAGAGCACCCCGTTAGCATCTTTTAGCCCGCCTGCTTTCATAAACTCATCCAGAACACCAGTTGTAATACCGTCTTTTTGAGATGCGATTTGTTCAAACAATTGAGAATTGAATTTTTCACCTGTTTGGACAGCATTTTTCGTGTCTCTAATATACTTTTCTAAACCCTTATCAAAAGTGGACAAGCTAAGAAATGCTTTTTGTTGGGCTTCGTCAAGATTTACAAATTGTGCGACAAATCCATCAATGCTTCCTATATCATCGAAAATCGAATGACTGTCAAATTTTTTGGCATTTCCAATTTGATAATTTCCAAAGAGCATGTATTTTTGAATACTCTGCGGCAAATCCTTGAGTTGTTCTGACGCTTTTAGTGTTTTATCAAAAGATCCATCTAACGTCGTCAGTTCGCCTATTGACTTGTTGATTGTCAAACCGTATAATAATCTTGGTGGTCGGCAAAGATTATTTGTGAAATAGGTGGTAAGAATTATGAAAATTGGCGAAATTGAATCAGATGTTGATTATAGACACGATAAGGCGAATAAATGGGGATTTTGGACAACAGGAGCTCTGACGTCTGAAGGAAAAAAGATTTTGAAAAAGTATCCAGACTATAAAATTTTAAAAGATGATTGGATGGTAGAAAACGACGACGAGTTTTTTGCGTCAGTAGTTTATGCCTATATGGTTGATTGTATTTTACAAGAGTATAGCGACAATGAGTATTTGATGAATGAATATATAAAAGCAACTGAAGACAAACTAGCAACTCGACCAAGCGGTAGAGGAGAGATGTCTCGCAAAGGTATAAACGAAGCGTTCTTGAAATCGTTCGAAAATTATATAAAGGAACAAAATAATCCCGGCATACTTAAAAGAGAACAAGAACAAGAAAAAAAAGAAAGGGCAATAGCGCGAGCGCTTTCAGCCGAATACGAAGTAAAACATCCTCATGTCCCGTGTCCCTACTGCAAATCAACTAACACCGAAAAGATCAGCACTATGAGCCGCGCCGTGTCTGTGTCTCTCGTGGGCGCTGCCAGTGGAAAGATAGGAAAACAGTGGCATTGTAAGCAGTGTGGCAGCAATTTCTAATACTCTAAGATACAAGAAGGTAATATAATGGCTATAAGTCAATATAGAATTGAACTAATAGAGAAACTGGAGTACATTGCGAGTAAAAATTGTCATAATAGATTTACTCAAAATAGCGATGGCACAGATGGGAGAACATATCGATATCCTGTCCATATGGATAATCCTAATGATCATTATGCCGAATATATCTATCGTGGAATACTCAATGGGTCGAATCAACGCAGCCTTGGCACTTTACACTATGAATTTGGAGCAAATGATTTTTATATAGGAGATGCACTTAACCAGATTCTTGATTATTTAGAAAGTCGATACGATATTGATTTTGATAATATGGAGATGCAATATCAATATAGTAACGATGATGAAGATTGACACATCTGCATATCGTCAGGAAAGACAATATCTTTTGTTTATTTGAGGAGAAAATCGTGAGTAAAACAATTATGGTTTGTCCGCATTGCGGTCGTTTAGCATGACTCCCAGAAGTCGCTTGTGTACACTGCTCATGTTTAATGACAAATTATCGCCGCTGGATGGCAGCTGATGAAAATGGAAAGAAAGAAATTTTATCAAAAATAAATCAGCCAAAAGAATATAAGCCTATGTATGGTCCAGGGAACCATCCAGAATATCTTGTAGAAGCAGATCGTGTCGATGCCCAGATTCGTAAATATCTCGCAGAGCAGGGGAGTAATCCGCCAGAAAAGAAGCCGACCCCGAAGTACGTTCCAAAGTGCCCGACCTGTGGATCGCCTGATATCGAAAAGATTTCCGGTACATCCAAAGCAGTGTCCTTCGCTCTGTTCGGTATATTCTCTAGTAAAGTGCGTTATCAGTTCAAGTGTAAGAATTGTGGGTATGAATAGTAAGTCGAAGCTAACTAAAATGACATAAATAAAACACCCGGAACCTCGTCAGTTCTGGGTGTTTTGCATTCAGTCAAATGGATAAAATTCTTTGATTTTTGGAGAGCCATCGTCGTAAGCCATTTCAAAACACTCAATATTTGACATTGGAATACAAAGAATCTGGTCGCATGGCTCGTCATCTTTAGATTTTGAGTTTTCGTCTGTCTTTTTTGCTAGGACACTATTGTAATTAGTAAGGATTATCCAATCATCGTCAGCTTGGTGGATAAGTCCACAATACGCACGACCATCAGATAAATAAACGATGACGTAATTGCAACCATCAAGATCTAATGTTGAAAGCCAAATATTTTGAATATCAGACAGTCTGAGATATGAAAACAGTCGATCAATCAATCCAATTCTCTGTAGTCCATACAAAATAAATGGCAGCATCGTACAAGTAACGATATAAATGGCCCCATTGAATCGTGTTATGGCACAAGCGTCTACTACTATCTTTACAATATAACTAACTATAATTGCCCAGAAAATAAAAGCAGAGTGGTCTTGCTTTTTAAGAAATATAAAATTATAAATAGTTAATGTAATTGCACCTGGAATAAAATATGCGAAAAGTTCTGGTAAGAATTCTATAATTTCTTTCATGTCATTTAATCACCTCTGTTTGACTTTTTCTTTAGGCTTTCCTGGATTTTGATTCTTTGGAGAATATGTGTAAGTTCCATTACGTTTTTGAATATGCTCTTGATTGCTTTTTGTTTCTGGATGTTTTACAGAAGTTTTGCTTTTGTTTTCCATGATTTAACACTCCTTTTACAAGAGTGTATCACATGCTGTCGTAAAAAGCAACGCAAATTCAAAAGCCCGGCCTCCCAGTAGTAGGGAAGTCGGGCTTGTTCATTATAATAGCTGCACAGCAGTTATTTCAGAAGTTCAGCGATCTCTTCAGCAGTCATGCCGCTGGCCAGTGCGTTGGCAACAATGTCTTCTGCCTTTTTGCGATTCAGCTCTGCTGCAATCTTTTCATCGGCATCAGCCTTTTTCTTTTCGAGTTTTACAATCTCTTTATTGAGTTTTTTCAGCTCTGTTTCCTTGGATTTTCTCTCGGCATTCAGCGCGGCAATATTCGTACCGAGTGCTGCAATTTCTTCAGCGAGAGATTCTGCAGCAGTATTTTTCTCAGCAATCTGTGCTGCGTAATCAACGCCATCGAGAACCTTTGTTCTATTCTTGCTTCCTTTGGGTCTTGCCATAGTAAAAATACCTCCGTATATTTTGAATACGCGATTGTACCTTTATTATAGCCAGAACTATTCTAGTTGTCAATGCGAATGGTGTTAATTGGAAGATTGCGCATCGTTTTTATCAATTGCGGAATATCTTTCTCATCAACTATATTCTGACATTCTATAGCAGATATAGATGGACGACGAATTGTAACTGTTGTACGATTGTTAATTCGACTAATTGCAAAATCTCCCTTATTAAGAAAATCCATACCAAGAATAAGATTGAAATTGTTGGAAGCAAAAGGTTTGACTATAAATTTACATTTGTCGAAAATAGTGTTTTTAGGTACACCAAGATATTCCACCATTACAATAGGATAAATACCATCGAACTGAGTGGTAATGACTTTCGTCTCTTGTCCTGTCTTCACTGGATTTAAAACCATAGATAAGTCACTCGAAATATAACTCGCCATAGCACCAGTGTCGATTAACGCGTTAGCTTTTAATATAATCCCATTATGTGCAAGAACACATGGGAAAATCAATTGATCTACGACTTTATCATATTTGATTGTAAAAGCTATAACGTCAGACATTTTTGCCCCTCCGATTAAATGATTTTAAAATACAGAAAGAATTTGTACTTTTTTTGGAAACTCATCAATCTCAGTAAAAATCTTAAATCCATAAGCTTCCCCATAAAGATACCGATTACATCGCCAGGAAAGATTATGTTCTTTAATATACCGATCGATGAAATCACGCATAAAGGCATCGGCTTTTTCCATATCTGGATAACGAAGGTTGCTGTGTTCCTTCATAAATGTTTTGTAAAGATCTTCTGATATGATCCCGCTTTCACAGTATTCAATGCAAACTCTTTCGCAGAGCTTTCGCATCTCTTCGTTCATATTTTCCTCCTGATACTATCATATAATAACACTTCTGTCAACGCCACGGCGTATACCATGGTTTTACTTTCTCCACTTTTGACAGCAGGGGAGAAGCCGCCTGTAATTTTGTCTACGGCGTTATAGCAATGCCATACACAGTAGTGATTTGGAGCACCCCATAGTGAACCTGCGGCGTTGTTACGCACGTAGTTCCACTCCGACATTATGCTCTCTGAAGCGTCTCTGGCAGTGCCTATAATAATAATGTAGGCACATACAGAGCTTGCCTGCGGATTCCTTTCGGTTCCCGGACGAGAATTACCCAAACTCGCCACAGCTTACGCTGCCATGTTCGTCGGTTTTACTAAATACTCCCTCGCGCTGCGGCACTTAATATAATAAGTACAGCAGGCTTGTTCCGTGTCACCACCCGGAGTATTGCTGGGCACAATCGTGAAACCCGTCATTTTGGGTTTACCCAGCTGAGTTATAAAGGTTGCGATACCGGCACCCATTGGAATAGCGCCAGTAAATTTAATCATTGCATCTGTGGCTTTTGTAAGTCCAGTTGCGAGAGATACGACAGTCTTTACCAGATCGGAGTCAAGTACATCGGTAGAAAGAGCTTGAAAAGATGCGTCAAGCTGAGCAAGACGACCCTGAATAGAATCAAGGTATTTCTCATTCTCAGCCCATGCGACGTTTGCACTGTTTGCAGCAGATTCCATGGAAGATTCAGCAACGTCAAAATTATTTAGAATAGCACTAACTGCATTTGCGTTTCTCTTTCCGCCAATCATCTCAGTGACATTCGCCTGTGTTACATCGGACAGGCCACTCCATACTTGAGACAGCTCTTTCATGATTTGATATGTGCTCTTGAAATTTTTGCTATCCAGCATGATGTCAACGCCAGTCAAAGATTTCAGTTCACTACGAAGTTCAGACACAGAATTTGCCATGCCATCAACTTCAATGCCTGCATTCTCTGCGTCACTTTTAGCAGCACGGAGATACATGGAAAGACTTTTTAAGGTTGTGCCGACCGTATCTGCATCTTGGATAACTGCGTTTGCAGCAGTACCAAGCGCAATAGTTTCTTCCAGCGTATTATTAGCGGCCGACATAGCAGCAGAACTGCGAGTCAAGATTTCACCAAGGTCTTTCGCGGTAACGGGTTGTGTATTTGCTACAGCGTCAATTTTATTAACAACGTCCTCTGCCTGATCAGCAAGCAAACCAAAGCCTTGCATTGTCGAAATCAGATACGAAGACGAAGTGTTAACATCATCAATTCCGTCTCCCACGTTTTTGAGCAGGGTAGAGTAGGTAGCCATATTCTCAGCGTCTTCATCAGAATAACCGAGGCGCTTCCAATCAGCAGTCGAATTGACGTAATCACTAATCGAAACACCAAGCTTTTGTGCTTGCTCAGACGCGCGGCTCATATACTCTTCAAGAGATTTTCCGGCGTATTCACTGACTTTGCGCAGTTCTGTAACAGCTGTATCGATTTCAACTACATTCTGATATACGATCCGCAGAGCGTCTTGCATCTTGTGCAAAGCGGCCATGGTGATCATAGTGCTCAGATGCTGGCCAAAAAGCTTTTCAAACTTATCAAATAGACTTTCAGATTCCAGACCAAGCGCTTTAGCTTGAGCACGAAGTTCTGCCATCTGTTGCTTTAGTTTACCAATATTTTGATAAGCATTTGGATCAGCCAGAGCAGCTTGTAATTCTCTAACAGAATCACCCATTGCGCTGCTGACTTTTGGAAATTTCTCAAGATAGTCCATTAGCTGAGACTTGAGGTTGGCCACTTCGGTTTTGCCCTTTGCTGTCTTATTCATACGTTCGACATCAATACGCAACTCTTGAACGTCAATACCAGCTTCATTAGCAGCGATTCCTAGCTTGTTATAAGCATCGATAAGAGATTTAACACCATCAATCTTATTGTCTTTAGCCTAATCAATAGCAACTTGATCCTTGTCGCCAGAAGTATCTTTTCGAAGTCTGTTCAAAAGGTCGTTTGCAGAACCACGAATGTTCGTGACGTTCGCATAGGCAGGCATATCTGTTTTATTGTCTTTTTCAATAGAGCCTTTATATGCGTCGACTGTCTTAATAAACTTCTGCAGAGAAATAATGTCTTTATCCTGAACTTTGGTAGCTTCTTCTTCAATTTTTGCGCGCTTTTGTTGAGCCTCGTTGACAGCATCAATATCTTTTCGGTACTGGCCCATGATTGAAGAATAACGCTGATCAGAAGATAAACCAGTAGCGGTAGCCTGATTCTGTAAATCAAGAAGATTATTATCTGCAATACTATTTTTACCAGACTTTGAGACCCAATCTTTTGTTCCTGGCTCTGCTTTCATAAAATCGTCATACGCCTTGATCTTACGATTAACTGCTGTTTGCAATTTTGTAAAGAAAGCGGCATCATCTGAATCTTTTTTGTCAGTAACTTTTTGAGCGTCTTTTGCCGCCTTTTCTGCGTTAGTGATAGATAAAGAATCTTTCCAACGCTGAATTTCATCCCATGCGTCCTTTGAAATATCGTTATTGATGCTAAGAATTTGACGTGCTGCATCGATAGCTTGTTTGTTTTCATCAGCTCTCTTTTGGTATCGAGAAATCAGTTCTTGTGCGTTAATACTATTTGGATCAATTCTGTCAATATAATCCATATTTTGGAGCCAGTCTTTATAATTCGTAAGATACGACTCCTTCGCAGCATTAACATCATAAGTGCGCTTGTTGTTTGTAAAAGTCACAGCAGATTCTTTGGAAATTTTACTCGATTCTGCAACTTTATTTGAATAATCGCTATTAGCATGAAGGTCAATACCAGAATCTAATGCCTTTATTTCAAGTGTGGTAATATCATCTGTTAATTTAACTACCGCTTCATTAACATCCTGAAGCTGCTGAACGTCTTCTGGCTTAAACAACTTTGAACGGCGCTGCTCCAATTTATCAAGCTTAGAATATTTCCCAATAATCTCGTCAAATGTTGCAGCAATTTCTTTATTGGATTTTTGCTCATTAGCAAGACTTTGATCGATCTTGTAGCTTTTCTTTTCAGAGTTTATATCGTCCCACGCGTTTTGAACAAGCCCGGTATAATCACCACTATAAGAATTTATACGAGCTCCAGCTGTCTTCTTGAGATTTTTGGCATCAGATATCTTATCAATGATATCCTGCTTTGTAGCAGAATCTTCTGTAGTCAAAAGCTCTGCTTGTCGTTTTATGATTTCTTTTTCAGCATCAAGATAAATCTTTTTACTTTCTTCAATTGATTTGGCGACACGATTAACCATATCGATAGAAGATTTTTCGACAGCTTTTTGTGCTGCTTCTGCTTGCTTCGCGGCTTCATCACGGCGCTTTTGAAATGCTGCCTGGGCTGCATCATGCTGCTTTTGTTGTTCTACATTTGCTTCACGAGTCATCCCAGATTGATATGCTGCCATTGCAAAATTATTTTCCTTTACTTGATCGTCATATCCAGGAATATCAGATAAAGAACCAATATAATTCGATTTAAAATCATTGATAGACGATTGATTTTTATCTCTTAAATACTCTGCCTGTTTTGCTTCAGCACTATTATCGCCATACTTCTTGCGTGCTTTTTCAGCATCTGCCCACAACTTTGGCTCTTTGGCGAGATTTTCAAGAAACTCCTTTTCAGAAGCGATACGTTCTTTCTCCGCAGATTTATTTGTAGCAACGATTGCTTTTTGCTGATCTCTAGCAGCAATTTGTGTATTTTTATGTCTAATATCGTCGCGATCTTTGCGAAAATTCGACATATTCTCAGCAAAAACTTTACGACGCTCAGGCATCGCCTGTAAATACTGACTTCCAACTTTAGATTCGAACTGGCTGATTATATCTAATGTATTCTGTAGCTCTTTTTGAGAAGATTTTACATATTCCGAATCATCACCATATTTGCGACGTGCGGCAGCAAGTTCTTTATAAATCTTTGAACGCTGGCGAAGTGCTGCGATATATTTTTCTTCTTCTGCGAGTTTGTCTTTGTCTGAGTTTTCTGCAACACGACTGTTTCGAATATGCTCTGAATCTTCAATAGCAGAATGATAGATAGAACTACTTTGCCATGCAGAACGTCCACCGCGTCCTTTATAAAGTTTCGTGATCTTACCTTTCGTTGTACGCTCTCGTCTTGAAAGTTTCGACAAGTAGTATGAGTCTTCAGCAGCGGCTTCTGATTGCCCCTTACGTGTATGAGTTGTAAGAGAGTTTTGAACACGTGCTTTACCTTTCATAATGGAAGCAAGGCTCGTCAGAAGTTCTTTACTTTTACGCTCAAAATCTCGATCGGTCAAACCATTCTTTGTTTTCGCTGTAGACTGTTTTGGTTTCGCCTTTCTGGTAGCTTCCTTAGTCGCTTCTTTTACCGCATCAACAATCTCAGCATTTTTCAGAATCAGATTACCGTTAATATCAAATTTCTTTTTTGAAATCTCAACATCATCAATTTTAATATCACTTGCTTTGATTTTTACAGCGCCATTGATGTTTAAAGGATTAGGTCTCTTGATATCCTTATCTTTGAGTTCGACTTTGCCAGGAATATCTACTGGATCACTAGCGACCGCTACATCTTTTGTATTCAGTGAGATGGAATTAGCTGTTGTGCCGTAAGCATCTGTCTTTTTTGCAACAAGGTCCAAGTCTATGATTTGATTTTCCAAAGCTTTATTCAAAGAATCTACTTGACTCATAGAATACTCGAATGCAGTACCAATAGAAGCGATATCTGTCACATATTTATCAATGCCTGTTGTAACCGCTTCAAGATTGCGCTTAATGTTTGCAATAGATGTTGCCTGCTTTTTTAAATCAGAAGTTGATTGTGATTCACTTGTCGCAGTAGCAGTCGCTGTGGTTTCGCCATTAGCATTCTGTTTTCCAAATGTTAATGTAAAATCAATATTTTTAAGTGCATTTGTTAGTTCTGTACGAACATTCTCAATTGCTTTTTCTGCTGGCCTGAATCCGATGGGAGCAGACACTTTAGCAAAAATTGTATCAATAGAGTTCTGAAGGTCTTCTTGTTTTACATCAAAAACAACTTTTTTTATTTTTGCAATACCATCATCAATCAAAGATTGAGATTCGTTTTTGTTATTTGGCGCTCCAGGAAAATTAGGAACAGAAGTTGTAGAGGCTGATTTTGATTTCGACTTTGATGTCTCTTTGGGTTTTTTCTTGTCACCTGCTGGTACATTGGAATCTTGTATAGCAGCTGCTCGATCTGCAATGCCTTTCAATTTATTATCGTCGAAATTTTTAAGAATATCGGAATATTCCTTCAACTCATCCTTAAGTGATTCTTTATTGAGTTTGACTTTGGACAATAACGTGCTCTCAAGGTTAATAGCGCTTTTTCTTTTTCTATTTATCTCCTCATATTTAGTTGAAACCTGACTTAGCGCCTCATCAATACTATCAGCATATTGTTTAATAGAAGAAGAATCAAGTAATCCAGAAGAATCTTCTTTTTTAACAGATTCTACCTTTTTTCCAACTTGTGCCTGTGTCCGTTGCAATACATCTTGTTCGTGTATCACTTCTTTTGAACGTTCTGATACTTTATCCAGATTCGAGATAGTAGAATCGCAAAGTGTATCTAATGAACTGCTATATTTTCCAACGTTTGCATATAGACGTTCAGAAAAATCTTGTGCTTCGGATTTGTCTTTGAAAATCGGTGTTTCAGAAATTAGATCAAGAACATTGATTAGTTCAAGTAAATCCGAGCATGTTTTTTCAATATTAAAGTCCTTATTATTAAATACCGAAGAAACACTCTTCATTCCAATAGTTGACGAGAATCCTTCTAAAACTTTTTTTAAATCTTTTGATTCTGATTTTAATGTTCGAAGCTTTTCTTGAAAACCTTTGACATCAATAATTTGTTCGTCTTCATCGATATATTTTTCATCTGTATATAAATCGGTTAATGAATCTTTTAATTGTAGTATAGAATCCTTTACTTTTTGAATAGATGTTAAAGTTGTTTTGGATTTATAGTTTAATAAATCGTCTATGGTTAATGGTTTGACCGACTTTTTTACGGTCTCAGTAGCATCATTGACTGCTTTTGACACTTCTTTGCTCAATTTTGCTCCTGCTGCAGAAATATTTTTTGTTGGTAGCAAATCATTGACCAACCCAGTTAAATTATCAGAATTTCTTGTCAGATTTTTCAAATAGTAGCTGAGTTTATCGTTAACATCTTTCAGTTCCTTTTTTAAAGCAGAAGATAATTCATTACTGAAATCGCCTACATCAACTTTAAGTGGAACCTTTGGGAAATCTGGACTTTTAACAGCCTTATCAATTTCCTCTTTAATCTTTCCTTTAATATCTCCAGTAATATTAGGAGTGATATCAACTGGATAATCTCCACCAAGGTCATCTTTGATAAAATTATCGAACTTACTTAAATCGGGTTTAACAACCACTGTCGGCGGATTTTTAATATCGTTGAATTTTCTTTGGATGGTATCTCGTGTTTGCTGTGGATCAACATGTGGATCTACTTTTACTTTGATACTCAATTCTGGTTCTCTAGGCATATCATATTCCTCCTTTTGGAGCCGAATCTAAAAAAAGCAGGCTTTTAATAAGTCTGCTCATCTTTTTAATTACTTCAGTTGTCGTGATTGATTCGATTGCGTAACATTTTAACAATGTCGGCATAACGATAATTGATATCCTTTTGAGTGTTTTCAACAAATGGACGTGGATTAGTCCAACGATATCTCTTATGTGTCCATGGATTATGTGCGCCTTGCTCAATCAGTTGAGCCAAGCTGTCATTTTGAGACACCCAGTTTGGAGCATCAAGTCGTGGCCCTTCTATTGGAGCACGTTCATATACATATAAAGTTCTATTATCTGTCCGAACTTTATGCTTGATATTATCATCATCTACTAGACCACCATCTTCTTCACGACGTTCATATTCAACAGGGGAGTAAGTAGCATAAACATCTTTTTGGACATGTTCCTTAAGTTTGTTCTCTACATAAGGAGCAATATCTTTGTCTAATGCTTTATTCGCTCTTCGCATGATTTCTGTCTGAAGGTCTTTGGTCGTAGTACATGATTTCTTTCCCATAGTTTACTCCTTGCCTTCAGCGGCCGCAGAAATAAGCTCTGCCGTATCAATTGAAGGAGCACCATCGAGCATACCTTCAGGAGTTTTGACGCTATAGTTATCTTTCTCTACCGGTTTCTTCAGATTTTCTTCAGCGATTTTTTCAATCATTTTGTTCATGTCGAACTGATCACCAATGCCGCTCAGTACCTCGGCGGCCAACTGCATCAACTGCTCAAACGGCTGGTTCTTTGCTGCGGCTTCAAATGCGGCCATATACTGCTGGCGGGCAATCTCGATTTTTTCGCGGCAAGCCTTGTTCAGTGTAGTCAGAATATACTTGCGCGGAGCCTCGTTCATCAACCTGGTCGTTTCATCAGAGAAAGCCAGTTTACTCATCTGGTCCTGGTCCATCTCACTGGTTTCCAGACCAGTAAACATGATCAGTGTTGTAATTCGGAAAGCGTAGTCATACAGCGCCGGCTCGTAACGTCCATCGCGCTCAGACAGGCTTACCACGCTGTCAACAAACAAAATTCGTTCAGCCAAAGTCAGATTATTCTTTGCATCCATAAGTATTAGTCCTCCTGATTTAATTTATTGTTTTCAAGTTCCATCTTTACAGCTGTCGCAATGCACATCGCGTCAGCTTCATCAGACGAAACATCTTCTCCATAATAGGTTTTCACATAATCGATGGCCTGCTGCTTTAATTCTGCACGCTTTACTCGACCCTGTTTAAATCCTAATATCTTTCGCCACTCGGATGGCTTAATGATCTCATAGGGGATATTATTTAGCTCGCATACCCCCATAATCGCTCCTTGCAGTTGTGCCAGCTGGATCAATGTTTTTGGCGAGCTTTGCAGTGCAACATCTTCGATCACTACAAGGTCTGGACGATTGTTCTTGATGCGGCTCTGGATCATCTGGCGCATCATTGTCGAGCGCTCCAAGACATCCTTGGTTTTACTCAGGTCGATCAGCGAGTGGTAAACAGTGTAGCCATCAATGGTACAGACACCCGTCTTGCCGAGAGCCTGGTCAAAAGCAATGATTTTTATAATAAACACTTCCTTTTTCTTTCTGGATGTGGTAAAATTCAAATTTGAAGAACACCTGCGTATCCCTTTTGGGAATTATTAAAACGGCGAGAATTAGTAGGGGCTTCCCAAAGACCAGTAGTACAGCTGCTGGCAGAAAGGAGGCCCATATGATGATTGACTTCGACACCATGTCTAAGTTCGTTCAATTCGTAGCTGCTTTGGTGACTATCGCCAAGTTTGTTATGGAAGTAAGCCAGCCCCGGGCATAAGTGGGGCCAATTGTCCAATTATTCACTGAAGCTCCTATGCAAATTAGAGAGCGGAAAGTCGCCACGTGGGTGTTCTTCTTATTTGTGAGTTTCCTCATATCAACGCGCAATTGCAATAATTGTGCGCTCATAAAAGGGGCAGAGCCCCGAAAGACTCTGCCTCGTGTAAATGCTATGTATCAGCCCTCGTTAGGGAAGATGAGAGAGAACATGTCGCCATTCTCGTCGGCCAGAACGTCGAAGGTCATGGTCAGAGAAACGGGGTCGCCAGTGTTCTGCCAAGACAGCTCGAAGCCGGCCTGAGGAGCAGCCTTGTACCAGATGGGATGTGCCTCGATGATGTCGTCGCTCTCGGTCTTGTAGGGAATGGAACCCTCGACACGATAAGCCTTGGGGAAGTGACGGCTATCCAGGTGCACAACCTGAGCGGCTGCCTGCTTTGCGTAGTAATAAACAATGTAAGCAGTATTCTCAGTTGCTTCAGCAACGGTAACCTCAGTGCCGCCCTCAGTAACAGTAGCGGTGACCTCGGTGCCCAGATCGTCATCAGCCTTAAAGACCTGAATGGCGGTGGTGCCAGCAGCAGTAGAAATGGTCAGCTTACCAGCCTCGGTGCAGGTGACCTTCTCGCGCTTCAGGAAGTTTGCGGTGGTGCCCAGGTCGTTACCAGACAGCATCTGGAAGACCTTGACGGGGTAAACCTGTGCCTCGATGGTCAGAGTGCCGGTACGAGAGCCGTCAAACTGCACGCGGTTAGGTGCGCCCTGGCCGCCGGTTGCGAACACGCGGTCACCCTCAAAAGAGGTAGAAGTGACGTTAGCCCAGTCAACATTCAGGAACAGCTTCTTGGTGGAGTAGTCGACCAGCATCAGATCGGCGACCTCGCGGTTGGCGAAATTTGCATTCTTGTTAGCCATAATTGTTATCCTCCTATAGTTTCGTTTTCTTTGTCAATTCGCTCTATCCATTTCGAGGGGTCATATTTACCGCCCCAAACGGAGTAATTCATTTCAGCGATATTTAGTTGTTTTGCGCGTAATAGCTGGGAGAACGTATCTCGTATCTGCCCAACTGTCAGCTCAAAGATGTTTGAATAATTCAAACTTGGATGAAAAGTGCATAAGAGAGAAATCATGTTCGGCAGCTCGAAATTCGGGTCTGCCTTTTTTGTTTGTTTGAACTTTTTCTTCTTCTTTTGGAACTTCTCATAAAACAAGCGATCTTTTTCGGTCTTGAATTTTGGAGCTTCTTCAGGGATGTCGCTTTCGTCGATATCAACCATCTGCAGGCAAAGCTTTGTTACGGTCGAATAGTTGTTTCTGTCGATATAGCCACCGATAGAAAATCTTTTTTTGCCGCTATTTTCTTTGTCGATAAAAATTGCTCGATGCTGCTCATCCCACTCCAATTTCCCAGAAACAAAAAGACCCAGAGCCGAAATTAGTTCAGCCCTGGATTCATCTGTCGATGTAAGAATATCGAACATTGCAATATTTGCTTTTTGCTCACTTGTCATTTGCTCCCAGATATCTGGCATCTTCATCATAGTTGCCGCATCATGGTAGTATTTTTCTGGGGTATATAAAAATAAGGTCAGTGCGTATTGATACTGGGTATAGCCAATCTTCAAAATATCTTTCAGAAAAGGGGAGTGGATTCGCCCAACGTCTTTTAGCTGCACACCATATGGGCTCAGATGATCAAGGTACGAAATTTTTCTCATCAGCGAGCCCTCCTAAAAGAGCCGACCTGATAAACAAGCATTCGTCCGTAATAGCACTGCGCCGGCTTATAAATGCTGCTTCCAGCCCATTCAAGCGGTCCAATTCCAAATTCTTTGTTTCCATTCAGAAGCTTATCAATATCACTAGCCAAAATATCAATGCGTGTCCCTGCTTGTCCTTTCCGATGATATGTCTGCATGAGGTTTTTACTGCAATATGCAAACACGTAAATGGTCATCATCGTAATAGAATCTCCGCTGGTCTGTTCTGGCACAACCTCAACACATAAAAATGTTTTTGAGTTTTCCTGTGTATCTGGAACATACTCATACTTAAACACGCATCCACCTTCACCCGACCCATTCTTACCAAGCAGAAGAGTTTCGGGATCGTCGATATCATCTGTATTGCCCAATAGGACATCAAGGACATTTTCGTCATTGATCAACTTGGAAACGACCCGATTTTTGAATACCCCGATCTCATCGAGATTCATATCAGATCACCTCCAATTCGATCTTTTCGGTAAGGCCGGCTGCTTTAACCGTCAGTACCACGACTTGTCCAATCAACTTAGAATCATCCACACAAGTGATCTTGCACTTTGCACCGGTCGTAGTCGTATTACCGCCTTTGAAACATACTCCCGCAGGAGTACAATCGCCGGTAAGCGTCCATTCTGCGCCGTCGTACACTTCGCCATCGATTTTTGCAGTAAATAGCTTGCCAAATCCGCCCGTTGGGATGGATGGTTCACCCGTAAACTCTATCGAAAGCACTCTGTCGTCTACGATGTTATCGTCAGGATAGGTGATTTCCACGTTATCGGAAGCATCTTCAGGCACATAATTGCAGATCATTTTCTCTACATTGTCTGTTTCTGCGTTGTAAAGATCCTGTTCAACGTTAAACGAGAGGAACCCGATCTGGTCATTATCATAGTCAATTCGGCCAGTCATCTGGTCAATCGACGTGATTCGATAGGTCTTTGGTTCTCCATTGACGATCTCCAACATCAGCCGTTTTCCAATGTTCAGACGGGCAGAATACTCGTCGAACGGGGTTTGAATGCGAAATTCACGGGTTGAATAACTCATTACCTTGTTTTCGCTCAGGTTGGAGTAATACGGCTTTTCCACAGTTGCCCATAGAGACACAATCTTTTTTGTCTGGTCGTCCTGCCACACGATTTGTTTCTGGCAGATCTGAATGCGGCCGCGCACGGTAATCTCATCGTCTGCATCACGTTCGGTAATCAGCCAGTGGCTCTTACCCCAGTACATAATGCTGCCGATCTCAAAATCCTCACCAGGTCTTGTGCGGAATATTTTCTGGTTTGTAACAGTAGACGATATAATATTCACCCAGCGGGGTACGTCATCTATCGTCACTTCTTTATAAGAAGGATTGACTGGCGCTAAAAAGCGCGTATCATGGAGTGCCTTATTGATCACCCTGTCGCGCTGTGTCTCTCCATCCTGTTTCAGCATGGCTCTATATTGAGATCTTGTCATATCCCACCGCCTTACTGTGTCCATTCAGAAACACTGTTTGACTTAAAGGAATACAAGTTCATCTCAGCAGTCAATTTACGCTGCGACTGCGCTAAAAGGTCTTTCATCTGCTCCAGTAGCTTAGCAGGGGAGAAGAAAGAAAAGTCCTTGGTGCTCATAGCGTTCTTCAAAGCATCAGAGTTGTAAACATACGGCTCCAACCAATGCACAATCATGCTCAACGCCAGAATACTCTGTTCCTTGCGGGTCAGAGTAACATTGAACTGCTGCAGCTCATCATCATAGTCAGTCAGGTCTTGCACGCAAATGTCAGCAAAATCATCAATGGCGGCCTGAAGCAGGTCGCTCTCTGCATCTGCAAACATCTCGTCAGTATATCCTTCCTTGTCATAATCTCGAATGCGCCCACGACAGCGGGCATAGATACTTTCAAAAGTGGTTGCCATGACCCGCCTCCTTTACATCAAATTGTGTCTTCCAACTCAACAGACAGGGAGTCCTCCAGCGCCTTAATCGCACTGCGGCTGTCCAGCTCACCGGTTTCGATCTTTTTCTTAGCCTCAGATGCAATCGCATCCTTGGTGCCGCCCGGCAGTGTCGGGACGATCTTCTTAATCTCATCGGCGGGCATTGTAAACACGTCATTGAAGTTGTCGGTGGTCAGACTATTTTTGTAATAGCGCTCAACGCCAAGCTTCTTGATAATGGCGGGATCATCGATCAAAATCCAATTTTCCTCAAAGAACCGGCGCTGATTACCGCGCATAGAAACCAGCTCACGATACTCCATTTCCTGAACATCGCCAAAAGCCTCCCACTCAACGGTATAGCCGGGATTCAAGGTGGATTTATAGATCAGATTACCAGCTGTGCCATTGCGGCACTCCACCATGGTCTCATTTGTAATTTCGACTACAGGCTCAGTCACCACGGGAGCAGCGGCTTTCGCGGCGGTAGTCTTAGTTGTACGTCTTGCCATTCGTTCCTCCTATTTAATAAAAGAAGCGGCAGGGCTGTTGCCCCACCGCCATTCAACTCAAATTATCGATTAGGCCATCTTGTATGCGCCGAAGTCACGATCAAACACAATAGCAATGCCGGTGCGCTTCATCATCAGGAACTCCTGGCTCATATCGGCGTTGTTCATCGGGGTGCCCATCAGCATAGTAACATCACCCTCGGTAACGCGCTTAATGGGCTTGGTGTCGCCAGCAAACACGTACAGGGTCTTGTCATCCAGGATGAAATCGGTGGTGCCGGTAGCGTGACGCTGCTTCACAGCAATCAGCTCAGTACCATTGAAGCGGCCAAAATGACCCATTGCGTACATATCTTCCTTGGCGGAATCAGACACAACGGCAGTCTTGATCTGACGCAGAGCCTTACGGGTGCCAACAATCACAGCGGTCTCACCAGTAGAAGCCTCAACGTGCTCGATCAGATCCAGCAGCTTGTCCTCGTCAAAAGAGCCGGTCTCAATGTAAGGAGCATTCAGCTTGCTGAACATGCCAACGAATGCAGCGTATGCAGAATCCAGCTCATCCTTGGTGAAAGATTTGGAAACGATATCAACAAACTTGTTAAAGTCGATACGGCCAGCCAGAACACGGTTCAGCTCCTCGTAGATCTTGATAGCGTGCAGCTGAGTATTGACGGTGATGTCAGTACCAGCTTCCAGACGCTGACGGCGCACGCCCTGAGTACCCTCAGCGATATCGGCAACAGCAAACAGGCACTCGCGCTCGATGTGGAACTTGGGAGTGTCACCCAGAGCCAGGTTGCGGTCCTCAACCATATTCATAAAGAATTCGTCGCCCTTCAGACCTTCCTCAGAAATAACATTGACCAGCTCCTCAACAATAGCGAACACCTTGGAGCAGCTGCCATCACGCAGAGCCTTAATGTCCAGCTTGGTGGAACCGCCATTTGCCTCAACCAGAGCCTTGCGCAGAGCCTCCTGGGTGTCGTTCACAGAATAATCACCAGCAACGTGGCCCTTGTAGCCATCGAGAGCCAGCTTGACCAGATTAGAATCAATAGCCATGGTATAAACCTCCTATAATAAAAATGGCCGCCCGCTTTAAACGGACGGCTTTATGTTGATTTCTTAAAACTTCGGAATCACTTCAGGGTGATCATGTAGTAGGTATAGCGACCATCGCCAAAACCAACAGTCTCAACGAAGTCAATGCAGCCAAAGGTCTTGTCATCAGCAGCTTCCTGAATCTGGATCTTGGTGTCATCGGCAGCAAAACCGACATACTTGCCCTTTGCAGGAGTGCCGTTAAATGCCTCGGCAGTAGCAGAGAAGCCACCCTTTGAAACATTCAGAGCGTAAACGCGCACAGGCTTGCCAGCCTCATTGACCCACTCGGGCAGATAGTGTGCCACGGTCTGATCATAGAACAGCTCAACGCCAGCGGTCAGATACAGGTCAGCAACGGTGGAAGTTGCGGTAGGAGCGGTAGCCTTGTAGACCTCGCGACCCAGCTTCTCGCCCAGAACAACCAGCTGAGCGTTATCGATCTCAGCAGCATCGGACTCCTTGTAGAAAATAGCACTCTCCAGCTGAGCACCATCCAGGGTGCCACCCAGCTTGTCAATGCGCACAACAGCATGCTTATTATTAGCCATAATTATGTACCTCCTAATTTTTGGTAAATTACTTATTGCCGAGATAGTGTTCGATCAGACCACCATACGCGACATCTGAACCGTTCTGGGTGCCACCCACGCCAAAGCGGACAGTTCCTTTGTTGTTTTTATTGGGAACATAAGAAAACTCGGCACTCTTGCGGCCAACCAGCGCATAGCACTTGGTCTCCAGATCGGAGTAGCTGATCTCCTTGTTCTCCTTCAATGCGATATACTCAGCATCTGCGCCAAGCTTCTCGTCCATAACAGAAAACAGCTCATCACGCTTAGCTTTTTCTGCTGCGACGACTGCCTCTTCCTCAGCCTTCTGGTAAGCCTCCAGCTTGGGTTTGATTTCGCTAACTTCATTGGCTGCCTTAGTAAAGCTATCAGACAGTTCAACAAGCTTATCAGTCAAAGTAGAGAACATAGTGATTAGGCCAGGCATCACGTCGCCCTCGTCCCAATCCTCATAAGTGACTTTCTTACGCTTAATATTCGCGTAATCCAGAACAACATTGTCGCCATTCATAGAGTATGGAATACCCATTAGCTGATACGTGCCAGAATCGGTCACAATTACCTCGCTGTCCAGAATATCGGTGAGCCAATACTTAGGAATCATACAGTCAGAATCCCATCGAGAAGGAACCTGAACTTTTAGCAACGCATTATAAATTTCGTCTCGAAGCTGATTGGCGCTTAGAGTAAACTCAGCACCAGCAGCGGGCTCATTCTCGGTAGGAGCAGTATTCTCAGTTCCGGCGGGCTCGGCAGGAGCAGGCTCGGGTTCCGTAGTAGGTGCGGCATTCTCCTCAGCGGGGGCCGCTGCAGGCTCAGTCACAGTGTTTTCATTGGGAGGAGTAGCCTCATTCCCGGCTGGTTCGGTAGGGGCTACCGTGTTCTCAGCAGGAACCTGATTCTCCTCGACGCCAGGGGTCTTAATTTCATTTTCATTCATTGGCGTTGTATCTCCTTTCTCCTCATCGGATGGATTATCATTTTGCGCAGTATAGTTCTGCTGAATTGCTTGATACTCATAGAGCCGATCGCGGATCTGAGCAGTAATATCTTCAACAGAAAAATTGGCAGTAACGCAGCTGCCTGTCATAGCGGGCTTGATACTCGGATCAGTCGTAGACAGAATGCAGCAACCGTCAAATTTAAAAGACCCCACAGGAACGTTGCCGTTCTTATCTGCGGGGCCACAAGCCATATCGGTCAGCTCAACACTGTGATTCTTCGTACCATCACGGGTGAAAATATCTACAGGATCGCTAAATTTTGTCCAAATCAAACCATCAACACGCAAATACTCCCGTTCAATACCGGTGCCGTCATCCTTAACGATCCAGCGAGGATTACAAGATTCAGGGATAACACCATAAGCTTGACCAGCATAGACGTACTTCACGTCTTTGTTGGTGATTCGCAGTTCATGTTCATGTCCTTTAAAGTCCTTGTCTTCCTCGTCAAATTCATCTACAACGTAGCCCAGGATCGGCGTATTACGGATTGTCGGTACTGCTTTGTTGATCGCGTCTTTTGTGAAACTTGTCTTATTGAGGTTTGCTCCAGTGTGCATTACATCAATGCTGACATCAATGAAGCGAAAATCAGAAGATTCGTATTCGCCCTTCTTAATAAAAGAAACCGGATATCGTTGATTCATTCTGTTTTCACCTCCTCGTCAGCAAAATAAAAGCCCTGGCGAATCGCAACCTGCAACTCAGCCAGAGCATTTTCAAACACAGAATCGTATACAAAAACATACTTGTTTGTTGGGTCTATTCGTAGCATCAGAGCGCCACGGTCGGTCAGGAACTTTGCCATCCCGGCGGAGTGTGCTCCGTGTACGATAACTTCATAAATCTCCTGACTCATCTTATGCCTCCTGTCTATCGGCGCTTACATTGCCAGCATCAGACAGGCCCTCGCCCTTACTTGCATTTGTTGGGCGGCCACCTTCATCCCCGGCGGAACCGGACTGAGTATTGGAGCTCTTGAGCGGTGTTTCACCAGCACTAAGTCCCAGGATTTCATTTTCAAGATAAGTCATGTTCTCATAATCGCTACCCGCATAACCAGTAGTTGCAAGAGCGGCGGTTCGAGTCGGCATACCATAGGTGGCATCCTTGAGATATCTTTCATGCATCTCAGTCACGTTATAATGAGTGACTGGTAGGAAGTTTAGGCGGAACTTATAAGAACTGGAAACGCTCTTCAGCTTGCGATTGATCCAGCGCTCCAACTGTCGCATCACCGCAAACACGATCTCCTGGTCATTCACAGTACACAGCTGCAGGGTAGTAGCAGAAGGATCTTCGCCACCGCCGAACAGATTCTTATTCACGCCAGCGCCTGTAAAGAATGTGGCCTCAGCATTTGCGACCTCTTTAGAGTCACTGTTCACGCCGCTCTTTTCAAAGTTCCAGCTGCTGATCTTCATGGGAGTAAGAATTGCGCCAATATTCGGCGGCAGTACATTACTCATCATGTCATAGAACTCTTTTGCTGTATCATAGTCAATCAGGAAAGAGCCGTCAGCATCATTCACTGGGATCTCCATTGCCAGCGCCTTATAGTTATTGGTCTCACTCGCGTTTTTACTGATGGCACGATAGTCTTCAATATCGGCAAGCGCACTAAACAAACTCACAAACGGGGGAATGGGGATATAATCGTGCTCGTTTACTTTAATGCAGATGGACTTGGAACTGTCCAGCTCCTGCCACTTGTAGTTCTGCGAGTCAGCCTTATATTGGTTATACATCGTCTCAAACTCCGGCGGATAGTTGGGTAGTTTGTCTTTGTTGGAATCAAAGTAAGAAAAATCAAAAGCAAAATTATAAACGCCGTCCTCAATGCTACTTATTTTACAATAGTCTGCATCAAGATTTTGAAAAGCAAAACTATCATTCGTCTCCCACGCATAGCCATAGTAAACGTCATCGCGGAATGCAATTGTCAGTATCTTCGTGGCTTCGTGCGGGATATTCATCAGCTCAACTGCTGTTACAGCAGAATAATATGCCTTCTTAAATTTATTGGCGTTAATTGTCTTAGAGCGATCAAGTCCATACGGAGAGATCGTGTAAGAATATGTAGACATATTCGCAAAATATTGAATCAGTCGGCGATAGTAGTTTGAAATATTGAATAGATATTTACTCATATTTCGTAGCTGCTTCTCATAGTTAGCTGGGTTGCCAAGATAGGTGACGATCTGATTCTTAGTATATTTTGTATACGTCGGATTTGTGTCGGTACTCGATGCCAGATTGCGGATACCGATATGTGACAGGTTCGCATAAACACCATTGACAAGATCCTGATATGTTACATAAGAGGTCTTACCATCTTTGGCATTTGTTACGCGGACCTTTTTCTGCATTTTATCTTCAGCCATTACAGTCCTCCCTTCTTTAACACAGGCGCTCTAAAGTTAAACGTGAGCGAAGTTGGTTTTTTATTCTTCTTCTCCATGCTTCGTTCAACTTGCTGCGCAATGTAATAGTTGTAAGACAGGGAAGAGTAGCGGTCTTTACGGCAGCCGGATTTCTCCTTGACTTTGATAACGTTATTCACGGTTTCGTAACCCAGATTTACAAGTTCGTTTACAGCAAGCCCGGTATTGATATATGGCATCTGTAGCGCGGCTCGTTCAGTAGGCGACATTTTATCATAGCCTTTATAGATTTTGCGCAACTGGTCTTCACATCCGTACTCACTCTGAAGCAGATGGATACGTCCTTGCTGGAAACCGCTGCGTAATCCAATGGCTACATCACTGTTAAACTGGGAGCTGCCCATAATTGCCTAAATGACCTTTTTGGCATTTTTGTCAGAACAGCGAGATGCGATTTCTTGATTGTTACAGCAACTAGTCGCAGGATACGTTTCGCCTGTTTCCGGGTCATACATATCGCGCATCAACAGGTCAACCAGAGGCAATCCAACACCTCTACAGTCAACCCCGATATAATCACAGTTGAAGTAATCGAAATACCGTCGTAGTTTTAATGCTTGGTCTTGCGCACTCATACCCTCAACGTTCTCTGAATAGACAAAGTTGCTAGTATAGCGCCCTGATTTATTCGGCAGCATACAGTTCAAGAAGATACTGGTTGCATCGTTGTCGTTTTTGCGGCTACTCATCAATGCAATATCGGCAGTAAGAATTCGCACTTCGCCATTTTTCTTTTTCGGCACATCCATAGCAGCTTGATTAAGTAAAAGATTCGGTGCGTAAAATGCTTTTTCAATGACGCGCGTTTTGTTGATGTCATCAAATTGGAATAACCCACCCTCAGTAGCACCAAGCCACTTACATTCATTCTCCATTGCAAATGTCAAATCAGAAAAACTGGATTCACTCATTTCGTCCTCTACAGCTTCTTTCAACAGCAAGCCGCTCTTGATTGACATTTGATACGGGAAGGATACGCAGAAATATTTCTTATTAAAGTCGATCATATTTACGAAGTAGTCCTGACATTTTTCATAGCTCCAATGGTTTTGGAACCAAGCAGAACTTAGATAGAATTCTTTATTTCGCTCTGCAAGATGTGCGTATTGTGGCTTGTCCAAATATCCAGGATGACGAACAATATTCAGGAACTTCTTTAAGATTAAATCGATAACATCTTTAGATAGTAATCTATATTCATCACAGATGAGAAGTGTAGCTCGACTACCACGACTGCTGTCTGTGGCAGTGACAACTTTGATATAGCTGCCGTTTCTAAATATAATCTCTGCTTTTTGATTGTTGATATCGACCTTTTTGATTTCAGAGCGTAGAAGGGGACTATTGGGGTAGATTTCCTTCATTATCTTTTCATCCAAAATACTGATAGATTGGCTTCTTACCTTACAGGCGATACAAACCTTGGAACCAGGCCATAGAATACATGTAATCACACAGAAAACTGCGGTTAGAAACGACTTACCAAGGCCGCGAGCAGCAATGAAGCAGAAGCCGGTGCATCTCACCATCAAAAACAATAGTAGCTCTTGGAATGGCTTCAATGTCAGGTTTAAATAGTCTTTTGCAAACCGCTGAGGATTCGCTCTATAGAATGATGCCCTCATGGCAACTGCGTTCATTATTTTTTCTGATTTTGTATTCGCTACTTCCTTATCTGTTAATTTCTCTTTACTCATGCGGAACCACCGCCTTCGCCAATACCGAAAATAGTTTCGCGGAGGCTAGTATCTGTGGCATCGTCCTCATTTGTCTCTGGTTTATGAGCAGTATATCGTTCAAACTCTTCGTCAAATTCGTCTTGATATGGATTCTTCAAGTTGAACATCTTAAGCAACGTACCCAGCACCCACACTCTAAAATACTTACCGATACCATCAACGTCCTGCCACTCTGGCGACGGTTCTGGAATCGGCTCTTCCTCTTCCTATTTCTGAATCAGCGTGCCAAAAGTATTCGTTTCAGCCAATGCGTTATCGTTCGTCTGATTCGGTTTGATCTGAGCGGACCCCATCAGGTTCTGCAGGTTGTCGTTTGCTTCTTTTATTTTCTTTGTGTCGCCAGTGGCATCAGCCTTATCGCAATTAAGTTCTGCCTTTGCAATGCGTTTGAACAGAATTTCTTGTGCGGCCGTCTTACATTCATGTCTAGTGATAAGATTTTGATAGTGCTCATCAAGGAATAAATAATCTTTTTCATCCAGACCAGTACCCCAGAATTTTCTCATCTTCAGAGTGACCTTTGTCCCCTTTGTATCACCGGCAGCCAAAGCGTCTTTTTTCTTCTGGTCGATCACATCGTCATAAGATTTATCTGCATACTGACGTATATTAAGCCGTCCCATATAGGTGTTAATTTTTAAAGCAGATGCCACAGAATGTTCTGAAGCGTCAAGCAATTTATCATTTACATAGGTATCGAACATCATAGCCAGACGGTCAATCGCTTCATCTTCATCGTTATACTTCTTAACATAAAACTCAAACATCTTCTCACGGCACTCATTGCACCACGGGAGGTATCCGTCGTTACCAATAAACCATTGACTTTTCGTTTTTGAGAAATTACCTTTGCGCACGTCATAGATTTTTCCGCAACACATACATTTACCACCACTCCAAGATGGCGGAACCTTGATACGAGGCGGTTTCTTATCTGCGGCAACTCTGGCCATAGCCAATCACCACCGTTCCATCGTCCATCATATCATCGAAGCGATATTTGATCTGATCCTATAGTTTTAAAACTTCATTCAGTTTTTTCGTCTTGCGGAATTTTGTATATACAGAGCCGGTTACCGGGTGCTCTCCAATCTCTTCGTAAAAAATTCCCATAGCGCGAACAAACAGCGCTGTCCGTCTGGAATAGCAGTAGAAGTAATCGCCTCCTAAATCTTTGTGATATTTTTCTTCCATCTCTAATTTGGAACCCTCCTTTTTAACTTATTTTTGTGGGTACAGGTATGCGAGTTGAACGCATCCAAACACAGCTTATGAGGCTGGTCAGCACACCGGCGCTGTCACCTGCGACATATAAAAATGCCCCAGGCCGTAGCCCAGAGCATCAAAATCTCTATTAAATTACTATCTTTGCTGGCTTCTCCAGCTTGACATCGTACAGACATTCTAGGCCGCTGTCATCGATTACAGCCACTGCCTGTTGCGGCACATCATTCTTGCGCAGTCCAATTGCGTAGGAATCGCTGCCACAAACACAGCCGCTCTCAATAACCTTCGTACCATGCACCGTTGTCATGCCGTTTGTGTGGCGGTGACCAAGGAACACCATGTCGATTGGCTGCTTCACCATCAGTGTTAGGTGCTCAACGACGTTAGCAGGGGAGTCCTTATCTCCATGTGCGTACATCACAAGACTATTCCTAGCCTTAAAGCCACCAAAGGTCGGATCGAGCTTCTCTGTTTTAATATCAATGCCAGCCAGATTTTGCAGTCGTGCCTTCATATAGAACGGAATCAGTGCTTCAAGTTCGTCACCTGCTACCTGATCCTCTTTGCTGGGGAATACTCGTGAATGATTGCCACTCACAGAATACACGTCAATATGCTGGCATACCTCGTACAGTGTAGCAACAAAATTACTTACCAGCTCTGCAGCAGTCATAACCTGCTCAATGCTGTTTTCATTGTTCTGCACGCGGGTATTAACATGGATATGCCCATTGATCAGGTCACCCAACAGCAACACATGAATCTTTTCAGCTGTATGTCGCGCTACGATATTGAATACCTGTGCAGCATAACTCTCAATCCGAGCTTTCAAGATATCCTTGTTAAACTTATTCCACGCCGAATCAATACCCGCGCCAGCATGTAAATCAGATAAGCATACAATCACATCGTGACCGCTGTCTTCGTACTGCACAACATTCAAAAAATTGTCAGGGTTATACGGAGCAACGTTCTTCAGGATCAATTCCTTGATGGATTCAGCACGGGCAACATCGCGATACACCTTGTTTGCTGCATTGCGTTCATCTTGTAATTTGATCTTTTCAATCTTCAGTCGCTGCAGTTCGTCCTGGATCGTTTCTTCGTTGGCGTGATCAATAGCGTAGTCATAACCAGCTTTCCACGACTTATAGGTCTTGCGGTATCTGCATTCGCCATAGTCTGAGCCGGTCGCTTCATTCAGCAGTTCTGCTGCCTGATCCTAGGTCAGCTTACGTTCACTGCATGCCTCACCGATTCGCATCATATATTCGTCAAAGGTCTCGCCGTCCGCTTTCTTAAATTCGTCCATGCGCCACCTCAGATCTCAAAATTGGTGTTGGTACGCTGGGTGCGGTTCAGTTCGCGCAGCGCCTCTTCTGCCTCGGGATTTCCAGGCAGCTGAGTCAGCACAGACTTGATTTCCTCCGCATACCAGTGATGAACGGTACGAGTGATATGGACACCGGGAATAACCTTACGCAGATACTCTGCCTCACGCTTAGTAATTTCAACCATTATAATAAATCTCCTTTGTAATTTATAATCGAAAGGGAAATATACAACACCCTTTCATATATTAAGAACTTAAAGTTCATTTCGGTCGTTTGTTTCGATTCGCATTCTTTTTCGCAAGACGTGCTTGTTCTTTTTTTGCCGCACACCCTTTACAATATCTGCTGGCATTTGGCTTTTCTGAGTGATACTGTTCGCCACACACGATGCAATAGCATTCCTTCGGGTCAAACAACTCTCGCACTATTGCGCTTAGATTCAGACGATTGTTTTCAAGCGTTACATTAAACGTGTACGCAATCGTGTCATTCTTATCAAGTGCAAAATTTGGGTACTGGTATAAGCATCCAATGTCGTCAGTGCCGGTTCTGTTCAGCAGGCGATAGTCGTCAGAAATCTCCTTCATGCCCCGCACTGTATTATAGCCGTCGTCCTAGTTCTTCCCAGCGCAATACATGATCTCTGTCTGCTCTTCAAAGCAGCCACCAAAACGTTTCATCTTAAACTCAGTATCCAAGGCAAAGGTATCACTTCCATACAGTCGGCAAAAGAATATTACCCCAAACAGAACACGTAATTGTGCGTAGTTGATATGATACTTTCGGCGCGCCTCTGTAATATAGTCCAGATCTTTCTGATAAAGCACAACTTGATGTACGTCAAGTATGGGTGCGTTATTTTTGCGGCCTCTGTTGAACATCTGGATCAAGTGGCTACGGTCATAGCTGACAGACTCAGGATTTTTCATCCGCTCATAATAAATGGTGGCGCATTCAATAGGGGAGAGGGAGGTTCGCTTCAGCAGGTTTCGCAGCATCAGGTTTGACTCGTGATAGTCCTGCCAATGATCGAGCAGCATATTCTCATTACAATAAAATGTCGTATAAGCCATTTAACCTCCTTGCTCAATTGGTATAATTTTACCATCGACATAACGACAAAGCTGTCCATGTTCGTTATAGTATGGAGACATATATCCACTATGTAGCCAATAATATATAACTCTTGTATTCTCATCATAGATAAGTTTCGTATTAGAAATACTATACAAAGAACTTCCATTATAAACAGCTTTATCGCCTACATTGTTTTTACGCGGAATAGATGCCCAAATTCCAATACCTAAACATAAACATATTACAGCTATCAAAGTAATGATTGTTATTTTAAAACACCGATAACTCATTCTGTTTCATCCTTCCAATCAACTGCTTCGTGAACATAATTTGAAATACGCTCGAATTCGGTATAATCAAAATACATCTCGCCACAATCACCGCATACCATCGCCGTGATATCCGGCACATGAACCATCTGATTTTTATAAGTAAATTCGTGCTCCAGCCCAGTCTGCTTTGTCAACAAGCCGCCACAGGTAGGACACTTGGTTATTTTCTGCAGTTTCTTTGTTTTCTTCTTAAACCAACCCATATTATTTCACCCTCGCTTCATAGATTTTCGGTTCAGCCAGACTATATCGCTGGCCAAGGTATTCGTACTCGCCGTTCGGATCGTGAACTGGCAGCTGAACAGGAACCGGCTTGATATTTTCGACCACACCAGCGCCGGCCATGTGCCACAAGAACTTCTTGAATTTATTGGGATACTTCTCGTAGCAGAGCACCACAAGAATATTCGCCAGCTCTCTTACATCAGGACACACCAGCTTGCACTTGTTGCGGTACACGTTATAGATCGCCTGCCAGTTTGTCTCATAGGTTTTGGCTTCTTCCTTGGTGATACAACCTTCAATCTCTTTATGATATAATTGCCAATTGCGACATTTCTTTTCGAACTCAAGTTGCTCTTTGCGGTATTTGTTGAAATCCAAGAAAATGGCTTCGATCTCATCAAAGACTGCCTGATCATAGGAGACCTCTGGGTCGTACATGATATGCCAATCAAAGCTACCTGCGGGCTCTGTGCGCCACCGTACACCGCGCTCCCAACGCTCCAGACTCATGCAAAGCAGGTTCATGTTGCTATGTGCCTTGCTGAGATTATGTAAACGTGCGTAGTAAGGACCTGCATACTTCATAAAGTAGGGCAGGGGACGACCATAAGCTGCTACATTACGCGGAATCGGATATAGAACACCTGTTTTAGCATAATCGATAGCTTTTCCGTTACAGATGCTCAAAAGCGAAATATTATCGTGATAGAGCTTCTTGGTCTTTTCCATGGTCGGAACCTTATTATGGTATGCAGTTGCGTAGTTTGAAATCTCACCAATAGAACTCTTCAATCCACGAATGGTGCAGGCAACTTTGTTCTTCACAATATCACATTCAGCTAACGCAGTGATCTTATCTTCAACATCGAGTGTGATGGGGATATTATCAGGAACACCACTCATCATCAGTGGATTATCGATGATTAGAACCAGGTCACCGTCAAAATCAGAACCATTGAGTCTGGAAGCCACGATGGATTTGATATTCACCATAGCAACATTCTGAAGATGGCTGCAATATTTGCGGGTGTATTCGTTGTCTACGGCCTTGGCCTTTACATGTTCGGCAACAGAGATATGGGGATTGCGCTCAATTAAGCGGTCTCCCTCCATCACACCACGACGATCAAAGCTGTAAAACTCACCGTCTTCAAGGCAGCCAGTCACAGGTAGACCACCAATGTGCTGCAATAGTGCAATAAGGTCAGGAGCCCAGAACTTAAAAGTAGCATTCATCCAAAGCCGACCGCACTTCATCTCATTGCGATATTTATCAAGCAGCGAGTGAATATAATCTTTGATTGCCGGCTCTTTTACCATCACTGGGTTGCGCAGGGCAGCAGCCATGTAATGATTCATCGGGTCGTTGTTCTCAGCAAGTAAACCAAGGAAGCAGTATGTATAAATCGGGTCGCCTTTGACAATATTCTGATACCAGGTAATGCTGTCGTCAGCTAGATGCTTAAAAGACTCATTGTCGAGCTGTAGATCTTGAATGACCTGATAGTTGCTACGGGTGGAAAGCGGTTCTTGTTCAAGCGTAAAGTTCCATTTAGCTACACCAAGGCAGTTATCGTACTTCTTGAAAAGTTCCCAGTATCTCTCCCAGTCAGAATAGGTACCAGTTTTCTTGAAATATTTGAGACCCTTGTACATTGAAGCAGTAATAATAATCATTGGTTCGCTGCCAGGTGTTACATCATATTCCATGCCCCAGATGTCCTTGATTTTTGTAACGCCGTTCTCTTCAAAAAAACGCTCGTAATCAATCTCGTGTAAGCAACCCTTGATATATGGAGCACGCAGAATCAAGCTGTTCATCCGTTCAGAAGTGCCGATACGCTTTTCAAATTCGCGCATGATACTTGGGTGGCAGATTCCAGCGCCATCAAAGGCGTTGATATCAATGTCAACTGTTTTTGTGGCGATATCTTTTTGAGTCCAGGTGCGTTCTTTGCCTGTTTTACGGTCATTAAACGTCACAGTCTTGTCTACTAGGTACTCGATCCACTGATTCTTGATCGTTGTCATATAATCTGGAACAACAATCATTTTTGGGTACCAGTTCTCCAGGCAATGGCAGCTGCTCAGCATCAAACCACGATAAGCATAGTACTTGCTCAGGACGGTTGGTGTCTCAGAAAAATCCAGTTCCATGCTTACACGGCGGTCGAGTTCAGGGTAGATATGTCGTTCAACAAAACTCAACATGCTCTGACGGACCATACTTGCACTACGTTCACAGAACAGATATTTCTGGCCATTAAATTTGAATCCATGCTCTACTAAATGATCGATAGCATCAGGGTGGTTCTGACCGCCTGTTGCATCAACAAAGATAATAAAGCGCTGGAATTTATTCTAGTCGTCGGAAATGAGCCGAATCTGTCTGAACAACATATCGTCGCCCTGTAAAACCTTATACTGCTCCATCTCTTCTGGTGTCAGTTTAAAATTATAGTTATGAGAAACGATATAATTCAAGTTAAATTTTAGTACGCTATATAATGGTGGACTAAACAAATAATATCACTCCTCAATGAATCAAATTATTCCAGTGGTTGTTAAAGTGGTCATCGCCGTCATCTTCGCCATCGCTGCCGCCCATATCATCGTCGCCATACATGATCTCATCGTAGGCCGCCAGACACCTGCTGATAAACACAACCAAAATTGGCGTAACCACCAGGGCGTCCTAGAATCTGATATGTAAGCACAAATACAACAAGCATTTCTGCGACAGTAAACATCCAATCAACAAAGTCAACGGAACTTAAAACACCAGCGATAAGTACCATCAGCGGAATAGAGTTAACGCGGATCTCCTGAATATCGTCTCGCTCTGTATCGTTCTCTCCGCCCGGCTTCTTAGGCTCTTTGTCCATACTACTGCATACCTCCTTAGTCTTCGTCGTCGTCCCACATTGTACGCCGCTTCCGCCGCTCTGATTGCCGCTGGCGTTCGCCGCTTTCCTGAGCCTTCTCAACTTCCTGCAAAAACTGATTTTCAATCATACGCTGTTTGCGGGCGTTACGCATATAGCTGCTCTTAGACACCTTATCACGCTTGCGATCACTCATCGTCGCCGTCCTCCTCATCATAACCATAATCATCTGGGCAGTACATCTCGTGAAATAAATATCGTGTCAAAGAAGGGGACATAGGCGTGCCGTCTTCCATCCACAACGTATCATAAAGTGATGCATTGCCGATCAGTTCCTGCTATTCTGCATATACCTGAATCGCGTCAAGGATATCCTCATAAGTTACATCATAATCGCGCATAGCATCAGCTACGGCAAATCCAATATTATAAATATCCTGTTTTGAAAAGTCGTTTTCTTTCATATAGTTCCTCCTTATATCAGCGGCTCACAAATACATGGTCCTGTCAGTAAATCTATTTTATGTTCAAGTTCTGCGATCCGAGTTTGTAATTGATCAATCGCAGTTTGATACGAGGTTGTTGTTGCTTTTATAGTATCTATACGTTCTACTGCAAAATGCGACAGAGCATTTGCTTCGTCGACTTTGATAATCGCATGGTTTACTGTATCGTGCATAGAAAATAAATGATTATCTATTTCTTCAACTCTTACAGTTAGCTCTTGTTCATCCAATATTTTCATCTCCTTTACAATAGACTTTCACAATAATATTCACTATTTGTATTGATATCTCCATTTATCAGTTTAAGATATCGTCTGTACATCTGTTCACCATAAGGCCCAGCAATTTCGAATTCAAATCCGTTATTTAATAAGAAAAGTCTTACTTTCCTTTTAACTACAAACGTTTCATCTGGCTCTCCATAGCGGCAAACCGTCATATCGTCTTCGTCTATTTGAAATCTAAAATTATCAAATTCTATTTTACAATCATTTTCAATTTCGATATGTAATTGTAGGGCTGCTTGTTGTTGTACTTCTTCACTGATATATTTTTTCATAATAGGCTCTCACAGTAACACTCATTGTGAATAGATACACTGTATTCTTCTTTTGGAAGATTTTTCGATACATAGTCTTTGATAAACTTTTGTAAAGTTTCATCAGTAACTATGGTGTCATAATCAACCCATTTGTCGAATTGAATAGTGTGATGTGAATTGCCATAATTTACAGTGCCTATGGTCGATCCATTTTCAAATTGAATTCGTACAGGCTGCTTCCAATCTGATGGATATATGTATATCTTATCATCGGGTATCAATAATTGATTGTTCATATCGTGCCTCATAATAGTGATTCACAAATACATTCGTTCTCTGCCTCGACAACATTAGGAATTGCAATCGTCCACAGCGTGTTGTGTCCCATTCCATAGTATTTTACTTCCGCTTGAACTTCACGCTGGTTACCATTTGCGTCAATGTAAGATACGACTTCGTTCGTGGTCCGTAGTGGCTTATCGCTTGGCAGAGTCCATGTGAATCCATCTTTCGTGCAGTCAAAAGTAAACTCGCCACTGTTGACATCATCGGGATATCTGTACTTATACCATCGCAGCGTGCGATCATCATGTAACGCATCAAATTTGTTCATTGCTGGCACCTCTGTTATACCAAACTGTTACACACGCATTCATCCCGCTGCACTTCTTGAGGCGTAGTTGGCGGTGTAAACGCAACCTCGCTCGGATCGTATGTCATCAAAGAACAGGCATCGATTCGCACATTCGGGAAGCACATGAACTTAAAGCATCGGTCAATATCATCAACAACAAGTGGCTTATCCTCTAAGTGCAATCCACGATAATTATCGGGAGGACAAGTAGTTGTTATCACGTGAATACTGTATTCTCCGCGAGCTCTGCTTTGTAAATCTACTATAAGGCATTGATGATCAACCCTATACCCCTAATATTGAATATCAAGGTTCCTTGCGATTTCCTTGATATAGTCCTGTGCACATAATATAGCTGTCCCGCCCATTGGCACCAAGATGTTACAGTTGTTTTTGACAGCATATTCGCAGATCGCATATGTACGTCCACCGCCTCGTGGCGTCAATATTCTTTCCATATTTCGCCTCTCCTTTACAATAGCGGTCTGCACACACATTCGCACTGTTGATCAGCCAGAGCATCGTGGATTACATCGTCCAGACATTCGGGTGTGATGGAGAACTGCTGGAACAAGTCAAATTGATTGTTGTTCATCAAATAGTTCATGGTGATCCGCCGCATTTTATTTTCTGAAATATACTTCGCATCCTCTTCACCATACAGCCGCACGATCTCCTTGAAAAATTCAAAGGTATCGGTCAGCGCCAGCCTATCGTCAAAATAGAATGTCGTATATTGTGCGCCGAATTTATCTTTATTGAATATATTCCAAAAATCTTCGGGTGATTTACAGATTGCGGTCTCCTTGCGATGCTTTTGCACAGTATCCATGCGTTCATACCAGTCACACACTGTGTCATAGATCGATGGCCTTACGAATAAAACGCGCATGATTTCTTCTCCTTCAAAAACTGTTTTTGAGTTATGATATTGCGCTCCATATATCAACGTCCTGAGTTGATTCTTTTTCTTGTGGAGCCTAGCACCAGTTGCATTTGCTAAGGCTCTATATGTGTTAATCAAATTATTTATTCTGTCTGTCATAATAAGCTCTCGCATATATATTCGTTTTCTGATTCTGGATAGTATGGGATTGGACAACTGTATTGAGCTACACGTCGATCTTCAGAGCAATTTCCTGGACGAAGTATATGTCGTGGATGAAAAGATAAGTCATGACCAAGCTCCCAGCGAAATCCTTGATAATCGAACCAGGTAGTATCTTGATTTTTGCTCAGAGCATCATATAGATTGTTCATCACTTTATCAATTGTCATATACTGTACCCTTTGTTACTCATACGGCCTCCGGTATCATCAGGTTTGCGCAGCGGTCTTTTACGAACTTGTCGATGAAATACTGCTGACCCTTCTGTCATGTTTGTTCTCCTATGTATTTCTTGAATAACTCTACTATCTGTTCGAATTCCGCCTCTTTGTAACGGTCATACAAAGCTTTCGCCAAACCGTCAATCGCTTCATAGTTCCAGTCGCCAGTAGGAGAGATGTAATCCATTAGTCGTAAGCCGTCTATTCTTACTTTTATCATTCTGCTGCGCCCATTAGTCTAACAGGTCAGCCAGTTGTGCGGTCTCGCTGCGTTCCGTCTTGTTCAGGTAGACATATCCAAAGTGCGGGTTGCCAGCCAGACACTGAATTGCCTTACGCATACCGCTGTTATTTTCAAACACGGCCTCGTCAGTCTGCTTCAGATCGCCATCAAGCCACAGCATAGATCCTTCACCAACACGGCCGAGTAGCAGCTGTACATGCTCTTTGGTCAGATTCTCAGCCTCTGAAACCATAATAATTGCGTTCTTGTAGTCGCGGCCACGAATAAATCCAAGGTGAGCTACTTCTACCTGCCCATTATTGATCCAGTATTCCAAACCAGCTTCGCCGCCCAAGTGATCAGCCAGAGGTCCAGCAAAAGAAGCAGCGCCGAGCTTCTCTAGTAGAGTGCCAGGTAGTGCACCCAACTCCTTGGTATTCTTGACTTCGATGTTATTGCGAATCCAGATCAGCTTCTCAACCTTGTGCTTCTCGATCATATCAATGGCAGAGGACACCATAAGCATTGTCTTGCCGCTGCCGAATGTTCCAGCCAGCATTTTAACTGTAATATCGTCGTTCTGCAGCATATCAAATGCGAGCTTCTGTTGGTCATTGAGTGGTTTCACATCACCAGTGAAGCGATTACTGATCTTTTTGTATTTGAGTGGTACATATTTCTTGCCATTCCATCGTAGCCAGCCTACCGCATTGCCTGCCGGTATATCATCGTCTACTGTGTCTGGATCACGAACAATCAGATAGCCATTCACTGGAGTGTCAAACAGATTCTGATATGTATAGCCTTCATCGTGGGTCTGATATGCCATCGCCATGGCTTCCTCGCCGCCTTCATCAAGAGTGACTTCGGTCTAGCCAGTGTAGTTATTGTTGGCGCTTGCTGCTGCATCGGGATAGGTGAATTCGATCGGCAGATAAAGAATGCCGCTGGCGATATTGGCGCAGCTCAGGTCGCTGGTGACGAACTTGAAAGAATCAATGTTGGCCTGGATCTGTCGCTGTGCTTCCGGGAGTCCGGCTTCAATCGCGTCATCCAGATTGCGCTTCATCTCATCCAGATACCAGCGGGCGGTTGCCATGATTGTCGCGTCGTTGTTATCACTGATCGGTTTGCCATCGAGAATGTAGAACAGGGAAGACATGGGGACTGCCACTACCATAAAGGTGTTGTCGTCGTGATGCTCGGCCAGCAGGCGAGTTACAGTACGTGCCTTATAGCGTATCTCTTCGCTTTTCTTGCCGCTTGTCTTGATCTCTTCCAACTCGTGCAGCGTCATATCGGCAATCAGAAACGGCTCTGTTGCACCAGAAGCGGTTGCACTAGCAGTTTCGAAGGCGGCAGCTCCCAAATCAAGAAGCGCGGAGGTGTCATAAAACTTCATTAACGGGTTATCCTCCTTTTATAATGATATTGTAAAGTGTGATTGGTTACTGAAAATATAAGCTCGCAGCTGTGGAGAGAACTGCGGGCTTTTTCTTTATACCTTATTATACACCTATGGCGTGGTAAAAGCAATAGTTTTGTGCAAAATACCGGAATAAAATAATCTGTTGTAAAAGCAAATAAAATATAGTAAAAATAGCAGAAAAATTATTAAAATTAAGCAAAAATGAGCAAAAATAATGCATTTTAAGCGTTTCTACGGCGCTTTTGGGACGCTATTACGCGGTGATCGAGATACAACTGCGTGAAGATTGGAATGAAAATCACGATTGATGCGGAACATTTTATAACGATATTACGTTATTTACCGGAGACGAAATCGGGGGCTAAATATGGGTGTTTTACGGATGCGCAGATAGGTGAGGTGACGGGTGATTTAGGGGCGATCAACAGGTGATTTTGGGTGCTGGTGACTGCGAATTAGGAGCGAATGCGGATGGATGATTGTTGCGTGGAGGAGGTGAGTGAGAGGCGGGTGAGGTGCGAAAACCGGGTGATTTGGTACGGGCTGGGGAGATGGAATAACTGGTACGCACAACCCAAACTCGACCCCCTTTCCAATTTTTAACATCCCCCCGGTATGGCCTGAAAAGTCTAGGAATCATGCGGGTTTTCGGTGAATGCTACCTTCCGTTATTAGGTAGTATTCGAGTATTTGCGAACCGTTTATTTATCGTTGTTTTTTGATTATACCTTTTTATATATAAAGGGAGAATCGACCATGGATTATTGTTTGCCAAAATTTTTTGATGGGTCTATACTGTAATCACTCCAAGGGGCCACGGAAACAAGGCCCGGCGGGGTACTCTCTCGGATGGGTAAACATTACATCCGAATTCCGCAAAACGGTGGAGAAATTGCCGGGGGAGTTGTACCTTGACAATTGAAAAGCATGCTGAACAACGTGTAAATCGTTCATGCCCTTGAACGTGTCGTCTGTTTGGCTGAAATTCAAAAATATGCAAAATTGCTTGACGGTAATTAAGCTAGAAGTGTTTCTTTACACTTCTGGTTGTTGCAAAAGTAGGCAATGGCAAAACATGGAATTGGAAAACTTTCCCATGGGGGATAGACTGCCGTGGAACCTGTGACTTCCCACGCATCTTCTGCTTGACAACAGAAAACGTGGATTCAGAAAACAGTAATTCGTGTAGACCTGTTCAACTCTCTATCCCTTTTGCCAAACCTACCTGTATAGTACAGTCGGGCATGAGCAAAAGCGCTGAGAAGTGCAAAAGTTCGTGCCCGGCCATGTGTACAGGTAGTACACAAAACGCAACAACAAGAAAAGAGGAAATATTATGAGTAACATTACCGAGTTCGCAATGGCCAAAGTCGTCCGTCGTATCGCTGATTCTAACGACACGTCAACTCAGCTGACGGCCAAACTGTTTGCTGAGTGTGGTGTAACCGTCTACACTCCCGACACGGTAAAAGAGCTGGCATGGAATGTTTGCAAGGCATTCTCTGCATGGTTCGATGCTCGTGAGCGTGTCGGTGTGGACAACGACACTGACGACAACAAGGCTGTTCTCAACGCATACGCCGCAAAGGCCCGTGATGCCGCTCGTGACTGGTTCAAAGTGTTCGCAGTCAAACCCGGCAAAAAAGAGGGCGATGAACCTCGTGCCTTTGTGGGCATGGACAACGTTGAAACCGGCATTATTGGCGACATCATTGGCTACTCTCGTAAAGAAGCCGGTGGTGTTGATGATGATGCCAAACTCGCAAGGATCTTTACCAAGTATTTGATTCTCGAGACCGAGCGTCTTTTGGATGGCAAGCCCTACGTCCGCCTGTCTGAGGAAAGCCGCAAACAAGCAGATGCCGCCGCAAACAAGGTAAAGCGGGAGAAGTCTACCCAGACCCGCAACAGCAACAAGAGCAAGGTAGAGGAAGCCAACGACAAGGCCGACAAGGCCGAAGCCGACAAGAAAAAGGCCGAACAGGCACAGGCAGACGCTGAAAAGAAGCTGTCTGACGCTACTGCCCTCATTGCAGAAGCTATCGCATTGGTAGAGCAGTCTCATGCAACCGATATCGAGAAAGCATCCATCATCGGCAAACTCAAAGCCGCTATTGGCGAATAAGTTTGCAACCTGACTAGGCAGGGCCTGTAAAGGCAAGGTGTTAGGCCTAGTGCGTGGGCGGGGTATATCCTCGCCCGGTCACACAAGCAAGCGTTGCAATACGCAATGTGTGAGCGTCAATGTGGCGCATTATTCAACCGTCAAAGTCAAGAAAAGAGGTTCACTATGGCAAGTTATATCATTCACATGGTTGGTGGTGTCATACTCGAGAACGTTGAGGATACCACCATGTTCCAGATGCTGGAAAAGATGCAGGTGGAGTGCGTGTGTAAGGGAGAGACGGGAGAAGTGGTGTATACCAACCCCGCTTTCAAACCGTCTCGTTCCTCAGACTACAAAGAGGACAACCTCATTGCGCTGACTGAGGAAATTGGTGGCGCACGTCAGACAACTCTGTACCACTTTAACCATGACGACGCTTGGAACGCAATGGCGGAACTACACGCAGAAAAAGCGGCGGGCACTGACCCCGATAGCGTCACCAAGACTATTAGTGCCGTGTGGTGCAAGCGGTTTGACCGTGATGGCAACTACACCGAGGTCAGCCGCATCGACTTCTAACGCAATCAATATACCGTGAGGTTAGTGGGCACGGGGCAGAAAGCATCCCACTACCATGGGCGCAAGCCCTTTTGAGTCAAGCGAGAAAAGAGAAAGAGGTCATTACTTATGCTGTTTACTATCGTATTTGATGAGGTCGGAACTCTGGACACTACTGACATCAAGACGGCATTCCAAGCATGTGGGCAGACCCAATTAGTGAGCGCTGTTCTCAATGCAGAAACCAAGGAAGTGCTGTATGGTGAGCTCCCCGACTGGATGCTCTCTCCCGAAGAAGCCAAGGTAAGAGCCGAAAAAGAAGAGTTGGCAAGAAAACGTGCATGGGCCGATAAACAGGCTCGTGATGCTTTCAAAAACTCTGACTATGAGCGCAAACCTAAAGTCGGCGGTATCACTCGTGCAGACAAGCCTATTGTCCCATGGTATCGCCCGGCAGAAGCAAGCCAGCAATATGTCGATGCAATCGGCCCATGCGTAACCCCTAGCAACCGGAATTTCACTGTGGTCGTTTTATATGACTACGAGCCGGCGTGGGTCGGAAGTTTTCACGGAGAAGATGTTGCGTTCGATTTTTTCGAGCGCCGCGTTAAAAACAAACGCACCGTTATGCTTTACAAGGGTAACCGCCTTGTATGTCGTGCATTCAACGGTGTAAAAGAAGCGCAGCAGTAAAAAGGGAGCTCCGCCTGGTATGAAATCAAAAATAATAACTAGTGTCCCGGGCATGACGTTAAACTGCCTACCCCTACAATCGGAACGCCTTGACGTGGCGCAGGGGCTTTGAACTAAGAGTCCGAAAGAAAGAGAGGTAATTTTGTGAATGAAAAGTGTTGATTTTGTCGCTCAAAAAGTGGGCGATTGCGCACCGAACATGAAATTGTTTCCGAAGCGTATTGCAAAAGCACAGTACAATGTGTATGGTAATGTGATGGAAGCAATGCTCAAGCCTTTTGTGAATGGTGTTTACGGAATGATGGGCAACATCGTTTTCGTAGCAAGCCAGAACTACGACCCGGCTATGAATGTGGTTCAGGGTTTGACCTGGTGTGACACATCTGTTCATCGTGGGGCAAAACCCGAATGGCAAACCGAAATGCGTAGTGATCTCTGTTGTTTTATCGTGCTTGCACAGACAGCAAAAGAGATTACTTTGCGTAAATGGCGCGCTCCTCGTAAAGCTAAGTCCGAATCTGAAATGAAAGAGCATCGGATTTACGCACATCTACAGACGAATAGCGAATCTGTCATCCGAAAGGGTAAAGGCGCAGTCAAGCGTGCTCACAAAGAAGGCGTTCGTGAGCGTGAGCGTCGTGCAGAACAACCGTATGAATATCAGATTCTGAATATGGTTGCCTACGGTTCGTTCGCTGTTAAGAATTCAAACTTTATTGAAGGTTCTGGAATTCGTGACCATTATTTCGACAATAGTGACCGCAGACCTCCTATGCCTCAGTTCCCAGAAAAATGTCACAAAGTTACCAAACGTAAGTGATTTTCGTCTTGAATTTACCACCACTATCCATTACACTATGGTTAGTCTCATCCCATTTCAGCGAAAGGTGGTAGATTTATGGCTGAAAATAAATTCGTACTCAAAGAACTTTCAACGTATACAGGGAAAACAAATATCCTGTATCAGAAAGAATTTGAATCACGAGAGCAAGCAGAAAAGTATCGGAATATTATTGAACCATTACTACGTGAAACACAGGCAAAAAATCCTGCCCTTCCGTATGTAAAGTTCATAATCGAAGAGCTTTGATGCTTCACGTCCCGGGGCATGACATAAAACTGCCCTAATTTAATAACCAACCCCAACGTCAGCAAATGCAATCGCAAGATGCAAGTGCTGGCGTTTTCTTTTTACCTCTTTTCCTTGTTCAAAATGCTGGGCGATTCACGGTACCAGGGCAGACGAAACCGTGACCACAACAAAACAAAAATTGAAAGGAGCTTAGCAAAATGAAATTCGTCAGAATCAACGGCGAAAACCACGCCGGTTACGCTCTGCTTGATATCGTCGAGCACAAAACCACGAGCATGACTGTTGCAGAGCTGATGGAAGCTCTGTCCAAGTGCAGTCCGGACGCATACGTTACGTTCGGCAATAATTACGATGATTATGTCATCGAAACCGTAAACCAGATTTGAGTATCAAACGAAAAGGAGAATCATCATGGATTACTTTAGCACTGAATTCATTTTCGCTTGCGGCATCATCGTTGGTGTCGCTCTGGCAATCGTAGCGCAGTCTATCTGGCATGATTTTCTCCGGGCAGCACGTCATCACTAAGCGCCGCTGTCACTAAGCGATGCAGCCACAGCAAGCGTCACCGTTCGAATCTAAATCTAAAAAAAGAAAGAGGTATATCGTTATGAAATCCATTCTGAAATCGCTGAAACAATCCGCCCGTTCCATGGCGGTGACAATCGCCGCTGTCTTTCTGATGGCCGCAATCTTTGCTCTGCCGGTTCCCACTGCAAGCGCCGCCACTGCAAGCGCCGCTGATCACAAGCCTGGTCTGAATGGTCATTACATCCTGACTGGTATGGCCACTCGATATGATGTGATTACCGGTCTTGACTTGAACGACAACGAAAGCACACTGTTGTACTGTACAATTGAGGACGAAAACGGTGATGCCTGGTGTTATGCCTATGAACTGGGCAGTGAAGTGCCGCCTGTGAATCAAAACTTGACCCTCATTATGAATTGCAATGATACTCCTGATGATATCGACGATGATATCATCGAAGACATTTTATGGTGCGACTGCACTGCTGAGAAAGATTAAATATGATGATCTGGCGGCATTTGCTGCCATTTAATAAAACAAAAAAAGAGAGGTAAAACAAAATGGATAACATGAAACTGCTCAGATACGCCCGCGCCGCTGCCGTCGACAAGTGGTGGTGCTATGACAAGATTGCCACTCAGTATGCAGGTCATCGCGCTGAAAGCCTGGCTCGTAAGCTGGCTGATGAAGCAAAGGCGGATGTGAATGCAATCGCCGAGATGATTCGCGCCGAAGAAGCCAAGCGGCGTCTGAATGCCGATGTGATTGCAGAGCTGAAGAATCTGGTCAAAGAGCAGGTCAAGCCGCAGCAGACTCCCAAAGCACCGCAGACCGGGGCCCAGCGCATGAAACAAGCCATCAAAGAAGCTCCCTACGTCCTCGTTGTCAAGTGGAATAATCCTATCATGGGCGAAATGGAATACCCCTGCAAGAGTTACGCCGAGGCTGAGAAGAGCTTTGAGGTCGCCAAGCGTGAAGTTCACAATGGCAATGTAACCGAAGCCCATATGTACGAACAGAGCGAAGGTCAGCGTGTTCCCGTGATGGGCATTTTGAGTGGCAAGCTGTAAGCCGCCTGGGAAGGGTAGGACACTTTCTAATGATTTTGTCAGAGATCTATCAGATGCATGACAGATTGTGCGCCGTTGTGCTGGACCCGGAAAGCGAAACCCTCACGCCGATTCGTGTTGTAAATTTGGATACGAAAGAGCTGACCCCGCAGTTTTTCAGTGATGCGAGGGCAGGATTTCCTGATGCGAAACCATTCCGACCGTACAATCCGAGCAGCCTGAACTGGCTTATCATTGAAAAATATGGTCTGCTGGTTGCATCTATCAATAATCGGGGCGGATTTATCGTGTTTGAAAGTCCTGATATGATTCCTCTAACAAAATCTCTATTCAGCAAGAAAGCGAGATTGAATTATGAGAGACGTTTTTCCTCCAGAGAAACATGCAATCGCCGTGTATCCGCTTAACAACTGGGGCGGGCTTGAGATCACAGCGATTGAAGAGGCGTGTGTTGAAGTCGCAATCAACAATGGTGAGCGCCGCAAACAGGCCGGCCGCCACAAAATCTATCAGACGAACAAGGGCCATGCGTACTTCATTATGCATGGCTCTCGTTATTATTTGGACGAATTTACAAGAGTATAAGTGCCGCAGCAGCCGTAAGAAGCGCCGCAGCGCAGCAATTGAAAGGAGCAATATGAATTATGTTCGCAACATACCTTAGTGACACGGATTCCATCTGGATGCAAGAGCGCCGTCATAAGCGCCGCATCGAATTGGCTGACCCGTACTTCCTGCCCTATAGCAGACTCCGGCCGCGTGTTCAAATTGAATTGCAGTTTCACATTCTGACTCTGCCATTCACAGTAAAGGAGGGTGATTTGATTGTTTGAGCATCCTATTATCTGGGTGTTCGCCGCCATGTTGTTTCTGGTTGGCGCACTCCAGCAAATCGGAACCGGCCTGTATTATCTGGGATGTTTCCGCCGCTACAATCAGGTGATCGACACCCTGGCACGCTGGTTTGATACCGTAGATCCGATCAAAATGACGGAAACGATTCGCGATTTTTTCCTCATCTCGATCGCCCTGACTCTGTTGATTGCTGTGGTCGTCTAAGCGGCACGCAGTAATACATAAACGCAAAAAAGTGAAAGAGGTAATAAAAATGCTGTACTATCGTACCAAAAAGGAAGCCAACAACAAGCCCATGTATATGGGAAAGAGGCGGGACCGCGAAGAGAAGTGGTCGATCTATATCGCAGATGAACTGTTCACTGAGAAAGAAGTGTGCAGGTTGAATCTGAATATGGATTACCTGGAGCCGGTTGAAATTCCGCGTCTTCAGACTCACAAGCAGGGCTGTTTCCGTGTTGCGAATTTCGATGCCACCATCACCAAGGTGGAAGAGAAGCCCCTGGTCGAGCCGCTGTCCAAGGAAGCCACGCGGGAGTTGGTGAAGAAGATGAAAGACCGAGAGCTTTATAAGGCCCGCACCAATCAGATTCCCGATGCCCGTCCCGCCACCATTATGGTTCGGTTCAAGGTGCCAACCCCGAAGCAGGTCGGCGCTGCAAAATTAAGTGGCGCACAGTCGAGCGTGGCAGAGAAATAATCCGGCGGCACAGGCGGCGCACATAAGCGGCGCACTACTGGTAAAAATAACCTACATACAATAATTTCCAATCGCATCAAAGACAGGACCACAGATGATATAATCTATGAAATTTTGGTGTGATTCAAAATAACGCTTTGCAGTGGCGCTCTGGTAAAAATCGGAGCAACAAACTGCGGAGCCCATGTCGGGCGACTGGTGGTACCGAGGCAGACGTAACCACATCCACTACATGCGTAGTAAACGCGATAGCATACACACGCAAAAAGAAAAGAGGAAATCAACATGAACACCGCGAAACTGATTGAATCCATCCCGCCAAGAATCAAAGACCATGTGATCGAGTATCAGAATGTTATCTTGAAGGGTGGTCAGTCGGCAATGCGGGTACTGCTTGATTGTACTTTGTCGCCAGGTCAGAAGGCGCTCCTACAGAATAACAAACATATCATTGGGCTGGAGTGTGTCGCTCAGGACAAATATGCCCCAGAAATCAAGCATTCTTACTTCTATATGGTATGAGCGTCGCTATGTATAATCCACGGAGAACGCAGCGGGTAAAAAGGGGGAAGTTGTAACCATGACGGTACATATCTTAGATAATTTCTATTCCAAGCGAGTTAAGGGACAGTCGTGGGTGATGTTCAGTCATTACAATGGGGATGTCTATAGCAGTCTCGAGTGTGCTATGAAAATGTTGACCGAAATGGCAAAATCGGTGAGTGCAGACCCAGAGTGTTATGACGTCGTGTTCGATGCCAATGGACGCAATCTTCGTTATCGTTGGAAAAACTGGTATGGTGATGAGATTGAGCGTATTGTTCAGATCGAATCGAGAGAAGTGAAATAAGCATTACGAGGAGGCCGCCGAATATGGGCGATTATGCAGACGCTGGCTATCAGCTCCAGCATTACAAGATTACATTCTATGCCGATAACAATGGCAAGATCCCGCTCAAAGTGGTCCGCCGTGCATTCGCCAGCTATGATTATGCCAAAATGTGGGAAGCTGATGTGATGTATCGAACCCCTGAATATAACAGTGTCACGATCGAAATGGAATGAAAGGAGCTGCACAGTATGTTTATCTGGGGAATTTTCATGTCTCACGAAGCCCGCGACGAAACGATTCATGACGATAACTTCCATTACGAACTCTTCGCTACTGAAGAACGAGCACTTGAATATCTTAAAAGTCAGGAAAAATGGTGGCGTGACATCTACAATGATCCTTGTATCACAGATGCGGCTAAGAAGGAAATCTTTGGTGGTAAAAAGCCAGACGAATCCATTCGCTTATTCAAAGAGCCTGCCGAAATCTGCGGCGAAGAAGATGTATGGGTTCTTACTCGCGATTACATTTCCTCAACTGGAGCCGAGATGCGCGAAAGAATCATGGCAAAAGAACTATCAGTAAAAGAATAAGGGGGCAAACGTAGCAATGGTTCTCAACATGACTGAACTTTCTATCGCCCAATGGTCCAATGCCCAGCTCGATGCAGCTCGCAAGTTGTGTACAGATGGCACTCTTCATGATTGTGCGCTACCTATTATCGTGCCGACTGATTCCTCTGTCCGAGTCAGAGTTCTTGCATGGGATACGGCTGATACAGTTATGACCATGAAACCGGAAGCTGTAATTCTTCAGGGCGAACCTGTTTTTGTAAACGCATTCCTTGAGCGATACGGTACAAGAATTCAGTGTTACTCTCCTTGCTACGCCGATGGTAAGTTCGTACAGTTCAGGAGGTTCTGATTATGGCTGACTGGAAACTCGGTAAGGACATGATTCCCAGCGATACGATTCTCGATCCTGTCACATTTGATGACCTGATCTTAGCTCTGAAATGCAACTGTGAGTGCATCACACCAGATGCAGTCATTGTTCAGGCAACACAGATTATCAATCAGCGGCTGGAAGATTGGAAATATCTGATCGAAAATAACATGGAAGAAATCATTGCGCTGGCAACAGATGAGCCGCTTGAAGACGCTGGCCACGATGATATCACACTCGAAGAGTAACAAGTAAGGAGGCAACGCAGCGATGACCATCAGTGAAGCAACAGGAATCCATCAATGCAACATCGATAAGGCCACTGGCAAAACACTCAGTCATCGTGAGCGCTTCACTCGCTACATCGATTATCTGGGCGGTCTGGATGCAGTCAAACCGTACATCCCGTTCGAGCTTGACTATTTGATTTCGAAATTCAAAAATGATCGCCTGTTCAATAACACACCGATGTCAGCCTGGGACAATGCGGCTGGATTTCGTCGTCTCGGGTCCGATGCAATTCCTACATATAGCGGACTCTGGAACCTGTATCGCCGGCATGGAATCAATACAGCAAGTTGTGCAACCGGTGTCTGTATTTTGAAAGAAGCGGCCGCGATTCTGTGTGAACGAGCGGCGCAATAAGAGGAGTGTTAATTTGTATACGATCAAAGTAACATATCGTGCGGCAATCGCAACAAGCACGCGGCTCGATTATAAGAAGGCTACTTACCAGTTCGAATCTGTGCCGAATGATGTAGTCGATACGCTGCGTGCTGCCATTGATACAGAGTATAAGAAGCGATCAAAAGAGCAGCATATTGTGATAATTCACCTTGAGGCGGCGCTTGAGACCATGGAGCGATTCAGAAAGCGCATGTACGTGCCAAACTCCATCGAGAGCGTTGAGATCGTTGACGAACAGTCCGCAAATGGCGACTAATCAACGCCTGTTAGTTGTTGAGCAAAACCCCAAATGGTTGTATAATAAAAAGGAGCGTAACAGTATGAAGTCAGTACAGATTACATACGATGCAAAAGTTAAGATCGGAACCAGCTATGAGCGCGGCGAAGCATGTACGCAGCTCGATTTCCTTGACGATAAGGTTATGGAGAGCCTGATCGCTGATTTGAATGCGGCACCTGCTGAACAGAGTTCACACTGGTTCGATCTGCTTCAGACGCTTACTTTTATGAACATGCTGCAAGGACGAATCTTCATTCCGACTTCAATCAAGATGATTCAGGTCGTTGCTGAGATTCCGAATTAAGTCACAAAAGAACGAGTGATACGATAGCGATGTTGAAAACTCACTTGTTCAAAATGTTGAAAACTTAATCGCTAATTCATTCTTTCGCTTGCAACAATAATTCATTCCTATTTCGAACTCAAGCTCAATTACGCAATCGCCAATTAACAAGCGACGCGAAAATAAAATTGATGGTTATGTAGTAAGGGATTATAGGGATAAGAGTAGTTTGTAAGGAGAGAGAAGACCATTCCGGGAAAGAAGTAGAAGGAAGTCTTGGCGGCGAAGATGCTCAAAACGAGAGGAGAAAATTTTAATGGCTAATCTGACTATGGGTGTTCACGAGTTCAAACCGAGCGAGCTGGTCAAGCTGATCAAACAGTACGATTGCTTTATGATCTCGCAAGGCGGCAAGTCGTTTTTACAGATCCGGGTGCCATCCAGGTGGGTCAAACTGGAGATGGGAACCGATGGCGTAAGCTACATTACCTGCCGCAATAAGCGCAAGCGGGACGGTCATCTGTTCGAAATCTACGGTAATAAGTTCGTTTTCGACGTTGACCATAACAGCGGGCGACTGAGCGGCCACCTCAAGACGGATCTCGATGAGGCCGATTATTACGTTGTCATGTGGGGCAGCACCGATGTCCCTACTGACGATGACGAGTAAGGAGAATTCAATGCGATTTCGTAAGTTTTTCATGGCAATTGTACTGGCTGCTGTACTGATGCTGACTGGATGCGGTGGAAAATCTGAGCCGGACGAAAATCTTCACCGGGTCAAGTATGCCAAGATCTACAACCCTGATGGCACGCTGTTGACTGAAGGAGAGTATGAATCCTGCTACTACGGCAACCAGGTCGTTACGATTGAAATCAACGGTGTCGAGTATCAAACCGCCTATGTCAATGTCGTCACGATGTGGTGGTATGAGTGAGTGCGGTAGAAGAAAGGAGCGATAAATCGTGGAAGAAATCATAATGAAAGCCATTCCTGAGCATGGCGGCGTTTCGATGTCCCGGGCTGAGCAGGAGACCATTATCACCATTGGCGCTCTGGATAAGACGGCCGATGTGTGCACCAACGATCCTGTTTACTGGCGCAAGCTTGATGCCATGTGCGAGAAGCATCCTGACGAGTACAAGCTCACCAAGATCCACCGCACGAAAGACGGGCTGATCCTGTGTAAGTGGTATTCGGTGCCGCGTAAGCTGGTTCGATTCGGAACGCCGACAGCGCCTCGCGAACTGACCGATGAACAGCGTGCAGAACTTCGTGAGCGAATGAAAAAGGTACAAGCGGCTCGACAGAATAAGGCCAGCATCGATTCTCAGCCGAATTCATAAAGAGTTTGACTGTATTCTAAACATACATCATGGTTCGGTAATGAAATTACTCTACTGAGATGTGTTAGGTGTTTTTGCCTTGTAATTCTATTAAAGAAAACAGCAAGGTTTGAATCAGGAGGTGAATGAGATGAACGCAATGCCCTTCGACGATTCCGCATAGCGCAAGCAGAGTCGCCGCGAAACAGATTGAGATGAATAGCAAGTCGAAAGGTTTGCACGTTTAGGCCAAGCCGAACGGAACGAATTGTTAGACCGAGGGGACACCTCCGAGGAAGGCGGAAGACGCGTCGACTGCAGGCACCAGACATCGCTGGCCACACCAAACGATGTCATCAGGGGGTTGAAAGAGCCTTATAACACCTCAACCGACGCATCCAACAACCACATTTGGGCCACAACCCCTGGTTCATGAAAGATCACCATCTCCAGCTAGTAGCTTCAGACAGATTTAGATCACAAATCGCCTATATTATAATAATGAAGGTTGTGATAAGAGCGACAAATACAAACAAAATGTAATGCTGTCATTTGTGAATATTTTCCAATTGACAACGATACGTTTTTGTGTAATACTTGTTTCAAGCGAAACACACTTTACAATACCAAACGAAAAGGATGAGGTAAAAAATGAATGCGAATGTAGTAATGCAAGTAGCCACCACCAAGCAGTTCGGTGACATGGAGATTCAGGTCTATGAGAATCCGGCTGTCGATCACACCAGGGCTCAGGATGATTTCTATATGACCCGTGAGCAGATTGGCACGGCGTTGGGATATAAGAATCCTTCAATTTCGATTGGAACGATTCACAAGCGCAATGCGGCTCGTCTCGACCCGCTTTCAGGGTTAATCAATTTGATTACCCCTGGTGGAAAACAGCAGACCTACGTATATAATATGCGTGGTGTCATGGAGATCTGCCGTTACAGCACTCAACCCAAAGCGAATGCTTTCATTGATTTCTGCTGGGATGTGATCGCCGCTCTGATGCGGGGTGAAACCGTATCGCTGAATGCCAATCAGACTGAGCTCAAGCGGCAGGAGCGATTCGACAAGATGACTCAGGCGCTGATGGAGATTCATTCTAAGATGGACGCTCTCGAAGCCGCCCGCCAGCAGGACCGCAACGCTCTCGACAATGTGTTGTTTGTCTGCAAGCAGCTGGAACGAAAGCTTATCTCGATGGGTCAGCCGCAGAAGCAGCCTGAGCAGACCGCCACAACTGCTACAGCCGCCACAAAGGAAACCCGCACCACTACATACAAAGGACGCAGCGAATGGCGGACTGAGATCTACAAGCTCGGCAACTCCATCGCTCGCATGACTGGTCTGACGCTGAATGCGGTTCTTAAACAGGCTTATGATTATATCGGCCGCAACTATGGCTGGTATTTCAAAGACGAACGCAAGGCGTATGTTGAGCGGGTCGGCTACATGGGTGACATCAAGAACCTCAGCGGCTTGGATATCATCGAGGACAGCGAAACGTGGAAGTCGATCTTTATGTCGATCATGAAGGATCGGTATGATAACGAAAAGCATGATGCTGAAGTCCGAAAGGGGATTAAGTCGGCACTCACCAAGAAGCCGCCTATGATCCCTGCTGATATGATTCCTACTCGCCACAGGGTAGAACCCGCTCCTGAGGTCGTTGCTGAAGAACCCGCACCGGTCGTTGTGGCCGAGGCTCACGCGGTCGAGATTGAAACACCGGCGGCTGAAACACCGGCAGTCGAAGCTCCTGCGGTTGAAGAGCCGAAAAAGAAGTATTATTACTACAAGCCGAGTATCACGCTTCCGATCGTTGAACCCATTGCAAAAAAGCTGGGCGATAAGACGCTTGGGTATTGGGTTACCTATGCAAAGATCTATGACGCGATCGGCACTGCAAAGATGGACCGAATGCGTAAAGCGTATGTACGTTCTCACAATAAGCCGCCTAAGTCTACTCCTGATATCTTCCAGAATTCTGATAAGAACATGAAAGTGTTTAAGGAGGCTGCAAAGATCGTGGCGGCAGCTATCTAAGCTATCTACTTCCTCCATTAGCCTTTGAGGCTGGCAGCCGGGAAAGACCGGCATATAACCAGGTGTAGCTCAATTGGCAGAGCGCGTGCTTTGGGAGCATGAGGCAGCAGGATCGTAACCTGTCACTTGGACCATAGCATAGGGCTTTATCCTTTCTCCCTGTGCAAAAAAGCGAAGTTTTTTCTCTTTCACTTTTCCTTTTTCTTCGCTCGTGGCTGAAAATGCCGGGCAGGTACGATAATCCTGCTTTGATATGGAGCTGATGGTCGTACAACAGTTCGATTCTGTTGGGCTCCAGCTAGGTTCGATGCAGCGGCGTAGTGTAGTACAAAGCTGCTGGGGTGGCGCAATTCCACCGTGGGTGATCATACTCCCCCCCCTCTGACACACCCATAACGCTCTGACCGAAAATAATAACCATGATGCAACGGGAGTAGCTACCCGCCACAGTGAATGTGCATGGCTCTATTATGAGTAGGCGAATATGGCACTGCCTGCGTAAGTGGCATAGATGCTCGGTGCCCAGAGTATCGGAGAGTGAATTTGAAAGGGCAGCCTTTGAGGATGGACACCATAAGAGACCAATTCACTTATGTGTTGTATCCGCTGACGCGACTGAGTATTGCGCAAACTTTGTAAGCCGCTTGCTCCTCGCCGATGCCGTTACATGGTTAAATCATCCTCTCTGGGACGTTAGCTTAGTTGGTTAAAGCTCCTGGCTCATAACCGGGTGATGAGGTTGATTCCTCACGGGGGTTCGAATCCCTCACGTCCCACCATTAGTGTACGAGTATTCACAAATCAAAAAGAGGTAATCAAAATGGCTGACAAATATCTCAGTATTATCACGAACTTCGGGTGCCACTACAGCTGCTCTGAGTGTATCGTCCGCAATAACAAGCTCAAGATGACGCCGACAGATGAAAACTCTTCATGGATCACTCTGTCTCGGATTCTTGGAGAAAATCCTGATATGAATTGGGTATCTGTATCTGGTGGCGGAGATCCACTGTTTCATTGGTGGGAGCATCAATTTTGGTGGCTCGGTTTATTTACTGTTTGTTCAAGTGCTAGGAGACGCTTGGAACTTCATACCAGTTATATTTCGACGGATGATTCGAAAATGTTTGTGCTGTTTCCGTACAGCATGTTTAGTAGAATTGTGTATCACGTTCACAACATCGGCGAGTTGAAGAAGATCATCCGTGCTTGCGATGAAATTGTTCGGGTGGTTTTTGTTGTGGACGACAGTATGACCGAGGACGACATCAACGCCATTGCTGATTTTGTTGAGGAGTCAGACCAAATCGACGAGCTTTCGTTCCGGCAGCGTGTGGATGAAAACTATGAATCAACTTATCATCTGCACGATTTCCTGAAGGCTGGGCATCAGAAACGCTGGTGGTACATTGAACAGTGCGATTACAATACCTATTATCATAACGGTAAGCTGTACACCAAGTATACCGATATCTTTGATAAGGAGTGATTCAGATGTACATCGTCGCAAGCGATTACACCAACGAGAAAGCCGATGTCTACAAGTCGGTAAGTATTGATAAAGCATTCAAATCAAGAGACGATGCGATTGCTTTTGCCGCTGTTAGTTTTCAGTGCTTTCTCAATGGGATGCCTGAAGATGAGGCCGCTCGGTACGAAGATGCAGTGAAGGTTGACACTGAATCCTACGCTGATTTTTGCGGATGCGAGTTGGACCCATATCCTGAGTATGTTATCGGAGCATCGGTCGGCGATGGTGAAGATAATCACATGTACTACATGGTGTTTGAAGTAGAGGAGTGACCTGCGTAAGCAGTGGCGGCTCGGAAAGACGAGCATATATGGCCCCATGGCGAAATTGGCACACGCGGCAAGTTCAAACCTTGCTTATTGTTCCCGGTTCAAATCCGGGTGGGGCTACCACCGGCTCGATCGAGTCGGGAGCTTATTGGGTGAAACGGTTTGGCAAATCGGAAAGACGGTTGACTGCTGGACAGACAGCTTTGATATGCTACCGTGGTGGAAAGCATACACGTTCGCCTTAAGAGCGAATGCCAGTGATGGATTGCGGGCTCACATCCCGCCGGTAGCACCACCCCGAAAGGGGTAACATAATAACTCTTGTCAATTATTCTCGGCTCGCTCGAAAGGGTGCAATTGGCCTTGTAAGCCGAGTATCTTATGCGATTGTAGCTCAGTTGGTAGAGCAGCAGGCTGAATGCGCGTCGGTGGTTCAAGTCCATCCAATCGCACCAGGGTTCCTGTCTTTTTTGAATGTTATTCAGCAGGGACCTTTTACCTCATTCTTGTTATTCCCGGCTCTTTTGATACGATGCTTCGGTCTATATCGTATCGAAAGCAACAAGGCTTTGTAAGCCGGGTTTATATGCAGCGGTCGTATAACGGTTAATATGCCAGCCTTCCAAGCTGGAGATGTGGGTTCGACTCCCATTCGCTGCTCCATGCCGCAAGGCAAGACAGCTTTGCCCATTAGGTCTCTAACAAAATGGGGAGTTCAGGTGCCACGAAACTGTCGAAGGTGATAGTTCACGAACGATAGCGGGGAATACGAAACAGTGGTTAAACAGCAAAATGATCCGGCCTGAACATTTTATATGCCGTAAGAGGTAATGCAATAATCACGATGATTCTTTTACAGCGAATTCTTAGTCATGACAAGGATAGGGTGAAGGATGAATGGTGTGAGCACAGTAGCTGTTCGACTCAGCTTTGCGGCACCAATAGGTACATGGTGGTAAAAGTACGATCAATAAAATAGCCACGACTTCCTTGTTGCGCCCTAATGTTTCGGATATTGTGGTCCGAAATGGAAGTTGTCCTGCCTGGAGAATCGGGAGTACAGGTGTACCTAATTTATAAGCGGCTATGGTGGAATAGGCAGACACGCTGGTTTTAGGTACCAGTTCCAAGTGAGTGAGGGTTCAAGTCCCTCTAGCCGCACCATGTTCGAATATCAACAATAAAAAACCGAAAGGACGAAGTATTATGAAAGTGATTATTAGCACAACTCCTCTTAACGGCGTACTGACTGATATTACTCTCGACACGGGAGAAGACAAGGGCGACGTGATGGAAGTGGTTGGAAACAGCATGATTACCACTACCATTGATTGGCTCAACAGCATGAAGATGTCGAAAGAGGCCAAGAAAGCATACACTGATTCCTTGTGCAAAGTCCTAAAGGAAAATATCTTAAAAGGGCTCAAGTAAGGAGGGAACAGCCGTATGAACTCCATTATCAATCCTTGGGTGTTCTACTGGATTGGCATCGTAGATAGTGTCAGAACACTACTAATCGTCATTCTAACCGTGCTTATGATCGGAGGAGCGATTATGTTCATGTGTACTATGAGCGATGCAGACGATCGGGGCTTTAAAGACAAAGATGTAGCCGAGGAAGTAAAACTCTGCATCAAGGTTGCAATTGCAACTTTTGTTGTCGCGGTTCTGGTTTGTGTGGTTCCTTCTGAAGATACCTGCTATAAGATGCTCGCCGCTGATATGTTTACACAGGACAACATCAACAACGCCACTGAGTATGTCACTGATGTGATCGATTATGCTGTGGACAAGGTCAAAGAAATGGATAGAAAGGACTGAGCGACATGGACGAGAGAAAATTCTGTATCGGTGATCGCGTAAGGCTTGAGTCTCCGTGGGGTCCTGATGATCCCAATGAGGGTAAAGAGGGAATTGTTGTTGGGTATACAGAAGATACCGATTGTCTTCAAGTGCAGCTCTGCGATGGGTACACATGGAGCAAGCCAGAATTTCGCCTGATCGAGCACCTGCATGATGATTGGTGGGCACCTGTAGAGTCAACCAGTGAATGCCGCTGCGAGTCTCTGCTTTAATTTTTTCGCCATCCAAACACACTTTACACTGTCAAATGAAAGGAGAAAACGGATGCATATCAAGTATGTGGACGGCCATTATGAAATCGTGTCGGCGGATAATGGCCAGTTCATTCAGTCGGCCGACACATGGGACGAGGCTCTTGACGATATGAAAGAGCTGCTAACAACAACGGTATAACGAGCAAACCGGCTCGTTTACATAACATTTTTTTATTATAAAGGAGATCAATATTATGAAGGCAACTGTTAAGTACAACAACGTTTTCGTCACTTCTGCTTACGACATCGAGACCCTGAAGAAGGTCAAGAAGTTCCGTCCCGAGGCTCTGGTTCTGTACAAGGGCGAGGGCAAGGAGAAGGAGCCTGTCTGCGCTATCGGTGTCAGCGGTTCTGCTTCTGCCAATGAGATGGGCGTGACTTTCGCAAAGAATTCTGTCACCACTCCCAAGGTCGCTACCATGAGCATCGAGCTGCCCAACGGCAAGACCACTGTCGAGGAGATCAACGAGTTCGTTCGTGAGAAGCTGGGTCTGGCTATCGTGAACTGCACTAAGATCGAGGAGCAGATCGCCGAGGCTATGAGCTCTATCGCTGCTGATGAGGCCGCTATGAACGCTGCTATCACCATCGAGAACGACGCTGAGCCTGAGGCCGCCGCTGAGTAAGAGCGCCGCCTGGTAAGAGCGCCACTGTGGTTCCACGCCGGATGTTCCAGCGCAATACGTCCGGCATTCGTTTTAAATGATTCGTCAATCCGACGTTTCAACAATAAATTTTTCAAATTAAAAAGGAGTACATATTATGCTGAAGATCACTGTGGGTACCAACACCAACCGTAAGACTGTCATGGCTACTGAGGACACTACCCTGCGTCAGTGCCTGGAGGAGAACGATATCAACTACTCTGCTGGTCAGACTTCTCTGGATGGCTGTGTTCTGCAGCCTGGCGACATGGACAAGACCTTTGCCGATATGCACGTTACCGAGAAGGCTTATCTGGTCTGTGTTCAGAAGATGGACAACGCCCGTTAAGGGATTAACGGAGCTTGATCCTGAATCTGTTCGAGCGAATCTCGAATAAAGTCCGAATATAAATCTGTTCTGGTTACAACAGATAAGTAGCATTGCAGCCGCTGGCAGGCCGGTTAAAGTCTGCCTTATATGTGTCCAGTATCTGGGCTTTTTAAATGCAAGATATGAATTTAAGGAGGAAGTAACTATGGCATTCACTGGTTTGCTGACGAAGCTCGGCTCGAACGAATGCAACGAATTTTTCTCTGACATCAAGAGCAGGAACAAATTCGAAACCGAAGATAACACCGTCCTGACCGTTCTCCGGGCAGTGATGAACGAGGAGCGGCTGGCGACTTTTACCGCTGATCCCGAGAACAAGGGCATCATGCAGTCTCTGGTAGTCGAGAACGAGATCCGGCTCCCGGACGATGAGAAGTTGACAGCAGCCTATTACGCTGGTGAGCGTGGTCCGTTCACAAAGATCAAGCTCGGTCTGTATTTCCATTTCATCCCCAACAAGAAAGCAGCCGATTACATCAAGCAGGTGAAAATGTTCGACGAGGACTACAAGAAGGCGGGCTGGGTTCGTCTTGAGGATATCTCTCTGTATGTCGATCGCAGCGGTGACGCTCTGGTCTACCAGAACGAAACCAAGCAGGCGACCATGGTGTTCGCTCCTTCGCCCAAGAGAATCCAGGTCATGCAGATGATGATGAGCTGTCTGCCTCGTCTGCTTCCGTGGGCATTCAAGGATCACCCGGCAACCAGGGATGAACTCGATCTGCTGAAGATGCTGGCTGAGCAGAAGTATGACAAGTTCAATACGGCAATCGACAAGATCTGTGCAGCTTATGACTTCTACGGCAAGAAAGTCGAAAGCATGCTCAAGGGATTCTGCAGTCAGAACTTCACCCGCTCGATCCACGATCAGGAAGAACGTGTCCGCCGGGCAGAGAACAACGTCAATGATTACATGAGCAGCGCCCGCAATGCCATGAAGCAGGTGGATGAAGAGCAGATGAAGCTTCTGGTGCTCCGGAATCGTGCCTGCAACTCTGGAGACGATGAGAAGGAGTTGGTCGATTTCTTCAAGGCGAACAAATCTCTTATCGCTCTGGATAAGTCCGGCAATCAGCTGTGGGTCGGCGTGAACTGCTATCTGAATGACTACAACGAAGATATTTTTAAGCAGTATGTCGAAAAGCAGGATAAGATGTCCAGCTACATCTACGAGGAGAGCCCGTATGATATGGATCTCACCAAGAAGTTGTTCCTGGCTATCTGGAAAGAGCACCGGTTCAATCTGCGTGTCTACTGCGAGTGGATTGTCTATGATGACTGCCGCGTCGAAGCCGTCAGAAGCACTAACATGAATCACCGAGAAGACCTGATGAAGGATCGTTTTCCTCAGCCGCATATCGACCGGTTTACCTGTTACGGCGGCTATCGCGGTATGCTTCAGGATTTGGCTCTTCGTCGTGATTACATCGGCGTTTTGTCTACTCTGGTAACTTCTTCTTCCTATATCAACTGGACGGATTCTACGGTCGTCGAATGGATGATGGAAAAGCTGTTCGGCGATTATAGTAATCGGAAGTGTCTGGAAGATAAGGATGGCAATCTCTACACCATCAAACAGGTGGTTGAGATTCTGGAAAACGAAAGCAGAGAAACGGCATAAGGAGGTTTGAAGTATGCAGCCGGTTAAGATGAATGACGAACTGATCCAAGGGATTTTGCAGGAGTTCTATGCACAGGCTTCTGCGTTGGGCAATCTGCAGGCGGATAAGTTCTCCTTTAACAAGAATTTTTCCAAGCCTGCCAAGGACGCAGTCGAGGTGAATTTCACTCTGGAAGCTTATCACGAGATGTGTGCCCTGATCGATCACTTCAGTACCGAGGTCGCCTGGCACGGTCTGGTGAATCGCATTGATAAGACTCACTTCCAAATCACCAAGATCCTGGTTTATCCGCAGCAGGTCACGGGCGCAACAGTGAATACGGACCAGGAAAAGTATACGACCTGGCTGTATGAGCTGGACGATGAATCCTTTAATACGCTGCGGTTCCAGGGACACAGTCATGTGAACATGAGCACTTCTCCCAGCGGTGTGGATATGCAGAATCAGTGGGATCTCATTGATACTCTGAGCTCTGAGGATTACTACGTCTTTATGATCTGGAACAAGCGGCGGGAGTATAACGTCCGTGTTGTGGACATGGCGGACAATGTCATCTACAGCGGCGATGATGTCAAAGTGACGATTGGAGAGGCCGATACGAAAGGGTTTCTCGAACAGGCGGAAGCGCTCGTCCAAAAGCCGGTCACAACTACATACAGTGGCTACAGCGGCAACTACAATGGTGCAGCTTACTCCGGCAGCTACAGCGCGGGTACAACAGCTTGTCGGGGAGGCGCGTTCGTTGGTAACACAAACACCGCAGCCGCGTCCACGAAAACAAAAGCAGAAACGAAACCGGCAGCCACGACGAACCCGGCGCTGAAAACTGTCACGGGTGGAGCCGCCCCTAAGATCGATTCAGCCAAGAGCAAGGGAAGCGAATCCAATCTGATGAAGTATTATCAGGAGAATCCGAATGACCTGATGAACAATTGGAATTCGAGCTGCTATCCCTACGCTGAAGCATTTCAGGACTAAGAAAGGAAACAACAATGGATCTGAGCAAAATCGAAATGGTGTTTGACCCTGCGTCTGTTAAGGGTCGCATTCATATCATCGGCTGTGGTTCGGTCGGCTCTACTGTGGCTGAACTGCTGGCACGATACGGTCTGACCAAGTTCACTCTGTGGGATATGGACTTTGTCGAACCCAAGAATATCGTCAATCAGATGTTTTTCCAGCAGGATATCGCTCATCCCAAGGTGGAAGCTGTGGGCAACATCCTGTGCAATGTGAATCCTGATATCAAAGAGGATCTGGTCCTGATGCCCAATGGCTGGCAGGGCGAAACCGTCAAGGGTTATGTGTTCCTGGCCGTGGATAGCATCGAGATTCGCAAGCAGTTCCTGGAGAAGAACAAATACAATCCTGAGCTGCTCGGTGTGTTCGATATCCGCACTGGCCTGTATGATGCACAGTGCTGGTCGGCCGATTGGAAGGATCGTAAGCAGATCGACAATCTGAAGAACTCCATGAACTTCACTCACGAGGAAGCAAAGGTAAGTACGCCGGTGTCTGCATGTGGCATCGTTCAGGGTGTTGCACCGACCGTTCGTTTTATCTGCTGTCTGGCGGTTACGAACTTTATCAATTTCGTGGGAGGCAACCAGCTGAAGAAGCAGATCGTTGCAACCCCGTTCATTCTGGGTGAAGAGAGCGTCATGGCGTTCTGATAAAATCGTAAATAAAAAAATCGTGATGAATAGTTGTTTTTTTATAAACAGCGCACTTAGGCCAAGCCAAGTGTATCGAATTGTTAAGATGAGGAGGGGCGACCCAGGAGGCGTCAACATTGCAAAACAAGCTTATGACACCGGCCGTCGGCGCTCCTACAGAGCTCGAATCGACCATTTTCGGGTCACCTGAAAGCGGTTATATAGCCAATTTCAGCATCCAATCATGATCGGGACCTCCTACTGCACGCGTTTTTAGCCTCAAGAAACCCATTTAGATCACGATGAAATCATAAAGGAGAAACAATGTACATTACATATCTGAATCCTCCTAAGACCCGGCAGATCACTTTTGATGAGATCCTCGCCGGTGTCCAGAATGTAGAAGCACTGCACTATGGTGGCAGCAACACATCTACAATGACAGTGTGTCGCAACGATTTAACCGCAAAACTTCGCGCTATCACCAACGTTCCCGAGATGATCGAGAAGCTGACGGCCTACAACGTGAAGTATGCGGCGCTTGAATCCAGCGATATCCCGAGTCACTATTCTCACTTTGAGATCCCAAAAAAATCTGGCGGCTGGCGACCCATTGATGCGCCCGATGAAACTCTTTCTGATGCACTGATTGAGCTGCGGGAACTACTGAAGAGCTTTATGATCGTAGATTATCACACGAATGCTTTCGCATATATTCCAAATCGCAGCTTTATCGATGCGGTCCGTAAGCATCAGGCAGGTCACAATAAAACCGTCGTTGATGAGGCGACCGGCATGAAAAAGGTCGTCAATTATCAGAATCATTGGGCGGTCAAGTTCGACTTCCATGGTTTCTTTCCCAGTACGACACCGGATTTTCTGCTCGGCATGATGAGTGTGATCTATCCATTTGCTCTGATCATGCGGGATGCACGTGGCCGAGATGAACTGGCAAAGGCGGTCAACCTGTGCTTCCTTCGCAACGGCCTGCCGCAGGGAACTCCCATCAGTCCGTGGCTTACCAATGTGATGATGATTCCGTTTGATCACTGTATCACTCGCAAGCTGTGCTATGGCTACAAAGCAAAGGACGGCATCGATCGCGAGTTTACTTTCACACGATATGCAGATGATATTCTCATCAGCTGTTATCATCACTTTGACCCGATGGAAATCCAGCAAATTATCATTGATGCGCTGAACTTCTTCCATGCGCCGTTTACTTTGAACGAAACGAAAACGCATTACGGTAACCGGCACTCCAGCAAGAACTGGTGCCTCGGCCTGATGTGGAATAAGGACAATCAGATTACAGTCGGATGGCGCAATCTTAAAATGTTCCGTTCGGCTATGACGAATTATATCTATGCAAAGCAGCACGGCAGAACCTGGGAGCTGGAAGATCTGCAAAAGTTCAATGGCAAGCTCAACTATTATCACATGGTCGAGCCTGAGGTGATCGACGAGCTGATTCATCGTTACAATGCAAAGTTCGGCACTGATATTATGGCGATGCTTAAAGAGGATCTTCGTCCCAAAGAGGGCGTTGTTGCATAAAAAATGGAGACATACACAAGGAGTGATGATCTATGATTGAAATTATGTGCCGGGATGGAAAGGTCCCATCGAAGGAGCTCGAAAAGGTCGCGGATATGATCTACTATTCCACGGGCATCGAAACAGAGGTGGTCTACGAAGAGGATCGGCGAGCCCTGGTATTCTGGGGTCCTGAGGATGTCAAAGAGATCGTGGAAAGTTTGAATCTGAAATCGATCAACACAGACGATACCAATTTCTGCGATACTATTGTGGCCGCCGCAGAACCGCGCATTCACCAGGCAATGCTGGAAGCCGGCAGAGATGTCCTGTTTGATGAAGTCTGTGAAACGGCTGCATCCATGGGCGAACAAATCGAATTCGATGAGCCCAATCAGTAATCAGTAAACAAAAAAATCACTTTGCATATCGTTCCAAAAGAGCGAGCATCACGCCCAAGGCGGATGTTAAGAAGAATACCACAGCAATCGGCCGCTGCACTCCGCCATAGGCCCCTGATCGTGCAGCTGGCCTCAACCAATCCTTGTCAAGAAACACTCGTCCTTCGATCCGGGACGAGAGTCACGCGCCAGGTCGCGTGACAGAAGTCCCTGATCGTGCGTCCTCCCGTTTCCAGAGCATCGGATTTAGAAAGTGATTTTGATAAAAAAAGAAAATGAGGTAGAAATATGGAATTGATGTATAAGCCAGGCGATAAAGTAATGATTCGCCCGGATCTGAACTGCCGTGAAATTTATTGCATGAGATCAGGTCGCCACAATGGGGACTATACCTACAATGTGGTTGATCAAATGGTAGATCAGGCTGGAAAGGTTTTTACGATTCAGGGTCCTCGCCACGGAGGAGCTGGATATACTCTGGAAGAGTCTGATTATGGCTGGACCGACGAGATGTTTATTTCTATCAATGAGTGTTGCTGTGATAGCATTCTGTGAGGTGAACTATGAAATACAGATACGATGTCGGTGACGCAGTGGTCGTAAAGCGAGATCTCAGAAAGAATTGCAGCTACTTTATGATGTCCGGCCCCAATCCCAAAACATACAACACTGTTGTTGACGAAATGAAAGAGCTCGAAGGCAAGACCGTTCATATCGCAGGACATATTGATGGTCAATACTTCATTGAAGAAGACAATAAATCATATGCCTGGACGGATCAGATGTTCCTGACGCAGGACAAATACAGCGCTGCTTGTGTTTGCGAAAGTTTACTATGATTGGAATGATTTGAAAATGCAGAATCCCTGCCATTATTGTGTGGCTCCCAAGCGTTATCCCGGGTGTCACGATCACTGTCAGGAGCGCCAGCAGTACGTCGAAACTGAGCTGACACAGCAGCACCAATACAAAGAAAAGTGCCGCATGATCAACGATTTTGATAATGAGCTATACACTCATAACCTGCGTTACAGAGAAAAATATCAACACAGATATTGATTTACATAGAAAGGATGAAGATCAATGGCAGAACCGGCACGTAAGCGCAAGGATCGCGTAGTTCAGTTCCCGCAACAGCCTGGTTCCGAAGCTCACATCACCATGAGCGAAGCCGAGCTGAAGGAAATGATTTGGGACATCGTGGCTGCCGCTCGCAAGAAAAAGCGCAAGACAAAGCCAACCAACAGCCTTTATACAAAGGATGGCCGCATCAAACCTTCGCCTGCTGATCCGATTCGTTCCAAAGAGGATTTCCAGAAACTGGCGAATTATCTTGCTTCCAACGGCGACCCCAAGTTTCGTCTACGCAACAAGGCGATTTTCGTGTTCGGGTGCAGTCTGGGTATTCGTTGTGGCGATCTTCTCAATCTGAAAACGGCCGATGTTTACGAACAGGATGGCAGTGTGAAAGAGCATGTCGAACTGATCGAAGAAAAGACCCGCAAGCGCAATGTGTGCAAGATCCCCAAGATGGCAGCCGACATTTTGGAAGATTATTTCGATGAACAGGATTTCGAGATCAGTCAATCTGATTATCTGTTCCGCAGTCGCAAGGGTGGTCCTCTGACAGTGCGCGGATTCTATCGGATCTTGAAAGAAGCAGGAAAGGCGTGTGAGCTGGATATCGATCTGTCCACTCATACCATGCGCAAAACCTATGCAATGGCTGCACTTCAGACAGCGAAAAAGGCTGGTACATCTGGGCAAACGATCGAGATGCTTCAAGAAAAGTTTAAGCATAGCAGTCAGCGTGTCACGATGCATTATGTCAAGGCCGACCAGGATAAGATGGACGAAATGTCTGATCGTGTGTCGGACTGGTTTGATAATGGAGGAACAGAATGACTGATTACATGTATCACCCAGGCGACAGAGTCCGCGTTCGACTTGATCTTTCGGAACATGAAGAATATAAAATGTTGTCTGGCGAAAATAAAGGTCAACGCTGGGTGATTTTTGACTGGATGAAAAAATACGCAGGACAAGAGATCGTCATTCAAAAGATCGCACAAACTAGTGGTGTTTACAGAGCACAAGGAATCGATGGCTGCATCTGGGCTGATGAGATGTTTGAGCCGCTTGTCGTGGACGAGTGCGTTTGTGATTCATTGCTGTAATGGAATGGAGGAAGTAGAGCAATGTCAAGATATTATCAGTATAAAAACGGGGAGGAAGTGTTTGTTCGGCCTGATTTGGAGCGCGGTGTTCAGTATTATATGCGTTCCGGTTACCGAGCAAATGATGTCAGTGCCACCCTTACTTATTCTCAGGCGCAGCGGCTTGGCACTGTGGTTCATATTGCCGGCAAGCGCAATGGCCGCTATTACATCGACGAAGATTATGGCTGCGATCGGTGGACGGATGAGATGTTTGCAGCACCCAACGAATGTATCTGCACGCCGCTGCTGTGAGGTGAATCATGGAAGGGAAATACCTGTATGAAATTGGCGACCTCGTAAAAGTTCGCGACGATATTGATCGAAACATGCAGTATCGTATGCGTTCCGGTCCCAAAGCTGGACGCGAACCCGGGACTGTATATCATATCGGAAAATATAAGGGGTCAGTCCACAAAATCATTTCTTATGAGCGGGGTTATTACAAAATCGATAATGACCCTGATCATCTGTACTGGTCTGATGAAATGTTTGAGCCGATGTCGGTAAACGAATGCTGCTGCGAATCTTTGTTGTGAGGTGAATGTGATGGAACCTTTATTGTATCAGCCGGGTGATCTGGTAACGATCCGTTCTGATTTGGTTGGCAACCGCGATTATCCCGTCCTGTATGGCCCTTCAGCAGGTAAACGAACTCTTTATTGTAACGATAGTATGGTCAACTATAGCGGCAATACATATGAAGTCAATGGATATTCCGATGACGATGATTTCTATACGCTAAGGGAAATCCCATGGCTATGGACTGAGTCGATGTTTGAAAGCCCGACCGAATGCATTTGTGACAGTTTACTGTAATCAAAAAAGGAGAATGAAAACAATGGCAAACTTCAAAGAATTCCGCACTCTGCTTCAGAAGCATTTCGATGAGATGGTTAAGGATGGCGCACCTCTGTTTATCACCAATGCCGACGAGGACAAGCTATATAACCTCTATTTGGACAGCTTCCCGGCTGGTACGAATTCTACCTTCCGTAAGCGGCGTGAGTATGATTGCTCCTGCTGCCGTCGTTTTGTGAAGAATATCGGCAAGCTGGTTTCTTTCATGGATGGTCAGATGGTCACTGTCTGGGATTTCGATACCAAGTCCGATGTTTATCAGCCGGTTGTGGATGCGCTGGCTGCCTATGTGAAAACCTGCGCCGTTGTGAATCCGTATTACGTCAGCCGTAACATGATCTCTGATGGCAAGTTCGGCACAGAGATGAACTATGAGTATGACGCTGATCATAAGGCGGTTCGCGCCTGGGATCATTTCGCTGTCGAGATTCCTCAGCGGTTCATTGTCAATTCCTATGATGTGTCCACCAAGATGGCCGAGTGGCGTGATTCTGCCAATGTGTTCAAGCGCTCTCTGGAAGAGCTGACTATGGACGCTGTGGATACTGTGCTGGAGCTGATTGCTCAGAACAGCCTGTATCGCGGCAAGGAGTTCGAGGGTTTGGTTCGTGGCTTCAAGAGCGATAAGCAGGTGTATGATCGTCTGCCCGATGAAAAGAAGTCCGCTTATGTCTGGATGGCTCCCGGCGGTGCATCGATGAACCGGCTTCGTATTCGCAATACGGCAATCGGTACTCTGCTGGTAAACCTGAGCGAGGGCATGGACGTGGATGCTGCTGTGACCGCTTTTGAAAAGGTGGTTGCTCCTGCAAACTATAAGCGTCCTAAGGCGATTTTCACCAAGAAGATGCTGGAGGATGCACAGAAAACCGTCACTGAGCTGGGATATATGAACAGTTTGGCTCGTCGGTTTGCCACTCTGGATGATATCACCGCCAACAACATCCTGTTCTGTAACCGTGATGCTGCTCCTCGGGTGATGGGCGCTGCGAATCCGTTTGAGGCAATGGCGAAATCTCTGGGTACTGATCCCAAGAAGTTCGGCCGCGCAGAAGAAATCGGCATCGAAAAGTTTGTCAAAGAAGTTCTGCCTACTGCGGCAGGTCTGGAATTGTTCATGGAGAATCGCTTCTCGAAGAACATGGTATCTCTGATTGCGCCGCAGGATAAGAGCGCGCCAAGCATGTTTAAGTGGTCCAATGGTTTCAGCTGGGCTTATACCGGTAATATGGCAGACAGCGATATTCGCGAAAACGTTAAGGCTGCTGGCGGTAAGGTGGATGGCGTGCTGCGTTTCTCGATTCAGTGGAACGATGTGCCGGGTGAATGGGATGAAAACGATGAAGATGCTCATTGCATTGAACCCGATAAGAATCACATCTATTTCGGCAACAAGTGGCACCCTCGTACTGATGGCTGCCTGGATGTGGATATCACTCATCCTTCGCGGGATAAGGCTGCGGTCGAGAACATCACCTGGCCTGACATTAAGAAGATGAAGGAGGGCGAGTACAGCTTCTATGTGAACTGTTTTGCTAGTCGTGGCGGTAAAACTGGTTTCCGTGCTGAGATCGAATTCGATGGCAACATCTACTCTTTCAACTACGATAAGCCGCTGCATGGTGGTCAGAATGTCGCCGTGGCAAAAGTCACGCTGAAGGATGGTAAGTTCTCTATCAAGGAGCAGCTGCCCAGTTCTACCAGCACCCGCGAGATCTGGGGTGTGAATTCCAATCAGTTTGTACCTGTGTCTGTGGCGATGTACTCTCCAAACTACTGGGACGAACAGACCGGCAATGGCAACCGTCACTACTTCTTCATGCTCAAGGACTGCGTCAACCCGGAAAAGCCCAATGGTTTCTACAATGAATTCCTGAAGACAGACCTGCTGCAGCATAAGCGTGTGTTTGAGGCACTGGGCTCTCAGATGGCAGTTCAGTCCGTCGATGACCAGCTGTCCGGTGTTGGCTTCTCTGAGACGCAGCACAACAGCTTCATCGTCAAGGTACAGGGGGCAACCGAGCGAGTTCTGAAAGTGGTGATTTGATGGACTATCTTTATAAACCTGGAGACAAGGTCCGACTAATTGATCATTTTGTTAAAGAACGCGAATATCGTATGGTGTCTGGACCGGGTTATGGGTGTACTACAACCGTAAAATGGACTTATGAAGAACGTTCAAGACTCGCTGGCTCTATTGTTACGATTGCCGAATATTATAAAAGTGGACGTTATCGGATCAAAGAAACTGGTGGCCGTATGTGTTGGACTGATGAGATGTTTGTCGGCCTAGCTGACGAAAGTGAGTGCTACTGCGAATCTCTACTGTGAGGTGCTAAATGGATTATCGTTATAAGCCGGGTGATCGTGTCGTAGTGATCAATGAAATTCGAGAAAACGAAGAATACTATATGCGCTCTGGGAGTCAGTCTCCGCTTGATAATGCGATCTGCGTGAACGAATGTACGATTCGCACACGAAAAGCTTTGGAGGGAACAGTCGTCACGATTCTTGAGTATCGCCGCAATCGATATATCATCAAAGAAACGAATCAGAAAATCCTGTGGACAGATGATATGTTTGTTGGTCTAGCGAACGAAACTGAGTGCTATTGTGAATCTCTGCTATGAGGTGTCAAATGGAGTATCGATATAAAATAGGCGACGCTGTTTTAGTTCGAGATGATCTTAAGTATGGTGCCTTTTACGATATGAGGTCTGGTCCTTATCCAAAAGCCAACAGTAACATTGTGACATTGGATATGTCGGAACTTCATGGGCAATTGGTTCATATTAAAGATTATTCTTCTCACGGGCACTATATCGTAGAAGAAACGTATGATTTTAGATGGACTGATGACATGTTTTCTGGTTTGGCAAACAATGAGTGCTGCTGCGAATCTCTGTTATAAGGAGGCACAAGTTGCAAGATACAAAATATCATGTAGGCGATGTCGTTATTGTCCGCCAGGATTTAGATTTTAGAAAATGTTATTGGATGCGATCAGGTGGAAAAGAAAACGCTCCTTGGAGGAACGTTGTTTCAGATGTTGTAACTGAAGACATGATAGAGCTTTGTGGACAGACTATCGAAATCGAAGAAATAGTCGATACGGTCGATGGTAAAAAATACAGAGCAAGAGGTCGCTACTGGACAGACGACATGTTTTCTGACCAAATCGGCAACGAATGTTACTGTGAATCACTTCTGTAAATCTGAAAGGAGAAATTATCATGGAAAAGAATCTGTTTGAAATCGCAACTCGTAATCGCTATCGCTTTAACTACAAGGGCGTTATGACCGTAGAGGATCTGTGGAGTCTGCGGGTCGAGGATCTGGATGCCATCTTCAAGATGCTGAACCGTCAGAAGAAAACCGCCGATGAAGATTCTCTGCTGGCCACTAAGAGCGCCGAGGATCAGGATCTGGCCAATAAGATCGATATCGTCAGGTATATCGTGTCTGTCAAGTTGGCTGAGGCAGCGGAGCGTGTGTCTGCCGCCGAGAAGAAGGCACAGCGCGATAAGATCATGGAGATCGTGGCAAAGAAAAAGGATAAGGCTCTGGAAGACATGGGCATCGAGGATCTGATGAAGAAGCTGGAAGAGCTGAACTGAGAAGGGAAGTATCAAACATGAAAGTTGTTGAAAGCGCAAGCAATCTGTTCCTGTATGGCGACGATATGAAGGCGTATGACAAGATTCCGGCGGGTACCTATGATATCCACTGTTCTGAGATGACCGGTTTCTATCTGTCCCGCCGCCCCGATATGGTCATCAACGAAAAGGTGTATGGTGTCCAGAGCAGCAAGGTTGCCAAAGTGCTGAATTCGTTCAAAGTGTTCAACCGCAACCTGGGTGTCATCCTCAGCGGCAACAAAGGCATTGGCAAATCTCTGACCGCTAAGATGATTGCAATCGAGGCCGTCAAGCAGGGCTATCCTGTCATTCTGGCTAACTGCTATATCGGCGGTATCGCCAATTTCATCGAATCCATCGATCAGGAAGTTATGATCTTGTTTGACGAGTTTGATAAGACATTCAAGGCCAGGGACAATGAAAGTCCGCAGGATACGATGCTGAGTCTGTTCGATGGCACCAGCGCGGGCAAAAAGCTCTTCGTTGTCACCTGTAACCAGCTCAATGGCCTGAACGATTATCTGGTCAACCGTCCCGGCCGCTTCCACTATCACTTCCGCTTCGATTATCCGGGCGCTGATGAGGTCGAAACCTACCTCAAGGATAAGCTCGAAGAGAAGTATTACGATCAGATCCCCGCTGTGGTCGATTTTTCTGGCAAGATCGATCTGAACTATGACTGCCTGCGGTCTATCGCCTTTGAACTGAATCTGGGCACTCCATTCGCAGAGGCCATCAAGGATCTGAATATCATCAACATGAACGAGACCAGCTACAAGCTCACTGTTATCTTCAAGGATGGTTACCGTGCGTCCTGCACCAAGCGTTTTGATATGTTCAATGGTGCACAGCGTATCTGTTTTGATGTCAAGCTGAAAGATGGCTACTGGCCTGATTGCTACATCAACACCGAGGATATCCAGTATAACCCCGCCAACGGTGAGCAGTTCATTGATGGCAAGAAGGTTGATGTGATCAATCCGTATTCCAAGAGTGATGACGATGAAAAGGACCGTTATGAAGCTTTTGAAAAGGACAACGGTGTGGTCAAAGTCATCATCTCCCGTACTCGTGAAAGAGACATTCACTACATGGTCTAAGGAGGTTCAATATGGTCAAAGCAAATCATTATAAAATCAGTTCTTTTCCTGACGGTACTCCGCTGATCAAGAAGGATCTGACCATCAATTATCTCAACGTGATCAGCATCGTCTGGACGTTTGAATCCATGGCCGAGCTTCCCACGGTCATTATGATCGCAAAAGACGCAAAGGATAACGGAGCAGACGTCGAGCTGTTTATGCCGTACATCCCGAATGCTCGTATGGACCGCGCCTATCACGACGAAGATGTGTTCACTCTCAAGTGGTTCGCAGATGAAATCAATCGATGTGGATTCAGCTACGTTACCGTGTTTGACCCTCACAGTGATGTGGCCCCCGCACTGATCGATCGGTGCGAAGTACATACTCCGATTCGTGAGATTTGTCAGGCAATCGAAGAAAGTAAGCCTGATGTGATCTACTTCCCGGATGCCGGCGCAATGAAACGATATGAGGAAACTGTTCACTGGGCACTGGAGCGAGTCAAGTGCAACGCCTATATCATCCATGGTGATAAAAAGCGGGACTGGGCAACAGGCAAAATTCTCGGTCTGGATGTTGTTGGTGAAGTGAAGCCTGGTGAAAAGGTTCTGATGATCGATGATATCTGTTCTTACGGCGGTACCATGTTCTATTCGGCCAAGAAGCTGAAGGAACTGGGTGCTGGTGATATCGATATGTATGTCAGCCATTGCGAAAACAGCATTCTGGATTCTGAGCGTGGCCATCTGTTTGATGATCCGGAACTGATTCATATGGTCTATACCACAGACAGTATCTTTACCGGCCATCACGATAAGATCACTGTTTTTGAACACAAGTGGGACGAGGACTGATATGGAAGTTTGGGCATTAGATATTCATTTTAATACAGATGGAGATTTTGGTTGGCGGCTTGCTCCGGTTGCAATGACCTATAATGCCAACAATCAATTTTACAGGCTGAGTGTAGTTCGAGAAGTTAAAAACGATGTCGAAAAACGTCAAGTGATTGCCGAATTTAATTGGATTTTGGAACAGCTGATTAAAAATCTTTATACCACCAGAGAGTACGTTTCCGACTACGTTGAAGAAATACTAAATGACTCTCTTGACGAAGAGTGGAAAGAAGATTTCTATCATGAACTGTCTGGCAACTACGATGGTTCCTATGTTCAATTCCGAATTCATACGTCAAAAGATAAAATGTCTTTCAAGATTAACTGCACAAGAGAAGAATACGAAAAAATTCAAAAGAAGTATGGAGACTGCCTTGGAATCGATGGAAGGCAGGTTGTAAAAGAATTATTGAAGGGCTAAATATGAAGTATGCAAAAGGTGAAATCCTTAGTGCATATCAGCGCTTGACGAAAAGTATCAAATATGGAGATGCATACTGGTCTGAAAAAGCAATGATAAGTGATGTTCTGAGTGATTACTTCAATCGAATCGAGAGCAAGAAAGTTGTAATCGATCCAAAGTATGAAAGCTACAGATGCCCAAAGTGCAATACAACGTTAATTGGTCAATATGATCACTATTGCGGACAATGTGGTCAGAAATTGGACTGGAGGATTTGAAATGATCAATATCAACCCGATGCTGCTGTGTGATTTCTACAAGACAACCCACAGTAAGCAGTTTCCGGCCGGCACTACCAAGCTGGTCAGTTATTTTACTCCACGCATGAGCCGACTGGATGGCGTGGATGAAGTCGTTGTGTTCGGCATTCAGGCGTTCTGCAAGGATTATCTGGTACGATATTTCAACGACAATTTCTTCGACGAACCAAAGTGTATTGTAGTTCCTCAGTACAAGCGTGTCCTGGATGCGACCATTGGTAAGGATGCTTACGATCTGAGCAAGATTGCAGCGCTACATGATCTGGGATATCTTCCTGTTGAAATCAAGGCGCTGCCAGAAGGTACTCGTTGCCCCATCCATGTGCCGTTCCTTGAGATGAGCAATACGCATCCTGATTTCGCATGGGTTCCGCAGTTCCTCGAATCTTTTATGAGTTCTGAGCTGTGGCATCCAATGATTTCTGCAACGGTCGGAACTCTGTATCGCGATATTGTGGACAAGTATTACGATGAAACCGTTGAGGATGGCGTGCCTCATGCTCGTGCTTTGGGTGATTTCAGTTTCCGTGGTCAGGAGTGTATGCAGTCGGCAGTTAAGTCAAGCGCCGGTTGGTGTCTGAGTTTTCTGAATACGGCTACTGTCCCTGCGATTCCGTATCTGGAAGAAATGTATCGCTGCAATTGCGAAGAAGAGCCCGTTGCGTTTGGCGCTGTCAGTACCGAGCATAGTGTGATGTGTTCTAACTTCGCTGTCGATGGCGACGAGATCACTTTCATCCGCCGGGCGCTGACGGAGCTGTATCCCAATATGAGCTTCAGTATGGTGTCTGATTCCTACGACTACTGGAATCTGGTCGATAATATCCTGCCGCAGCTCAAGGATGAAATCATGGCTCATAATGGTACGCTGCTGATCCGTGGCGACTCTGGCGACCCGGTCGAAATCGTCACGCAGACGGTCTATCATCTGTGGGATATCTTTGGCGGCACAGTCAACAGTAAGGGCTACAAGGTACTCAATCCTCATGTGAAGGCACTGTACGGCGATTCCATTACGGTGCAGCGGTGCGAAAAGATTTATGCCGAACTCAAAGCACACGGTTTCGCCTGCAACAATGTCAGCCTTGGCGTTGGCTCTTTCTCTATGCAGTGCATCGAGCAGAATGGTCAGTTGAAACCGTTCACCCGCGATACGTTCGGCATGGCTGTCAAGGCAACTTATGGCGTGGTCAATGGTAAGGAGATTCAGATCTTCAAGGACCCCAAGACCGACACTGATCACTTTAAGAAGAGCCTGAAGGGTATGTGCTATGTCACTAAGGATGTAAACGACGAGCTGGTTTATGTCGATGGCCTGATGGATCACGCAGCTCATTCGGATGGTAACCTGCTGCAAACCGTGTTCCGCAATGGGGCCATGATCAAAGAGTACAGCCTAAAGGAAGTTCGCGATCGTCTGTGGGAAGGTGAATTCTGATGGAGAAGCCGATTCTTCAGTTTTGGAGTAATCAAAGACTTATCTGGAAAGGTGAGCGGAAAGATGCTGTGAAGCTGATTAAGGCAGGAGCGTTTGACAATCTGAACGTGATGGTATGGACGCAGGACCTTGAGAATTTTAATCTGCACAGTCAACGAGGAGCACAATATTTTGGAATCAAAGAGCTAAATCGGAGGTGAAATATGGCTGTTGTAATCAAAGAAGGCAATGTGTTTGATTCTGACGCTAAGATCATCTGTCATCAGGTGAATTGTCAGGGCGTTATGGGGTCAGGTGTTGCCAAAGAAGTTCGTGAGCGGTATCCAAAGGTGTACGAGGAATATCACATTTACTGCGAAAGCAACAAGGATTGTCCTGAACGAATGCTGGGTGTCGCTCAGATGGTTCCAGTTGATGAAAAAGGTTCTCGATGGATCGTCAATTGCTTCGGTCAGAACGGTTATGGATATGACGGAAAGCAGTACACGTCTGTTGGCGCACTGTTTGAAGCATTCAAAGAAGTGGCCAAAATCGCCAAGGCATCAGGAGTCAAAGTGGCTATGCCGTATGGGATCGGTTGTGTTCGTGGCGGTGCAAAATGGCTGCTTGTGAAAGAAATCATCGATTTTACATTTAAAGACGTTGACGTGGAACTGTGGAGATTGGAGGGTAAATAATATGCGCAAGTATGAATTTGATGCAGCAAAGACAAAGGATGAAATCATTGCGTGGATTCGGAATTATTTCCGCAAGAATGGTCCTGATTGTAATGCGGTGATCGGTATCTCTGGTGGCAAGGATTCCAGTATCGTGGCTGCTCTGTGCTGTGAAGCGCTGGGCAATGGCCGTGTAATCGGTGTTTTGATGCCCCAGGGTGCTCAGAGCGATATCGATGTGGCGCGGGAACTGGTTGCCTATCTGGGAATCCAGTCTCATGAAATCAATATTGCCGAAACTGTGAACGCATTATTGGCTAATGGCCGGGCGGCTGGTTTGTGCGATTCCAAGCAGGCTCGTGTAAATCTGCCTGCACGAATCCGTATGGCGACCCTGTTCATGGTATCTCAGAGCAGGAATGGGCGAGTGGCTAACACGTGTAACTATTCGGAGGATTATGTCGGCTGGGCTACGCTATTTGGTGATGGCGCAGGTCAGTTCAGTCCTCTCGGTAAGCTGACCGTCACCGAGGTTAAGGCTGTTGGTCGTGAGCTGGGTCTTCCTGAAAAGTTCATCGAGAAAGCACCTGCTGATGGTCTGACTGGCAAAACCGACGAGGACAATTTCGGCTTTACCTATGACTTCCTCGATAAGTACATTCGCACTGGTGATTTCGGCGGTGACACTGCAACCGCAGCAAAGATCGATCGGATGCACGATGCGAACGCATTCAAACTGTTGACGATGCCTGTATATAAATCTAATTTTTACGAGATTGACTGGTAAGGGAGAGTTCTTATGGGAAAAGAAAAAGTTGATGTCTTGATTGTTGTTGATATGCAGAACGATTTTGTCACCGGTCCGCTGGGTACTCCTGAAGCACAGGCCATTGTGCCGAAGGTCGTTGAGAAGATCAAGAACTGGAAGGGTGAAATTCTGTATACGCAGGATACGCATTATGACAACTACCTCGAAACTCAGGAAGGCAAACATCTTCCTGTAAAACATTGTATCGAACATACGAGGGGCTGGTTATTTATTGATGAAATCGAACACGATATTTTGCCGGAAATGAAAGACCCACAAGCAAAAATTTACGAAAAGAGAACTTTTGGTTCGACATTGCTAATGGAAGATTTATGCGACTCTCATTTCTCTACAATTGGAGGAATGGCAGATTTTAAGGTCAATTCCATTACTCTGGTCGGCCTCTGCACGGAGATCTGTGTCATTTCGAATGCGCTTCTGCTTAAGGCAGCACTACCTGAAGTTCCCATCATTGTGGATGCAAGTTGCTGTGCCGGTGTGACTCCTGAGTCCCACAAGAATGCGCTGGCCGCCATGAAGATGTGTCAGATCGAAATCGTGAACGAGGAATAAAATGCACTACGTTAATAGCGATATTATTTTGGACGCTGACGAAGCAAGACGGTTTCAGTATCTTCTAAGGCATCCAAACGTAGAGGAAATACAAAGGAAGTTAAAGGCTTGTAACGATGCTCTCGCTAAAATGAATTATCGAGAGAACGAAGACGGGACTACTTCTTTTGATATTGATCTTGAGGTGTAAACCATGCGCTACAGAGTAGATGTAAAAGTCGAAGGATACATTCTGGTTGAAGCAAATGATCCTTTTGAAGCTCATAAAATCGCAGACATGCATCAAGAAGATATCGTTTGGGATAACTGGATGACATATACAAGCTGTAAAAAGATTCAAGGAGCCTAATATGGAAGAGATTATTATTTTCGGTTAACGTCCGGATGCCAGGTGATTGGCGGTACTGGGGCAGACATAACCGCCGCCAGAATAATTTGTAAAGGAGAATAGATATGAGCGAGGAAATCGAAAAGAAGCAGACTGAACTTAAAGGTGAGATCTATGAAGATCTGAAGAAATATTTGACGTGGGATGATTATATCAAACTCACCAAATGGCTGAACGAACATAATTTTTGGTTTGCTCCTGCATCTGCAAAATATCATGGCTCTCATCCATGTGGTTTGGCCGAGCATAGCATTGCCGTTGTAAAGGCTCTTGTTTCGTTGACAGATAAATTAGGACTGAAATGGGAAAATCCACGCTCTCCGTATCTAATTGGGCTGCTGCATGACGTTTGCAAAACAGATCAGTATCTTTTTATCCCGGATAAAGGAACATATGAGTATCTGAATAACTCTATTTTCAGTCATCATGGTGAAAAATCCATCTGTATGCTGGCGAGTGTTATCACCCTGACAGAGGAAGAAGTCGCGTGTATTCGATGGCATATGGGGGCATATGAGACAGATACGAACGAATGGAAGTATTATGGTCGGGCCATTAGCCAGTATCAGAATGTGCTGTGGACTCACACGGCAGATATGATGGCCAGTCATATTGCTGGTGTGTAAGGAGGGATTATAATGTCGCCCTGTTTGATGTGCGCCGAAAAGAACTGTCATAACTGTCCATGTGCGATCTGTGAGGTCGTCAATGGCAAGCTGCAGGACAATTTTGTAATGCAGACAGCAATGAAGAATAAAGCGGACTACAAGAAATTCATGGTGCGTCTTTCAGTAGAGCTTCAACAAATCGGCCAGATGAAATCCAGGAGCTGGACGGACAAAAACAACTGGCGCGGATTCCCGGCGGGCTGGTTCAAGCATGATGATCTGGTTTCGTGGCTGCTCTGTCATTGTTAAAAGGAGATGGCAAGATGAGATACACGGTATATATTACAGCAAATCGCTATTACGAAGTACATATCAAGGATGCAAAAGATACAGACGATGCAATGCAGCAGGCTCTGGCAAAGTATGATAACGGAGAGCTCGAAAGCTATGAGGATGAGTTTGAATCGGCGTTCGCAGAATCGGAGGATGATTGATTGGCAAGCAAGTGGCAAACCTGTCGGCTATCAGAAACTCAGGATCGTCGGGTGAAGTTGACCAAGGCCAAAAAGGAAGAAATCGCCCGTAAGTTTGAAACCGGCGAATACTCACTCCGGGGTTTGGCGCGGGAGTACAATGTCTCGCACAAAACGATTTCGCTCATTGTCGATCAGCGGGCGAAACGAAAGAACGACGAATACAACAGAACACACTGGATGTATTATCGTCCGGATGCAGAAACAATGCGGGAAGCGCACCGAAGGTCAAAAGAATATAAAAAGCGACTGTACGAAAGAGGAGAGTTGAAATAATGGGACAGCGGTTGGTTATTACGGTCCATGCGTTTGATGAGGATATCGCCACGATCTATTATCACTGGTCTGCATATACAACCAGCGCACTGGACGAAGCTCAGAAGATCCTTAAAAATGTCAAATGGGAAGATACCACGTCAAAGGACGAATTGATCCTGCGTATCGTTCGCTTCATGGAGTCCAATGGAGGCTGTATCGATTTTGAGGATAAGCCGGAGTTCAATAAGCGTTTTCCGAATGTTGAGTTTAAGGACGATGGCTCCCGCAACGATGGTCTTGTTGCAATCTCTGAGCAGGTAATGGACAAGCAAAAATACTGGTCTGAGGGCGATTTGACCATTGATTTTGATAACGAAATGATTTGTAACTCGGTTTTCTGGTGGTATGATTCGGACGAATCTCTGCGGAATGAACTTGGCGAGGATTGCGATATTGATTTTGACACTATTCCGGAGCTCAAGGTCGATCCTGACGAATTCTCGTTCGATGATCTTACATATATGATCAAGACGTTTACAGATGGCTATAGTTATCATCGCTATCATGGGGAAATCTGGGAAAGTATTGATGGATGAGTGAGGTGATAAAAATGACACGAGAGGAATTGCAGTCGATCATTACAAGCGAACCGTATAATTTTCTGCGCACCAATCCGAATTTGGGCAAGCAAGTGATGTTTTTGACCATTGGCGGCAGCCACGCCTATGGAACGAATGTGGAAGGGTCAGACGTTGATATCCGGGGTGTCGCACTTAACACAGAACATGAGCTGCTTGGCATGGACACGTTCGATCACTGGGTCGATGAAACCACTGATACAACGGTATTCAGTTTCAACAAAGCAGTCAAACTCATGTGCAGCGGCAATCCGAACATGCTGGAGCAGCTTGGGAATGCTGACGATCTTGTCATCAGCTATCATCCAGCCACAAAGCTTTTGATGGATAATAAGAAGTTGTTCCTATCCAGACAGGTCGTGTATTCGTTTGGTGGCTTTGCAGATAAATTGTTCAAGAAGGCAGTCACTTTGGGCGAATGGTGTAATCAATACCCAGAAGATCAGATCACAAAGAAGCGAATGAACAAAACCATTATGAATATGATTCGTCTTTACCTTATGGTCTTTGATATTCTGGAAAAGGGTGAGATCATTACGAATCGGGCGGAGAACCACGACCTGTTGATGATGGCTCGAAACGGTGAATTCCAGGCTGCCAACGGTTATATCAAGCACGATGTAAAAGATTTCCACAAAGAATATGAAAAGCGCCTGCAGTACGATAAGGCGAACACTGCTTTGCCGGACACCATCGATAGAAACCGTGTCAACGAGTTAGTTGTGACTATCAATCGAATGGCGCTAGAAATGGCTTGATGTCCGATTTATAGGACTGGTCTCGTAATATTATAATAAGGAAGGAGTATACCCTCCACGGATGAGGGTATGAAAATTGAATATGTTAAAGCTGTCAGTGTCGAACGCAAACAGCAAGATGGGGAGTATCAAGTCGATCTCGATGCCCCGTATCAAAACCTGTGCTCCAGGCGTTCCGTGCGCAAAAACGTGCTATGTCAGTCACTTCGACTGGCGAACCACGGTACGAAACGCCTATGACAACAATTTGAATCTGTGGTTAACAGACCCTGACGGCTTTGAAGTCCAAGCGACTGCAGCTGCTTATGGGTCTTTTTATTTTCGGTGGCATGTCAGTGGAGATATCGTGGATGAACGATATTTCGATATGATGTGCCGCATCGCAACTAGACTCCCTCGCACCCAGTTTCTCGCATTCACTAAGAAATACGATCTGGTTAACACATTTGTGAAATCTGGCGGTACGATTCCCAGAAATTTACATATTCTCTTTTCATCCTGGCCTGGCTATAATGTAAATAACCCCTATAATCTTCCAGTTGCTTATGTGGCATTTAAAGATGGATATTGTGAAGCGCCAGCAGATGCATATGAGTGTTCTGGACATTGCGAGGATTGTGCTTACGCTGGTAAAAACTGCTGGGTCATGGGGCGAGGCCAGTCCATTGTTTTAAAAGAGCATTAAGGATTTTATAGACCCCTATTATAATAATGTAGGAAGGATGATATAAATGGCGTATGTTCTTACCAACGGACACACCTATATCACAAAAAAGCCGAATGGCAAATTCACAACAACATACGATTCAAGCCTGGCCTCGCAGTATGATGCAGAAAGCAAAGCCTGGAACGTATTGAATTGTCTGCCGCGTACATATAAAGAAGCCGGGTATCTCCCAAAAAAAATCGAAGTCAAGGAAGCATCGGCACAGTTAAAAGAGATGGTCGCTCCAGCACAGCCAGAACGAAAGCGGTTCGATCCTGTATCTTATCCTGTCGAAGATTCAGAGTGGATGACTGATTTTAAAAAGAGTCTCAAAATTGTCGATAAAACTCTCAGCAGTTTAAAGCCGATGTATGCAAACCTCTATTCTGATCTGACTCGGGCAACAGATGAGATTGATGATCTGGAGCACGCCATTGAGCTTGTCAAGGCAAATGCAGTCCAGCGCTGCTTTCTGGAGAATGAACTAAAGAAGGCGCGTAAGATCCGCCGTGAATGCAAGGATGCGATGAGTCTGATCGAGATGGTATTGAAGTTCAATCTGGATGACTGGGGAACTGGCAGGGTGCAGTCTGAAATCGTTCGCCTGGAAACCCGGTGTTATACACCGAAAGTCCGCGATGATATTTTTGTTTAAGGAGTGATTTATTATGAGTGGAGCAGTATCGTTTGTTTTAGGGTTATTGGGACTGGGAGCGTCTGGCGCAGTAAATGCGAAAAACGGAATTGAACAGATGAAAAAGCAGGCAGAGCTGGATCAAATTTATACAGCACAAGCTACTGACCGGTCAAACTCAGAAATCCGCCAGATGCATGATCGCGTTCGCAAAGAATGGCATAACATTCCAGACTGTCATCCAAATTGTCTTGGTAAATGGCCACACGATTATTCTGACCGTATGGGTCCCTATTATCAGACTAAGTTTTGGTTCCGCGATCATCTGAACGCCAAGGGTATCCCGTATGACGATGCCATCCTGGACGAAGTCTGCGGCGTGAACTATGAGAAGCTGATGAACAAGATGCTAGACGATGCTGTTCATGGCAGAAGACGGCACAGATCGTTCTAAACAATTAAAAGTTGTTATTTCGGGTTGAAATGCGCCATGTTTTGTGGTAAAATAACAACCGAACTGAATTTGGTTAGAAAAACAGGACATCTTTTAGTTGGTTGGAGGGCAAAATGCGGATCACATATACTGCCCAGGAAATGTACGAACATATCCGATCATATGACATCATTGAGTTCTGGGGCAGCCGGAACGAAGAAAATGTCTGCATGATCAAAGCCAAGTCATCCTGCGTTGCACTGAGAAAAGGCAAGCAATACAACTACATCAGTATCGAATGCCAGTTTGACCACAGGTCAGACATCCTTTGTTGCTGCTGCAACATTACAGGCAACGTGTTCTCTTGTGAAATTGAGAGGGGGAAAAAGTCTGAGCACCTTATTATTACATCCGATTATGCAGAGGAGCCAATCACACTTTTTTTAAAAAATCTCTGAATTGGTATTGTAAAGTGTGAATGAGTGTGGTATAATAAGGACACAAAGTAAAACAGATGGTCAGCAAGGAGGTCATAATATGTTTAAGGCTGGCTCAAGTGTCCCAAAAATCGGTGAGATTCGTCTCGGTTATGTTGCCGATATCAAGCAGGAAGGAAAAACTGTCCATAAATATTATGGCGTTCATCCTTATCTGATCGTCAGCAACAACATCTACAACAAAAACTCTGGTCAGTGTGAGGTGATTCCCTTCACCACAAAGCGCTGGAACAGCCGCAACCCGGTCCATGTTGATTTTGGTGTAGGTGAAGTAGATGGCTTGCCGCATGAATCCACTCTTGTGATCGAAGGCCGCGATACGTTGTTAAACTCTCAGCTGAGCGAACCAATCGGAACGTTCTCTGATAAGAACTGGCAGCGCGCAGCGAACGCAATGGTGATCCAGTGTCCGATGCTTGCGGCTGCATTCAGTACAAATCTGGTCTCTGCATCATAAAATCTACGATTCTGTTTGCAAAATCTTCTTACATAGTGTACAATGAATCTAATAGTTCATATACCGACCCACTGTGTAAGGAGATATCAAACGATGAGACAGAGTGCGGAATATTATAATGAAGAGCTCAAGACCAGATTTATTCTGGATAAAATGTGCGAAAAAGATTCCAACGGAGATCCAGCTAAGGATTCCGCTGGCGAATATATCATTCTTGCTAAGAGTAAGAACAGGTATAACAAGGTTCGCAGCATTTTTCATAAGCTTGCCGCGTTCGAACAGAAGTATGAGAAAGACTTTTATGAGATCGAGTCTGACAAAGACGAAGAATTTATAAATGATCTGTTCTCAAGGTGGATTTCCGAACTGAATGAAAACTACAGCATCTTTGTGTTGTCTATTTTCAAGCAGTATATTATGTGGTGCAGAGATGAGGGTTTGCTTTCAACGCAGCGGTACTATCAGCATCCGTTCTTTGACATGGAAATGTCCGGATGGAAAAAGAAAGACACCAGTTCCACTTTCCGCTCTGAGCGTGTAAAGAACCAGCTGGAAGCCATTGCAAACAAGAGTACCGATGAATTGGCTGAAAACTATGTGTTTCCATCAGAAGATAATTTCTTCACCTACGTCGTTTCTGTGTTCTCGGAAGAAGGGGCTATTATAACAGGCGCAATCATGTGTCTGCTGTATTATGGATTCCAGTCCGAAGAGATTCGCATCATCAAAAGAAAAGACGTTGATGTAGACACGAGAACCGTCTGCGGGAAATATATCGATCACGATATCGCATGGTCGATCATCTGTAAAGCCAAAAACACGACCACCTATCTCAAAAACCACGCAAAGGGACAACTTGGGAAGTTAGAAATGAATCTCGGCGATGGTCCATATCTTATTCGTACAAGCAGAGAGAGTTCCAATGATAACCCTGTGCCAATTGGATACTTCAAAGACCTGTATCGAAGAGAAAAGAAAATTGTTGAGGGGCTTCCGCCAACATCTAACTATAAAAACATCCTTGTTAAAACAAGCACCATCAAAAACCTGCGCGAATTCTATGAGATCATGTCAGAAGAGCACGAGTATGGTATCGAATATGTAGCTGAAAAATTCAGACAGAACCAATATGATACGCCGCTCACATTCCGAAAGTATCAAATAATGCGCGAGAAAGCAAGAAAATTATAAAAATGAAGGGGCCTGACCAGCCCCTGAATTTTTCCTTTACCATTCACACTTTACACTGTCATTATAATGAATAGGAGGTGATTGAAATGAGAAAGACGATTGCAGCCATTGTTGTAACCGGCGTTTATCTGCTGACGAATTTGCTCAGCGGTGAAGCAGCGGGTCCGGTCGAGACATATCAGGGCTGGAGCGATGAACTCAAGTCGTATACGCAGTCTGTATGTGACGAATACAATGTCGATTATTCGTTGGCGCTCGGTGTGATTTATAACGAAAGCAGGTTCCAAAGTGGCCTGACTCACGTGAATTCAAACGGCACAGTCGATTACGGTCTGATGCAGGTCAACGAGGTCAACTTCGATTATCTCAACAAGACGCTTGGCGTTCGATCCATGTCTGAACTGCTGGATGATAGAACGGGCATCAGATGTGGTGTTCAGCTGCTGGCGTATCATAAGCAGTACACTGGCAACGATTCGGCGGCGCTTCTTCGCTACCAGATCGGGGCAGGGAAGTACAAACAGTACCTGAGGAAAGGTCGGTACACAAACCAGACGCATCAACAGGTGCTTACATATCAGAGCGAACTCGCTTCTTATATGGATTCCTTACAGTAGGAAAAAGATCAGGCGGTAGAAAAACGTCTGTTTGATCTGATCAATCGGTGGAGTGAATCCACCTTTATATGCTGGAGTGGCGCAATGGCAGCGCAGGAAATTTGTAATTTTCAGGTTGCAGGTTCAAGCCCTGTCTCCAGCACCATTAGAACAGCGGGCAACCGCATCAAAGATTATGTATTACAAAGGAGAATAATTATGACTACTGAAACTATGACAATTCATCGCGCACTGGCCGAGCTGAAGGTTTTGGACGATCGTATCATGAAGCTGCTGAGCGAGGCCAAGTTTTGTGGTGCCGCTAAGAATTGTATGCAGAAGCTGGGCGGTGTAACTATTGAAGAGTACAAGCAGAATGCCCAGTCTACTTATGATAAGATCACTGATTTGATGGCTCGTCAGGCAGCGATTAAGCGGGCGGTGTCCGAGTCCAATGCGGTTACTCATGCTGTTGTATGTGGACATGATTATACTGTTGCGCAGCTTATTTGGATGAACCAGCACGGCATTGATTTCAAGAGTACTTTGCTCAATGTTCTGGAGCGTCAGTATGCAAGCGCAGTTGCTGCTACTGAGGCTGCAAACTCCAAGCTGAGTGATAAGGCAGATGATTTTATCAGCCGAAACAACGCTGGCGCAGACAAGAACAGTATGGATGCGGAAGCTATTAAGGATATGCGAGAGAGCTACATTGAGCGTGAAACCATGCAGCTGGTCGACGGTATCAACATCAAGAAGATCAAGGAAGAACTGGCTGATGAGATTAATAAGTTCAAGGCTGAGGTTGACGCGGTTTTGTCTACTTCTAACGCCATGACTGAGATCACAATCGAATACTGATATTTAATCAGCGAAGCATATTCACTGTCTATCGAAAACGACAAACTGTAATCGTTCGTTCTTTGCTGATGGTAGCCTGCTTGAACGAAATCAAATAATAAAAAAGCTAATAACCATTCATATAAAAGCTGGCCTCATAAGCCGACAAGATGAAATCAAGTAAAATATTTGGTAATACTTGAATTTTTGGATTTGTCAAGAGGTTAAGACGCAAGCCTATAAGCTTGAAACGATGGTTCGAATCCATTATCCAAAAAAACCGAATCAAGAGAAGGAGTTGTCCCAAGGGCCAACACGTAGTTGATTCAAATGTCTTGGAAAGGTTAACGGTTATTGATTTAAAGGTTAAAGGTTGAAAGTTCAAAGCTTAAACTTCTAGCTAAAGATTAAACAGTAACGAATACAGGTCAAAGGTTTATAAAATCCATGGGCACAGGTTTGTGGATCGATTACATAAGTCCCGTTGTTTACCACATGGCTGGTAGATGGTGAGCGCCTTGGCAGGGGCGTAACAATACCTGCCGTTTATATGGGAGAATAGCTTAACTGGTAGAGCTGGGTCGAAAGCCTGAGCGTAGGTTCGAGTCCTACTTCTCCAAATAAATTAGGAGGATAAAATCATGGGATATGCCAACGGATATGTTCGAATTTATATGCCTAATCATCCACATGCAAATATTAGTGGAATGGTATATGAACATGTTTTAGTTGCAGAAAAGAAACTTGGAAGATATCTAACTGCTGAAGAAGTAGTGCATCATATTGATCATAATCGGTCCAATAATAATCCAGACAACTTAATGATTTTTAAGACCAAAAAGGATCATTCGATTTTCCATATGAATGAAGAAGATTTCACTTTATGTACATTTGATATTGATGGAACGGTTTCGTGTAAAAGCAACCCATTAAAAATCAATCATTGTGTGCGTTGCGGTTGTGTTATATATCCTGGAGCTACGCTGTGCCGAGAATGTTACAGGAAGGAAGCACGAGACGGACGCCCTAAAAGAGAAACTTTGAAAAATCTGATAAGATCATTTCCTTTTGAACAAATAGGGCGACAGTTCAATGTGACTGGAAATTGCATAAAGAACTGGTGCAAGTATTATAATTTGCCATTTAAATCTAGCGATATAAAAAATTATACAAATGAAGAATGGCTGATGGTATAAATTATGGTTCTGTAGCTCAGTCGGTAGAGCAGGGGACTGAAAATCCCTGTGTCGCTGGTTCGATTCCAGCCGGGACCACCAATGTGCAAGTTGATTTGATAATTGAGTTTGGTCGAAATCTTCCATAAAAAGGTTGTCCGCCAAGGTCGAAAAAATCAACATGAATTCTCACCAAAATGATGTTATCAATGAAATTTGCAACAGGATTAGCGAGGCAGTCACACTCCTGATCAGGGGCCGATGTAGCAAGCTTGGTCAAACTGCGTGCCCTGACGATGATAAGATCCGCATTCCGAGCGCAACTGTGCGTGAGTCTCACCAGCTCGAAAACAGTTTATATGCGATCGTAGCTCAATTGGTAGAGCACTTGACTTTTAATCAAGGGGTAGCGGGATCGTAACCCACCGGTCGCACCAATACCTGTCTGTGGTTGGGTAAACAGTCTTGTGGAGACGCTGACAAGATAGAAGAGCGAGCGTCATATCCGTGGGCGGGCATTCGGATTCGATGTGCGCCCATAGCTTAATTGTTAAAGCCGCAGTCTCTAAAACTGTCATTTTGCGGGTTCGAATCCTGCTGGGCGTGCCAAACAAATTACATAACAGTATCCCTTATTTTATAGAAAGGAGCTAATCTTGTGAAACAGCAGCAAATTTATAAAGGCATCATAGGCCATCAGGGTTGGGGTGCTGATGAATTTGAACATCAATACGGACGTTGGAGTGGAGTTCGAAATAACTGGGCAAAGGCAAAACTTCGTGATAAGCGTCTCGCGAAGCACAGGACGAATCAAATCAGAAATGAACAAATCAGGAAGGAGCTTGAACATTATGGCAATGATTGATCCGTATGATGATGACTTCGGTGCCATTTGTAATTGTGCTGTTCGATACGCAGTCGGGCGCAGAACATATATGCCTGGTCTTGTGATCGATTTCATTACATCGCATCTGAGCGAGTTGACAGATAAAACGCTATGGTGCTTTCAGCAGGATCTATATCAACGTCTGGATGAAGGGTTTAATTTTGGAGATGAATTCGATTTTCAAAACTGGATGAACTTTCTGGAAGATGTTGATAAAGAGATCAAGAAAAGAAAACAGCCCAGCGGCCATAACCACTGAGCTGTCAGGATTACCCGATGACGTGATTCATCTGCAGAACCATCAGTATGAGCCCGACGATACTGCAAATGTCACCAGCGACATCAAGAAAATCTTTCGCCTAACGCTTCATCTAAGCACCTCCAATTCGCTCGAGACGCGAGAACAATGTCCGTCATTGAGGAACTGGTGTGTCTAGTGAGAGTTAAGTTGGCAAAAGTGTATCACGTTGTTACGCGATTGTCAAGAATCATCCCGAGCATGATGTGAAAAGGCTTGTTATATGCGGCAATGGCTGAGTGGTTTAAAGCGGTGGACTTGAAATCCATTGATGGTAATACATCCGCGAGTTCGAATCTTGCTTGCCGCGTGTTATGGCCTGTTAGTCAAGAGGTGAAGATGCTGCCCTTTCACGGCGGAGACATCGGTTCAATTCCGGTACAGGCCATTTTTTGAAAATTAAATATTGTGAGGTATCAAAATGAAAACGACGAAGAAAGATTGGATCTATCGTGTGATTCTTCTGATTCTGTTGGCGATTATCTGGGACATTGGCGCGGCTTTGACTTCGCCAATTTTTGTTCCCCAGAAAGGCGCTGTGTTTCGGGAATTCTTCCTGTTGATCCAAAATGGAACAATGTTGAAAGCATTCCGATATTCGCTGGTTCGCATTACGGTGGCAGCCGCTTTGAGTGCCGGCATCTCCATTCCTCTTGGCTGTCTGATGAAAATCTGTCATCCGCTTCAAAAGCTGCTCTATCCAGCAATTCGAGCAATGCGGTTTTTGCCAGTCACTGCCTTCTATCCACTGTTGACTATGTGGTTTGGAATCGGAGAGAAAATGAAGATCGCTTTCTTATTTGTAGCTAGCTTTGTGTTCATGCTTCCAAGCGTTCTGATCGCCCTGGATGATGTCAGTGATGATGTGATCGAGGCAGCCAGTATTGACGGCGCAGGGAAGTTCAGTACAGTAACACGAATCATCTTTCCAATTGCAGCGCCTTCCATCTGTCAGTCATTCGCCACAATGTATGCCATCGGTTGGACCTATATCGCAGTGGCCGAGACAGTGAATGCGAAGTACGGTATTGGCTATCTGATCTATACTTCGTCCGCTCGTGGCCGTACATCTCTGGTGTTTGTTGGAATATTGGCGATTGTGATTTTCAGTATTCTGTTTGACTGGATCACAAATATCTGTATCAAGAATGTTTTCAAGTGGAAATTTTCATAAGGAGGACAACATGTCGCACGAAATTGAGATTCAAGGCTGTCTGAACATTCCAGATGATGCGAACTTTGATGAAATCACAGACGTGTTCTTAGATTTTGTTGAGTCGCATGGTTGGTACTATGGTGGTGGGTTCTCTGAGATTCGAGACGGCTGTTATGTGAAGCCTGATGGAACTCTTGGTGATCCAATTTATAAATCAAATAAGGAGAAAGATTATGGCACATGAAATTAAAATTATGGGATGTCTGAGTATTCCAGATAATACAAGCTGGGAGGAGTCAATAAGTTTATTTGTTGAATTTATCGAGTCACATAATTGGTGCTATTATGGGGATTTTGCTGAGATTCGTGATGGAAAGCAAGTAGGTTATGGCGTAATAAAAAAAGAAAACGAGGAGAAAAATTATGGCGAAGAAAAGTCTATTTGAAAAACTCGGTCTTGTTGAGGGTGTAGCTGCTTCTGAGTATGATATGCCGGATACCACGAATGAGCTTCGCGTTTGTAGTGGCGTCGGAGATCATTACATCAATGGAGATTTCCCAGAAGACGAACCGGTTCAGGCCGAGGTTCCTGAGGGCGACACCATCGATGTTCAGGCGGTTTACGAGACTAATGGTATGAATCCTGCCGACTCTGTGACGGTCTATAAGATCAAAGATGTGATCGATACATTCCCGTCTGAGATGCCCACAAAGACTAAGCGTGCTACGGTCAAAAACCTGATGACAACGCTTGGTTATGATGCGGCCGCGATTATCTCTGATGCGAAGCAGCGCAAGGAGCTTCTGCGGGCTGTTGGTAACGATAAGATGAATGCGTTGTTTGACGAGATGAAGAGCAACGACCAGCAGATCGAATCTATGAAGGAACAGATCGAAGCTTTGACGAATCGAAACGTTGAAGCTGGTGCGGCCATTGAAAAGATCACCAATACAGTTCAGGATGAACTCAAGATGATTTCTTCTATCGAGGAATTTATCGAAGAGGATAAGACGGAGCCCGCTGGGAAGGAGGGTGCTCAGTAATGTTTTCTTTTACCATTCCTGAGTTCGTGGTTATTTGTGTCGGTGTGGCTTTTGTGATTATTTTGATCCTGTTTCCGTCATTCCGTCAGCAGCTTAAAGCTCTGGCTGGTGGCTTCTTACAGGTTTTCGTGCAGGATACAGCCAAAACACCAGATGGTGCCCGCGCTATCTATGCTCAGAAAATAGACGAGTTGACTGAGAAGTACACGGACGCCTGCGACACGCTGCGAAATCTGACTGGTAAGCTCAAGACGATTCAGGATAACTACGCTGTCTGTCAGAAGCAGGCGAAAGGTTATGATGAACGTGCAAAAGCTGCCATGAGTCGAGGCGATGAAGAATCTGCTACCACTTATGCTCGTCTTTTACAGGAAGAGCTTGATAAAGCCGAGAACCTATCTGCTCAGTTCCAAAAAATGAAACCAGCGGCGGAAGAGGTCAAGGCAATCAAGGAAAAGCTTGAAAATCAGTTGGCTGTTCTGAAGCGCGAAAGCAAAGATGTGGTGGCTGAATTGAAGGCGAATGAACAGGTCGCAGATGTGTATTCCAATCTGGATCGTCTGCGTGCATCTACCGGCACCGATAAAATGCTCAACGCTACCCGTGATGGTCTTCAGGAAAGTCGCGAAAAAGCAGCGGGTGCAAAGGTTCTGTATCAGACTAGTCGAGAGGGAAAGCTGGATAAAGCGGACGCAAATACTGCTGATTATAAGGTGAGTTCGTATCTGGATAGTCTCAAAAAGAGCAACCCAAACGTAACAACTTACAGCATTCCTGATCTGAACACCCTCACAAAGTCTTCTGGATTGAACACTCAGTCCAAGAAATAAAATCAAAATTAAATAGGAGAGAATAACATGTCTAAGTTCAAATTGACTAAGGCCGGCCGCGCTGTTGTTGGTGTGGTCCTTGCTGTGGCTGTTGCTATTGGTGTCGTTGGTGGCATCAAGGGCGGTGTGATCAAGTTCGACAAGAAAAAGCCAACTGCGTCTGATAAGCCTGCCACGAATGTCACCACGAATGCATCAACCAGCGACGACACGATCAATCTGTCTCTGGATGAGTGGGCGGGCTGGTTGAGTTGTATCACGGCAAATGGGGGTCTTACTACTCAGCCCGGTTCTGTATTTGACCAGCTCGGCATCAAGGTGAATATCAATGTCATCAACGACGCTACTGAGTCCAGCAATGCACTGATCTCTGGTGATCTGCAGGCCGCTGGTTATACTACGAACCGTGTCGCGTTCCTGTCTCAGAAGTTTACGGATGCCGGTAAGAATATCATCATGCCGGTGTTTACTAACTACAGCTATGGCGGAGACGGTATTATCGCTTCCACTCAGTTTGCGGATGTGAATTCGTGGGTCAATGCCAAGATCGGCGTTCCTGAATTCTCTGAGGCCGAAACCCTGGTCGCTTGGTTTGTCAATAATTCCAACCTGTCCGATGCTGACAAGGCAACAATCATGAACAACCTGATTATGTTTGGTACGGCAGATGATACTGCTAAGGCATACTTTGCTGGTCAGATCGATGTGGCTGCAACATGGGAGCCGTACCTGACTCAGGCCAAGACCTATACCAACAGCACCGTTGTTTTTGATACCAAGTCTTCTTCTTCTCTGGTCATGGACGGCATTGTGTTTGATGTCGATTGGGCAGCAGCTCACGAAGATACTGTCAAGAAGTTCGTCAAGGGTATTCTGATGTCTTATGATCAGCCCATCAATTACGACGCAGCTCGTGAAGTGTTCCCGATGTACTCCACTTCCAGTGATGCCGATATCGACGCTACTTACGCCAATGCCAAGATGGCCAGCTGGAAGGACAATTACAACATTTTAAACGATACTGCTCCCATGATCTATAACCAGATGTGCGATATCTGGGAGGCTCTGGGCGAAACCGTCAATCGCGGCCTTGTGGACACGATTTTTGATACCACTTATATTGACGCTCTGAAAGGTGATTTTAAGTCTACTTCCGCCGCAAACGCCACTACAAAGGTGACTGTAAGTGACGAAACCCGTGCCAATATCACCCAGCAGGTCACTGGCAATCTGGATTATGATTCCATGCTGAGCAAGACCGCCAATGTAACATTTGTCCCGGATTCTTCTGTGTTCACCGATCAGGCCAGCGCAGCCTCTGTTCTGGATGATTTCGTAAATATCGCCAAGACTCTGGATGGCACAATGATCGTTATCAACGGCAATATCAATGCGGACACTCAGACCGAGTTCGGTGTGCAGCTCTCTGCAAATCGTGCTCAGACTGTTGCCAACTATCTGGCTTCTCAGGGTATTGATCAGAATCGACTGATTATTACAGGCTCCGGCAACGCAAAGTATCAGGCCGATAAGGCTGCTGGTGCTCTGAAGTCGGATGCAAGCGTATACCAGTCTACCGATATCAGCTTTATGCGAATCGAGAACTGAGGTGATTCAGATTGATCTGGATTGAAATCAGTAAAGCAATTTGGATTGTGGGCGGATTGATGCTGGCTTCTTTTGCGGCTGGTTATCTCTTCCATGGTCCAACTTCTAAGATTTAAAACTCACGGCGGTGCTCAGGTAGCACTGGGTGCCGCCTTATATAATGGGGATTCGCTTAACGGTTAGGGCGTCGGCCTTTGGCTCCGAATACAGTGGTTCAACTCCACTATCCCCAATATTAAAAATTCAATGAGATTAGGAGGCATTAACTTGACTTTGATCGATTCATATTCAAAAGAAGAGCTCGAAATCATTGTTGAAAATTCCAGTTCAATAAAGGAAGTTGTTAGTCGGCTTGGATATTCAACAACTTCTGGCCGCAACCATGAAACTGTTAAAAAGAGAATCAAAGAATATGGAATAGATATATCTCATTTTAAGCATAACAATTGTATTAAGAGATCTCCAGAAAACATATTTGTTGAAAATTCTACAGCAAATCAAACGGTGATGCGTAGATAGTACAAACGTGGAGCATATAGCCCATATATATGTTCTATATGCGGACAACTACCAGAATAGCAAGGAAAACCATTAACATTGATTCTTGATCATATTAACGGAAAAAACAAAGATGACCGATTGGAGAACCTAAGATGGGTTTGTCCAAACTGCAATCAGCAACTCGATACGACTGGATTTAGAAATCCTAATCGAGTGAAATCTGTAGAAAAGATTTACAAAAAGCGTTTAGAAGAAAACAAAATTTGTCATCGTTGTGGTCATCCAATGAGTCCTAGTGCAGATATGTGCAAAGCATGCTAGGAAATAGAGAAAAAATCAAAAATAAAACCATCTCGTGAAATCTTGAAGAATTTGATTCGAACAACTGGGTTTGTTGAGATTGGGAACAAATATGGAGTAACTGATCGTGCTGTTGCCAAATAGTGTAAATCTGAAAATCTTCCGTCAACGAGAAAAGAAATAAAATCTTATTCTGATGAAGAATAGGAAAAATTATAAATTACATAACCGTCATCCCCAACCAAAAAAAAACAAATCGGATAGGGAGGTTCACAGATGACTACTCCAGAACAACTTGAAATTGCACTTCGGGACTTTATTTATCAATGCGGAAAAAGATACGAAAACGAATTGGGCTGCGATGATTGTATCTACTGGAATTTTTGTACCCGATTCTATACTCCGCATTGTGATTGTCCTGATGAATGGACGATTTATGACAAAGTAAGCCCACTTCCGTCTTAATTTGAAAAGGAGCTTCCAGATGGCAGTTTATGTAACAGGTGATATCCATGGCAACCCAAGTCGATTTTATGATCTGAAGAGTTTCTGCAAGGTGCATTCAGACGCAGAATGGTTTATCTGCTTGGGCGATGTTGGTTTGAATTACTACGGCGAGGATCACCCGCAGGAGATGTATATCAAGAATATTGCGGATGAAATCCCTGCAAAACTGTTCTGTATTCATGGCAATCACGAGCGGCGACCTACAGAAGCAGATGGATATAAACAGGTCGATGTCACAGAGGGTGCAATTCAGGGTCCGATGTTGTGGCACGCAGAGCACCCTAACCAGTATTTTGCCATCGACGGTGCCGTATATACGATTTTTACATCCGACCGTGTGTTGACTGCACTTGTTTGCGGTGGTGCTTATTCGGTCGACAAGGATTATCGTCTGCGGCGCGGTTGGCATTGGTGGCCGGATGAACAGCCAAATGAACTCACGAAGGGGCTGGTACGGTTGATGGCAACGGAAAAACAAATCGATATTATGTTGACCCATACCTGTCCGCTGCGGTTCGAGCCAACTGAGCTTTTTATCTCTGGCATTGATCAGAGCACAGTAGACCAGTCAACAGAACGATTCTTTGATGAAATCTACTCCTTATTCCCGGCATACCAAGAGCCAATGTGGTACTTTGGCCACTTCCATGGAAATAAATACACGGATGAATACGTGATGCTCTTTGATGACATCATGGAACTGAAGTGAATTTATAAATAGTAAATCGAAAGGGGAGTACAGATGCTGTATGGACGTGCGTCTCCTGATTTGATTCGATAGCATTTCGTCAAATTAGATAGGAGAAAACAATATGACTTGTAATTTTTGTGGTAAGACTCTGGACACCTGCGATGAGACCAATCTTGGTAACCTGGAACTGCCTTTCTTCTACGGGAGCAAGCGTGATGGGGACAAGATGAAGTTCTCTCTCTGCTCTGGCTGTTATGACAAGCTGGCAGATGAATTCATGTCCAGATGCAAACACGAGCCCATCGTTGTTCCCTTTGCCCCCAGGGTGCCAGAGTGGGAGCATAAGACTACTGAAGAATTCGATTATTGATAACTGATTACATAGGAGGTACATATGGCAAGTAAGGAAAACAACGTTTACTCTCGCTTTAGCTTTTGCGGAAAGGTTACTGTTTCCAAAAAGGTCCCGTTCGTGAAGCGCGACACCTACGACAAGGGTGAGAAGATCAGTATTAACTTTGGTATCAAAGCCGGGAACAATCTCGGTTATGTCAAGCTGGAAGGCTTTAAGAATGACGAGATCAAGACCATGGATACTGATCGAAACAATATCGAGGTTGCGTGGAGTAATCGTCTGGACGAAGATGTGATCAAGACCGTTGCCAGCACCAAAAAGTTCACAGTGAATCTGGGCGAGCGCAAAGAGTTCATTACCGAGTGGGATATGATCGAGTATCTGGAGTCCGCTCTGGCCGGTTATGAAGACGATATTGTTGTCACCGGTAAGTTCGTTCTGCGTCCCGGCACCGGTAAATACAAGGATCAGGTTTATCGCGAGTATCAGATCCAGAACGTGTACATGCCCGGTGAGAAGGAAGTTCCTCATCTGACTATGAATCTGGACCTGTACTACGACAAGGACAGCATGGATACAACCACTCTGAAGGATGACGGCAAGATTATGATGCATTGCTACACTCCGATGTGGTCTAAGGCAGATGGCGCACAGAAGATGTTCCAGATCGACACCGTGTTCAATACTGCTGTTTTTGATATGGACAAGCCGAAGCACAAGGCAATCCACGATTACAAGATGCGCTATCTGGAAACCAAGTCTCGCAATCCTGTCCATATGAACTGGCAGATCGCAGTCGTCAATGGCGCTGAAGAGGTCCCGTTTACTATGGACAGCCTGACTGAACAGCAGCGGGAACAGGTCGAACTCGGTATCTCTAAGATGGAAGATTTCAAGCCGCGTGGGAATATTCTCGGTGATCGGGAAAAGGAGCTGCGTCTGGTAAAGCCTATCCTGACTGGTGAATTTGAGGAGTGCAAGACTGCAGCTGACTCTGGTTACACTGCTCGTGAGTTCGAGGATGAAATCTGGACCCCGGCGGTTGATGAAAGCGTGGACGATATGATGAAGGGCGGTTCCAAGGCTAAGACCAAGGCAAAAGCTGCTCCTGCAGTCGAGGCCCCGGAAGACAGCGATGATGATATCGACACCATGTTTTGATCCTGTCAATTTACCATGGAATGAAAATTAAAAAGGAGAATACATAATGGGTTTTAAAATCAATCGTATTAAGGCAGACCTTGGCAGCTATCCTCATTATATGCTGCTCGGAATTCGCAAGATCGGCAAAACCACCTTTATTCGTGACCTGATCAAAGAGAAGTATGGTGATGCAACCAAGGGCCTACTGATTTCTTGCGGTGCTGAGAATGGCTACCACGCTCTGGATGATCTGCAGGTTGAAGAAGCGAAGGTTTTTAATCAGGATTACGACGAAGAGACCGACAGCCGTGGTTTCATTCAGATCGTTGATGATATCGTCGAGAATAATAAGGACTATGGCATTAAGCTGGTCGCCATCGATACCTTGGATTGCCTGTATGATATCGCTGCACAGGAGGCCATTCGGTTGTCTCGTAAAGAGACCGGTAAGCCGTGCAAGAGTATCAACGATGCATTTGGAGGCTACGGTCGGGGACTTGACCGTGTGATTGCACTGATTCAAGAGCAGATCACTCGTCTGGAAGATGCCGGTATCGCTGTGTTCATCCTGTCTCATGTTAAGGAAAAGACTCGTACTGATATGGTCACTGGTGAAGAATATCAGGTTTGGACCAACAACCTGATGGATAAGGTGTATGGTGCTATTGCTGACACCGCCCAGATGGTTATGATGGCGGTCTTTGATCGTGAAATCAAGGATAAGAAGGTCACTGGAGAAAATCGTGTCCTGTATCTGCGTGCTACTGCAAGTCTGGATGCTGGTTCCCGTTTCCATGGTCTGCCTGAAAAGGTTCCTTTCACCCCAAAGGCTTTCATTGAAGCGTTTGAAGAGGGCGTTAAGAACTCTGCCACTATGAAGCCGATGACTGATGCTGATATGGCTGCCCGTCAGAAGGAAGAAGCCGCACAGCAGGAAAAGACGGCAGAAATCGCTCGTCGTAAAGACGCAGAAAATCGTGCTGCAGCTCAGGCTGAAGAGGACGAGCCTCACCGTGCAGAGTGGATCAGCGCAATTCAGGATCGTTTCGGTAACGCTTCTGCCGATGTTAAGGCTCAGATCAAGGCAATCCGCGATGAGGTTGGTCTTAAGTTCTCTGATCCAGAATTTCCTATTGACGCATTGAAACGCGTTTATTCTTTGGTCTAATCATTCACACTTTATATGGTCATTCCGAAGTAAATACGCAGGGTGGGACGGTGGGTATGTTGAGGTAGGAAATATGGCAAAGGAACCTACAGTTAAATGTATGGCTACCGGGGTGCAAGGTCCCAGGAGTCAATTTTATAAAGCGCCAAACAATCGCTACTTTCAATCGGAAGCGGTTTATCAGGCGTGGTTGGCCGGGCGGCGCAGAGAAAAGGCGAAAAAGAATAAGCCCGCTCCCCAAAAGAAGCCAGGCCGCACGATGGAATCTTATAAGAAGCTGTGTAGTACGATCGCAGATTTTATTGGATATGACCCGGAAAATGGTCAGCCAATGCCAACGATCGTATTTCGCCGGCTGAAGGAACTGGATTTCTACTCGGATGAAATCATTCAGCAAACCATGGATGAAAACGAAAAGTCGATTCGGTGGGCAATGCAGAATAAGAACTTCGAGGATGACGCAGGGAAGTGCAGCTATCTGATGGCGATTATTCGCAACAATATCGGCGCTGTCTACCGGCGTGAAAAAGATAAGGCAGAAAAGACTGTCAAAAATAATGCAGAACCAAATCTTGACACAATGATCGACCTGTCAATGATCGGTACTGCACACAAAGGAAAAGATGTTAGCAGCTTGCTAGGAGGTGACGATTTATGGATTTAACCAAAGCGATTGAAAAAATCGAAGCAAATCGTGTACAGGCCGAAGCAAGCTTTGTTTTTTGTCTGTGGAAAGATCCCCAGCGATACGACGATTACAAAAACATCAACGAAGGAACAGATAAAACCCTGATCTGTGAAGAACAGGTTTTCTATTTCATGGTCGGTCGCGGCATTCGTCGGCAGGGTTTTTCTAATATCGATAACATCACTCTTGATACATATCTGGCTGACAAACCTACACTCCGTCGGCATTACGAAGAACTGAACGGCTGGCGTGCTTGTAAGGCGATGATGGATCTGGTCGATCCAGAGAACACGGATAGCTATTACAACCAAATCGCCAAAATGAATACGCTCAAAATCCTGGCTACCAAGTATGATGATCTGCTCAGTCACCCGGAGCGCTTTGATGATGCCACGAATGAAGATGTGTATAACACTTTCGAGCTGCTCAATAACAGTGTGGCGCTGACAACCGGCAACGATTCAAAGATCGAAAATCTTGTTGTTGATGAAAAATACATCCAGCAGTGCAATGCCGGCATGGATCAGGGAATCAGTTATGCAGCCGGAGCGCCTCTATTGAATTATCTGACACTTGGTGCTCCTGTTGGGGATATGTATTTGTTTGCTGGCCACAGTGGCACAGGAAAATCAAGTTTTATCTTTGAAAATATGGTTCTCCCATTTGCAGAAGGCGGCACAGGCGTTGCGATTATTTCAAACGAGATGCAGAGCAAGGCATATAAAAATATGTTACTGGTTCACATTCTCACGAAAGAATTGGACTACTGGAAAATCACTCGTAAAAAGCTCAGTCTTGGCCATTTTAATGAAGAGGAATTGGAGATGCTTCGTAAAGCAGCAGCCATTACAAAAGAAAAGTATTCCAATATTCGCTTTGTAAAAATGTTCGAAAACGACACTTCTAAAGTGCTTCAGTACATCAAGCGCCTTGCAAGATCCGGCACAAAGGCAATCATCTACGACACCATGAAATCGGATGACGGTATTGACGATAAGATGTGGCAGGCATTGTTGATGAACAGCCGTCGCATTTTTAATACCGTTTCAAAAGAACAGGTCGCTATGATCTGCACTTTTCAGTTGGCATTACATACTACGAATCAGCGTTGGCTTGACGCAACTTGTCTGTCAAACTCAAAACAGATAAAAGAAGTGGTGGCTCAAGCTGTCTTTGCCAGGGCATGTTGGCAGGACGAATATACCGGCGAGAAATTTGATTGCAATCCCTATCGGCGGAATAAGGATAATCCAAAAATCAAAGAGCCATTCATCATGGATAAAGACAAAAAATACATGGTTCTTTTTCTGAATAAAACTCGTTCTGATGAAGATGGTCAAACTCTTCTTTATCAGTGGGATTCAGCTTGGAACCGTTGGATCGAAATTGGTTTCTGTACCATTGTAAATGACCATGGCCAATACGACCGCAGATAAATAAGAAGGGAGGCTTCGATATGAATGGATGTCAATGTATTAACGTCTAAGCTTGAAAATCAGCCAGACAAAATCATTCAGATCCTTGAAGCACTTGGCTTTGAAAATATCAAGTTCAATCCTCTCAAAAATAATCTGCGGTTCGCTCGGGAAGAGCAGCGAAATCCAACCAGTTGTATGCTCGATTGCGGCACGCTTCGGTTCTTTGTTTTCTCTACAAACCAAAAGGGGAATCTTTTCAGTCTGATTATGGATGTCAAAAGATGTTCGTTTCCAGATTCTTTGAAATTCGCTGCACAAAAGGCTGGCATCTCAGAAGAAGAGGTCAACATCAAAACGCATTGGCCGTTCGGTGGTTTTTTTCTAAAACTGATGCCTGACTATGAAGAAGAGATGGAAGATTTGAAAACGTACCCGGAGGAGACTCTGGAACCGTATGCCAACAAATACAATCTCCGCTTCATCAAAGATGGTATTAGTCTGGATACTCAGCAAAAATTCGGTGTTGGTTATGATGTTGAGTCAAATCGAATCACAATCCCAGAGCGGGCAACCGATGGTTCTCTGGTCGGCATCATGGGTCGCGCCAATTATGAGTGTGAACACGATAAACGCTGGTATCCGTTGATCTCTTGTCCACGCAGCAAAACACTGTTTGGATACGCGGAGAACTACCATCGGATTCAGGAAACAGGGAACATCGTTCTGTTTGAATCTGAAAAAGCAGTTCAGCAATGTGATTCGTTCGGCTGCAATATTGCCCTCGCAACGTGCGGCTGTCATGTATCGGATACACAGGCCAAATACATCAAACGAATGCTGCCAAAGAAAATCATTCTGGCCTATGATGAAGGGCTCGAAGAAGAGCACCTGGTCAACGAATGTAAAAAACTTATCGTGGACAATCCGATCTTAAAAACAAAGGTTGGATACATTTGGCCTGACGGGTTGATTCAGGAGGGCTCCAAAATGAATATCGCTGATCTTGGCAAGGATGTTTACAAAGAGGGCGTAACAAAATATGTGAAATGGGTAGAGGAGTGATGTAAATGGGACAAAGAGTAATAGCCCCTGAGCTACAGGCACTGTATGACAAAGGGGCACAGGTGTACAGCTATTCAAAGCTGAGTACGATCCACGATTGCCCATATAATGCATATCTGACTTATATCAAGCCGCGAGATCAGTGCGCCAATGTGTATTCCTCTCTTGGTACTGTGGTCCACGATACGCTGGAAGGAATCATTGAAGGGAAGAACACAGAAGCGGATATCGGTCCTGCCATCGAAAACGGTCTGGATGAACTCGATATGCTTGGAATTGATTTTCCTAAAACGAGAGATGGCGGCAATGGCATCCGCGATAAATGGATCTCAAACATGCGTTGTATGGCTCGTGATTGGGTCAGTCCAAAGGGTGAATACGAAATCGAAAAGCTGCTCATTCTAAAGCTTCGTGATGATCGTTACCTTCAAGGTTACGCTGATTTGATTCGTATTATGCCAGACGGGCGGCTACAGGTGTTAGATATCAAGACTTCAAGTCAGTTTAAAGACGAAGATCTGCTTCATTATGGCCGCCAGCTGGTCGCGTACACTCTGGCCCTTGAACAGGCCGGATTTGAAACGGCCGCTCCTTGTTGGATCATGGTGAAATACTGCAAAGTCGTTTACCAAACCGGCAAAGGCAAGCTGGCCAAGCAGCAAGAAAAAGTGCTCGATCGATGCAAAGTGGGCTACACGCTGCGGTCCACAGTTCGTTCCAAAATGAAAGCCGCCGGGTATGACAGTGAGCAGATCGAAATTGTTACCCAGGCATTTATCGAATCGAACGATATCAATGATCTGCCGGAAGATATTCGTTGCCAGTTTAAATTGACTACATATGTCAGACCATATCCTGTCACCGATGAACTGCGCAAAGAATGTATCGATTACATAAACGAAACAGCGGACGAGTTCGAGGAGCGGAAACGCAGTGGCGAATGGCCTGCACGAGAGATCGAAGAGAAAAATGGCAATCCAAATTTCTTCTGCACCAATCTCTGTGGTCATCGTAAAACCTGTGAACCGCTTCGGGATTGCATCAATAAACGGCCGTTTTATGCGGCAAAAGACCAAAGCGTGGTCGGTATAGACGATTTGTTTTAAGGAGGATTCATGGAGCAAAACTATGTTGTATACCATTTGCACGATGATAAAGGTTCGCTCCTTGATTCTTGTACAAAATGGGAGGACTATGTTGATCTCGCTGCTTCTTACGGAATGAAAGCGATTGCTTCTACCAACCATGGCTACAACCTTAACTGGACTGAAAAGAAACAGTATGCAGAGAAAAAGGGCTTGAAATTCATCGTTGGTTGCGAGGTGTATCTTACTTCTGAGATATATCACTATCCAGAGATTCCAGACGAGGTTTATGAATCTTATCAAGGATGGGACCCACAGGAAGCACAAGAGGAAATCGGTAAAATGATGGATGCTGAACGCTATAAAGTTCGCGACAACTTCCATACGATTCTTCTTTGCAAAAATGCTCGTGGTGTTCTGGAGCTAAACAAAATAATGGGCACATCTTATGATGCTGATCACAAGTATTATAAGCCGCGCATTACTTTTGAAGAGTTCTTTGGTCTGTCTGATAACATCATCAAAATCTCTGCCTGTCTGGCAAGTCCACTTCGTAAATACACGTCAGAATGTGATGGATTTCGTCAGGAAGTCTATGACAAACTATGCGAAACTTATGACTATTATGAGATTCAGTATCACGATTGTGACGATCAAAAGGAATATAACCAGTATCTCTGGGAGCTTTCTAAGAAATATCACAAGCCACTGATTGCTGCAACTGATACCCATAGTCTGAATGCGTATAAAGCAGAGTGCCGTAAGATTCTTATGATGGGTAAGGGAATCGAGTTCACTGGCGAGGACGAATTTGATTTAACCTTCAAGTCTTACAATGAGCTGGTCGACGCGTTCACTGTGCAAGATGCACTCCCTCGTGAAGTCTGGATGGAAGCAATCGAGAATACGAATCGGATGGCAGATAGTGTCACTGATTTCACTCTAAGCACAAAGGCGCGGTATCCCATTTTGACCGGGACTTCTGAATCAGATGCTAAGGTTTACATCAAACGCACCCATGATATGCTGAATGACAAAATTCGTCGAGGTATCATTCCTGAATATGAAGTCGCACAGTTTAAGGCGGACGTAGAAGAGGAACTTACGGTCTTCAAGAAAACCAATATGCTGGGCTTTATGCTTTCTATGAGCGACCTGATGATTTGGGGCAAGGGAGAGGGCATTCCGTTCGGACCAAGTCGTGGCTCTGTTGCAGGTTCTCGATGTGCATTCGTCACAGATATCATCGATGTTGACCCGGCTCGCTGGAATCTGGTGTTCTCACGATTCTGTAATGAAAACCGTGTCGAGATTGGTGATATCGATATCGACGTGCCAGATGCTTATCGTCCTATAATTTATAACCACATCTTTGAATCGTTCGGTCGTGAGAAGTGTGCATATGTTCTAGCTATGGGTACTTTGGCAGGAAAAGCGACAATCGACGAGATTGGACGAGCTCTTGCAAAGGTCTGGAAGCGTGAAAATCCGGATGCAGACGAATCTAAGAATCCTTATTCCCTTGATCGGATCGCAAAAGTGAAAAAGGAATACGATGCCAGCGCTGAAAAGTGTCGTGCAGATCATCCCGATATCTTCTATTACTTTGATGGATTGCAGGGAACGATCGTATCTCTGTCACATCATCCGGCTGGCGTTATCATCGCTCCAATCGACCTCTATAAAAGGTATGGTGTCTTCCAAGATAAAGACGGGCTGCCCATTCTGTGTCTTGACATGGAAGCGTCTCATGCAGTCGGTCTGGCAAAGTACGATATCCTCGGTCTTGATACAGTGTCTGTTATTGATAAAACCTGTAAGCTGGCTGATATTCCGTACCCGCACACTTGGGAAATGGATTTCGATGACCAGGCAGTCTGGGCAGATATGAAAACGTCTCCGGTTGGCATTTTCCAGTTCGTTGAGGATTTCGCTTTTGATTCGCTCAAAAAATACGATGTTCACAGCATCGCAGATCTGAGCTTGGTCACGGCAGCCATTCGACCCGGCGGCGCTTCTTACAGAGACAAGCTCTTCCGGCATGAAGCAAATCACAATCCGTCGCCTGAAATCGACGAGCTGTTAAAAGATAGCCTGGGCTGGCTTGTCTTTCAGGAACAGACCATCGCGTTCCTCCAACAGTTCTGTGATATGAGCGGCGGTGATGCAGATAGTGTTCGCCGTGCAATCGGTCACAAGAACAAAGCGGAGTTGGATGCGGCAATGCCCCGTATCCTGAATGGCTATTGTAATCACTCAACAAAATCAAGAGAAACAGCCGAAACAGAGGCAAAAGAATTTTTACAGGTCATCGAGAACTCGGCCTCGTATCAGTTTGGTTTGAACCATGCTACCGGGTATTCGATTCTTACATATTATTGTGCGTATTATCGCTATTACTACACCCACGAATTTGTAACGGCACTTCTGAATACTGCGGACACGCAAGAAAAAATCGTTAATGCGACCAAGCTTGCGAATGAACGTGGCATCCAGATCATGCCAATCAAGTTCCGCCATTCTCGGGATGAATATGTCTACGATAAAACAGATAAGAAAATCTATCAGGGGATGGAGTCTATCAAGTACCTGAACAAGCGGCTCAGTCGGGAGTTTTATAAGCTCCGCAACCATAAATTCGATTCTTTCATTGACTTGTTGTTGATGAACCAGAAAAGAAAAATTGCGGACAGTCGGCAGTTAGGGATTCTAATTGAGCTTGATTTCTTTTCTGAATTCGGCAATCCCAATCAGTTGTTGGAACAGGTTGATATCTTCAATAACTTCCTTGATGCAAAACAGCTCAATAAGGACGAGATGGACAAGCTTCTGTCTCACGACATCATGGCCAAACTGTGTGAGAAAGAGACTGAAAAGAAATATGTTAACGTAGACTGGATGAAAATCGTTCGGCTGCTCTGCGAAAAGACAGATACCGTAAAGACTCCTATCACTGACAGAATAAAGTATGAGGGTGACAACCTTGGCTACATCCAGCTTACAATGCCGAAGCTCAAAGATTCTTACATCTACGTCTTGGATATTGATGGTAAGTTCGCCAATAAAACTGTAAGCGCCTACGTCCTCAAAACCGGTCAACAGCGCCGGCTTAAGGTGAAAGGCCGCACTCTGGAAGCTGCCCCAATTGAGAAAGGCGACATCCTTCGCATTGATGAAGAGCGGGATGAAGGCCGCTGGTCAAAGGACGAGCAGGGCCAGTGGATTCAGTCTAAGACCGATAAAGAAACGATTCTTCGTAAATACGTGCATGTGCGGTGAAAGGAGGTGACAAAGTGACATATAACGAAATCACTCAGATCCTCAAGTCAATGGTGATTATTGTGGATGACCGCGAAAAGGATACTCCACTTCTACATCAGCGACTCTCATCGTTCCCGTGTGCTTATATGCGTAAGCGGCTGGATTTCGGTGATTATAGTGCTGAGGTGACACTGCCAAATGGCGAAAAATTCTCGTTGGCAGATAAGGTGACCATTGAAAGAAAAAATTCCATAGATGAAATCTGCGGCAACTTCACAACGAATCGAATTCGGTTCGCCAAAGAGTTCGACAGGGCGGCTGCAGCAGGAGCAAAAACTTACATACTCATTGAAAACGGTTCATGGGAAAAGATCAATCGCGGTGCATATCGCAGTAAGATGACACCCGCTTCACTGCTGGGCAGTCTCACCACATGGCTTGCTCGATATAACTGTCAAATCATCTTTTGTGAGCCAGATACCACATCATGGCTGATCCATGCGTTTCTTCTCCACGAAATGCGTGAAGCTCTGACCCATTATGAACTACCGCAAAAACCCAAGAGAACAAGAAAGGGGACTGAAGATGACATCATCACTTGATTTTGAAGGCGAGCTGATTCTGGATGGTGTGCTGCTGGACAAGCTGGAAACACTGACAAAAAAGCTTCAGAAGGCCACAAAAAAGACCGATAAGGCAACAATCTTGTTGGATGCTAAGAACGAGATCGGTGAGAGTCAGTTGTTTTTCTTCCTTGATTTCATTCTCGATCCGCAGATTACAACAGGGATCTCTAAGGCCAAGATCAACAAAAAGGTGCAAATCGTGGATGAATTTCCACACACTTTCCAAGATATCTGCTTATTCCTGGCGGAATGCAACACCGGCTCTGACATGGCTTTGTCAATGGCAGCCAGTTATATCTACTGGAATGCTTCACATAAAGATTTTCTGATTCGAGTGTTCACTAAGAATTTGCCTCTGGGCGTTGAAGCTGCTACGGTCAATAAGATTTTTGGCAAAGTGATCATTCCGGTCTGGGAAGTCCAGCAAGGATATCCTATCGATAAAGTCAAACTCAAGCCGGGCACCTGGTTCAGTCTCAGCCGCAAGATGAATGGTAACCGGGGTACATTCTACCGTGGCAAGTTCATTTCCCGTCAGGGACAAGAGTTTACCGGCCTCGACCATATTAAGGACGACATCATCAAAGAGCTTGGCGATGAATCGCTGATTGATGAATATGTCTACGATGGCGAGCTGGTGTATCGTAATAGCAGAGGGCTATCAGACGGCGAGGCATTTCGGGTTGGCACTGGTATGTTGAACTCGGATGGAGATAAAAGCCAGATCAAGTTCGTTGTGTTTGATTTGATTCCTACTGATGAGTTTGAGAACGGCAAAGGCAGCCTTCCTTATGAAGATGGTTCTTTTGTTACGCCATATAAACTCCGTCGTAAATGGCTTGAAGATTTAGCCGTTACGATCGAGCAGAAAGGGCTCAAAAATATCCAGGTCGTGCCGATGGTCTACGAAGGTACAGATCAAAGTGTGATTCCTCAGTGGCTCGATTATGCAGTCAAACATGATTGGGAAGGGCTCATGCTTAATACATCGGTTCCTTATAAGCGGGCGCGTCACACTGGCTGTCTTAAAATCAAGCGTTTTTATACTGTTGATCTTCGTGTCACTGCCATCGAGGAAGGTCAGAACCGTCTGGCTGGTACAATGGGTGCTCTGGTTGTTGATTACAAGGGTAACGAGCTTCGTGTTGGCTCTGGCTTTGATGATACTACGAGAGCTGCTGTGTGGGCGAATCCGGGTGATTATATCGGACGTATCATCGAATTAAAGTACAAAGAGGTTACGATGGATAAAAAGACCGGCCTTGAGTCCCTGCAATTCCCGACCTTTGTGCGATTCCGTGATGATAAATCCGAGGTGTCTTATGGTTGATTTCAGTAAATTAGCCATCCCAAAGAAAGAACGACTTGAAGTTCAACTTGCCGATGGCACAGAAGAACACAATATCAACTACGTCATCACGTCTCTGGCTACGATTAAAGGCGATAAGATCTATAAAAACTTCCGTCTATATTCTGTGGCCGATGATGGCCAATTGACTCAGCTGGGAAAACGGGATGGCGACCCATATTTCGAGGTGCTGAAAGGAACGGTGTATGAACAATGAGAAGTGGCTTTTTGAAAGGTATCGACAAGCATTACGAGAAATCACCATCGCCCAAAATCATTTTGAGTGTTGCGAGTCTGATTATATCGATTGCGCAATTGATGATCTCGTTCACGCTGAGAAAGCTTTCGACCGAATCTTAAAGGAGATTCGCAATGAAAAATTGGACACGTCGATATTTAAGACTTAATTATCAAGATGAATCTCTCTGTTGGCGGCTTCGCTATGGAGAACGCTTCGAAATCGTCGCAGAACTGGATGAATTTTATTTCCTCTGGGCACATGGCACGATGATTGCATTCCCAAAGTACGGCAAGTACGCATACGACATTGAAACAGAGATCGTAAATACCGAATAAGGAGGGAGGTGAGGTCCCATGCGAGGGATCAATCAAAGAGAGCTTGGCCGCAAAGAACGCGCCACAGCAGAATGCGAGCGTCAGATTCGGCGCTACGGATATGAATGTGGTGAGGTTGTTACATATAAATTGTCGCCTGAACAGATGAAACAGGTTCTGACAGGTAGGAAAACAGTGGATGATTTTATCAAGGAGGGGAAGTAAATGGAAGTCGAATTGATTTCATATTCACAGCCAGTAAAAAAAGATGCAGATAAGAATCCGCTCAGTATCGCAGAGCTGGCAGCAAGTGTCTGTTACAATTCGCAGCCGACCGAGACTTATCGAATCGCAAAGGGATGTAAAGCAACAGGGCATCAAAGCGTGCTTGAACACATCAGCTTTACGTTCCATGTCACCGGTGTCAGTCGGGCGCTTCTGGCGCAGTTGAGCCGCCATCGGCATATCAGTCTGAGTGTTCGCAGCCAGCGCTATTGTGATGAAAGTATTATGCAGTATGTCAATCCATTCAGTGGGGAAGACGCAGATGTATTTGATGGCATGATGGCAGATATCGCCAATGACTATCGCATCTTGAAAGAATATCACGATGCTGCCAATGAAGACGCTCGTGCTGTTCTGCCGAATGCCTGCTGTACTGAACTTTATGTCACCATCAACGCACGGTCACTGATTGAAATGAGCCACCTGCGGCTTTGCACTCGTGCCCAGCGTGAGATTCGTGGACTGTTTATGGCAATTAAATTCCAGGTTTCTCAGGTTTGTCCAGAACTCGGCGCATGGATGGTTCCGTCCTGTGAAGCGAATCCAAAGTATCCGTTCTGTCCCGAAGGGAGCCGCTGCTGTGGCCGCCACCCGAAGCTGGCAGATGTTTATAAACCCAACGAGAGATAAGGAGATTACATATGAGCAAGATGTTCAATATCGAAAACTGCGATGTCACCATGGAAAATGGCTGCCTGCGTCTGATCTATCATACCGACGAACTGCTGATGCCTATGACTCTGGCAATCAGCAAGACCTATCACGATCTGAACGAAAAGGGTATGTATCTCTTTGGTCAGGAGGACTGGGTAGGGAATGTCGTTGAATGGAGCATTCGGAAGGAGAGTCCTATCTGGCATAATCTGCTGGCCGACATCTATAAGAATCATCACGATCTGTATTCTTCTATTATGGTTACTCCGGAAGACGATGAATATGACGATGATGTTGATGACAACGACAAGGTTCTTGGTTACCTGACTCTTGAGGCCACTGGAGACATCGACGAGAAAACCGGCCACCGTATCGCTCATTTCAACACTGCCGATCTGGAGGCTTTGGACAACGGCATTCTTCACGTTTTGGCCGAAGCTTGCGGCATCAAAGATGGTGAGTATATGTTCCGCGACGAACTGATCAATGCTATGAGCCAGCAGGATATTGATATGGACGATTGCGATTACGACTGTGAGAACTGCGATTGTGCCGAAAAAATCTCTGATGGTGATGTTATCTGCCACCTCGATGAGGATGACGATGAAGAGGATGACGAGGAAGACCTGTGTGATGGCGATTGTGACCACTGCAAGAGCGATGCACCTGCTACCGATAGCGACTGTTCTTGTGATCCAGATAAAAACGAAAATGCGGCACAACCCGATGAGCAGCCGTATGAGTATGTGGATGGTCCCGCTCACTATCATGGCACTGAGTGCATCGAGAATATGCGTAAGCTGTTTGGCGACGAGGCTGTCCGCTGGTTCTGTATTTGCAATGCCTACAAGTATCGCTTCCGTGATGGTTCCAAGCCCGGTGTAACCGCAGAGCAGGACGAGAAGAAGGCTCGTTGGTACGAAGATTATGCCGTGAAAATGATGAACGAACAGCGCTACTATTGATTTGGAGGTGATGGAATATGGAGTATGTAATCAAACGCAATGGCGTAAAAGCTCCGTTCGACAAGTCTAAGATCGTGAATGCAATCGAAAAGGCGATGACCACCACTCCCGGCGGTATTGACTCTCGTGTATCGAATGCAATTGCGGATCATATCGCTGAGATGCCAGATACTCTTTCTGTCGAGCAGATTCAGGATATCGTCATTGAGCAGCTGAAAGCAAGTCCTTTTGCTGATGTAGCTGAATCTTATAGCCACTGGCGAAAGCTCCGTCAGGAAATTCGCGACAAGGAAAAGACGAATGCCAGTATTCTTGAAATCATCGACGCTAAGAATGATGCGATCAATCAGGAGAATAGTAATAAGAACCCCACCGTGAACAGCGTCCAGCGTGACTATATGGCTGGTGAGGTATCAAAGGATCTAACCGCTCGTCTTCTGCTGGACCCGGAGATCGTCAAAGCGCATGAAGAGGGCTTAATTCACTTCCATGATGCAGATTATTTTGCTCAGCACATGCATAACTGCGATTTGGTCAATCTGGAGGATATGCTGCAGAACGGCACTGTTATTTCTGGTACTGGCATTGATAAACCACACAGTTTTTCTACCGCCTGCAACATTGCCACCCAGATCATTGCGCAGGTGGCATCCAACCAGTACGGCGGCCAGAGCATTACGTTGTCTCATCTGGCTCCCTTTGTGGATGTCTCCCGCAAGAAGATTACAGCAGAAGTTCATAACGAATTCTATGAGATGCTTCAGAATGATGATATCGAAAAAATGCCATCACAGGAAGCTATCGACCGTATTGTAAATCGTCGTCTAAGAGCTGAGATTTCTCGCGGTGTTCAAACAATCCAGTATCAGGTCATCACTCTTATGACAACCAACGGTCAGGCTCCTTTTATCACTGTGTTTATGTATCTGGACGAGGTTCCTGCCGGTCAGACTCGTGATGACTTAGCTGTCATTATCGAAGAGATGTTAAAACAGCGTATCAAAGGTGTCAAAAATGAAGTTGGTGTGTATGTTACTCCTGCATTCCCGAAGCTGATTTATGTTCTTGATGAGGATAATATCCATCCGGATTCTAAATATTATCACTTAACTGAGTTGGCAGCGCAGTGTACCGCAAAACGTATGGTTCCTGATTATATCTCTGCAAAGGTTATGAAAGAGCTCAAAGGCGGCGTGTGGACAAGTATGGGGTGCAGGAGCTTCCTCACTCCTGACCGAACTACTGAAAATGTGGCGAATGCAGGGAACTGGGTCAAGGGTCAGAAATACTATGGCCGCTTCAATCAGGGTGTTGTCACCATCAATCTGGTGGATGTAGCATGTAGCTCTGGTAGAGATATGAACGCATTCTGGAAAATCTTTGATGAACGTCTTGATCTTTGTCATCGTGCATTGCAGGCTCGTCATAAGCGGTTGCTCGGCACTATTTCTGATATGAGTCCTATTCATTGGCAGCATGGCGCACTGGCACGCCTGAAGAAGGGCGAGAAGATCGACAAGCTGCTCTTTGGCGGCTACTCCACCATCAGCCTGGGCTACGCTGGTCTGTATGAGTGTGTGAAGTATATGACCGGCAAGAGTCACACCGATCCTGAAGCAAAACCGTTCGCGCTGTCTATCATGCAGTATATGAATGATAAGTGCACAGAATGGAAAGAAGCAGAAAACATTGATTACTCTCTGTACGGCACTCCGTTGGAGTCTACTACATATAAGTTCGCCAAGTGCCTGCAAAAGCGATTCGGCATTATTCCTGATGTCACAGACCACGACTATATCACCAACAGCTATCACGTAAACGTTCGTGAGCATATTGATGCTTTTACTAAGCTCAAGTTTGAGAGCGAGTTCCAGAAGCTATCCCCGGGCGGTGCTATCAGCTATGTGGAAGTGCCCAATATGCAGCACAACATTCCGGCAGTTCTCAGTGTAATAAAGTTTATCTACGACAATATCATGTATGCCGAGCTGAACACCAAGTCCGATTACTGCCAGTGCTGCGGCTACGATGGAGAGATCAAGATCGTTGAGGATAACGGCAAGCTGGTGTGGGAGTGCCCAAATTGCGGCAACCGTGACCAGAGTAAGATGAATGTCGCCCGCCGTACCTGTGGATTATAAACCGATATGGTCCACGTTAAATCGATTAAACTGCGGGAAACCCCTTAGAGCACAACAAGCTACAACGAAGCTGGAAACGGCAAGCGTGAAAGCGGCATAAAGTATAGACCATAAAAATTGTTGTGATTGGGCGACCGAGGATGAAAGTTCCTCTGACGCATCGAAACTCCTAAGTCTTTTTGATATGGAGGACGTTCAACGAACATAATATCGAGTCATTATTGTATGTTCTACTCCCTATAAAATATCGGGAAACCGAGGGTATTAAGGATATCGGCAGCAACTTCTGGAACCAAGGAAGAACGCAAGAGATTAGAGATCGCGTGGTTCATTTGAGCGATAACTAATATTTAAGGAAAGTGGAGGGTGGGAGGATTTCACGGAAGGAGATGATGCAATTGCAAGTAGGTTTGATCGAGATTCCTGATTTTGCAGGATACTACGCATCTGCCGATGGGCATATTTAGACCACACTGGCTCAAGGATGCAGAGATCGTTATGATTTATCAAAGCGAACTGCGCCAAGAGAAGTAAAGCCTAGACAGACTCTTCATGGATATGACAGAGTTTATATTCGTAGAGAGTCAACCGGTAAAAGAGAAGACGTTTACATACATCGAATTATAGCAAAACTTTTTGTTCCTAATATTCGTAATGTTGACGAGGTAAATCATTTGGATTGTAACAGACATAATAACGCTGCTTCCAATCTGGAATGGGTTACACGAGAAGAAAACCTGAAATACGCGATGTCAGATGGTTTCATGGGACGCAACGAATTAGGACGGTTTTGTTATAAAAATAAAATCGACAACTAAAGAAAGGCAGGTGATATCGCATGAATGATATTGCAAAATTCATTTCGGGTTTTCTTGGTTTTATTCTGTCGTGGTTCATTACGACTGTTGTGTTATATGGCGGTTGGAAGCTGCTTGGGCCAGATTTTAATCTATGGGCAGCAACTAGTATTTGGCTGGTGCTGCTTATCTTTGGCAGATCTGCGAATAGTAAGAAGCAGTAAATAAATCAAGTAAGGGTGGGAGTGGTGGCATGAGAGGAGGAATACCAGTGAACTATATCAAGATAACAACACCAGATATCGCAAACGGAATCGGCTGCAGGATCACACTCTGGTGCTCAGGTTGTTCCCATCGTTGTCTCGGTTGCCATAATCCTCAGACGTGGGATGCGGCCGCCGGTAATCCATTCATCGAAGACACCATGCAAGAGTTACTTGATCTGCTTCGCCCCGATTATATTCAAGGCTTGACATTCAGCGGGGGAGATCCTCTGTTCGTTCAGAACCGGCTTATCGTTGGCTATATCTGTGAGCGTGTCCGCAAAGAGTTCGGCGACACTAAGGATATCTGGATGTGGACTGGATACGAGTGGGATCAAATCAAAGACTGGGATCATCTAAATTATGTGGATGTTCTGGTGGATGGCCCATATATCGAAGCTCAGCGCGATATTTCATTGCCATGGGCTGGCAGCAATAATCAAAGAGTAATCGATGTCAAACGGAGCTTGAAAAAGAACGAAGTCGTATTATGGAAGGAGAACTAATATGAACCCTATTGTAAAAGTAAACAAGATCTATCCTGACGCTCACATCCCTACTTATGGCACTGAGAAGGCCGCCTGTGCTGATGTTTACGCTTATATCCCAGCAGATCAGGCAGACCTGTATGACGAGCATGGTAATCCTATTATTTACATCCGTCCGCATGAGACCCGTATGATCGGTACCGGCCTGCGTTTTTCTCCTGCTGATGGTTGGGCTATCCTCGGATTTGCCCGCAGTGGTCTGGCATCTAAGAAGGGTCTGGCACCTGCGAACAAAGTTGGCGTGTTGGACGAGGATTATCGTGGCCAGGCTTTTATTCCTTTGCACAATCACTCTGATATGTCCCAGGAAATCGTTCATGGTGACCGTATCGCACAGTTCATGTTCGTTCCGTATTATCAGGCACAGTTCGATGTTGTTGATGAATTGAACGAAACTGAGCGTGGTGATAATGGTTTCGGAAGCACGGGTGTTTAACAATTAAGGAGTATTGCTTATGCGATGTAGTTTTGGATATACAGTTAAATCCCCATATGTAGAAAGACGTGTTAAATACTATGATGAAAATGGTATCTATGACGAATCGGTACAAAGTGATGACGAATTGATTGTCATTGGGAAAAAGCTAAGAAATGGTGGTTATAGATATAACGAAGAACTTGGGAAAGCAGAGACGACCATGTTCGAGACAGAACCAAACAATCCGCAATATAAAGAAATTCTTGCAAGATTAAATCGTGTTCGTGACAAATACGGCATCAAACACTGGGATGAAAAGGAGCGGGTGATGTAAAATGTTCTGGAATAAATCAGAAGAAATTCAGCCGGTTGACACCGAAGAAGAACCTGTTATTGTAAAAGCAAAAGACCTTAAACTCCCATATACATCGAGGTCTGTTACTGTGTATTACATCATGGAAAATGGCGATAAATTTAGCGATACCTATCAAAGATCGTTGTTTAGTTATTTGGATGCAAAGACAGCTTGGAATGCGAAAGAGAAGCTTGACGAAGACATTTGCAATGCTATCGATCGCGCAAACGATATGATCAAAGCTGCGTTTAACGGCAATCCCAAATATATGAACTTTAATAAAAGATATATCAGAGCTGAATATTGTGTTTCTGTAGAAATTTGTACTGGAGACAATAGCTGGTATGTTAAAGATGAATCGGAAGATCGACCTGATGACGGATGGCCTTGGAATCCAGATGAGGAGTAAATCAATGAACGATATTATCCAAATGCCGAAAGGCGATTACATTATGAAGAACGCCGTCTATGTGGATACAGGAAAAACTCGTACTGACGGGTGGTATCCAGAATGGATCGGTATGACAATGCAGTTCCGTCCAATTCCTGTCGGCTGGATCGCTCAGTTCCGATATGTAAAAGACAATGAGGGTTATCCATATCCGGGAGGGATGCACACATCTCCCGTTACTTCTGTCTCGATTTCGGAAAATGAAAAAACTGTCAAAATTGAAACAGCACATACGATTTATACGTTTGAAAAAGTCAAGGAGGAATAAATTATGGCTAAGTATTTTTATGTTTATCACGTTAATGATGGCACCACTGATCGTATTGTAAAGATGTTCAACACCGACTCTGTTGTAAATGGCAAGAGGGGTACTTATATCGCTGAGAAAAAGGTTGCATCCAGTGATCTGCAGGGTTTTACCAGTGGCATCAAGGCGGCAGGTTTTCAGCTGAATCAGGAGCTCGCCAATGCTGATACTGCCGAACAGGAAGCAAAGCGAATTCTGGCTGCTAAGATGGCCGATTATCATGCCGCACGCGACGCATATGCCGAGGCGGCGGACAATCTGAAAAAGGTAAACGCCAAGTTTGGTATCTGATACATAATTGTAGTGGTGGGTGGGAGGAATAAAAATATGAATGTTGTAAAACACGGAACGAGTCAGACAAAAGATTCTGAGAAAATATATAAAGTAACTTGTGACTCTTGTGGCTGTGTATTTGAAGCTAAAAGATCTGAATTTCATGTATGGCCTTTGCCGGCACGACCTGTTAGTGAAACGGTAAGAAATTATGATAATACAGGGCGTCCGGCAGAGATCCAATGTCCTGAGTGCAAATGCACTTGTGGAATTAGAATGAGATTGCTTGCAAGAGAATACGCCTTTTTACATGCATATTGTAGATAGAAGGAGTAAAGAACATGACTTATACACTTATGTCTGTTCCAGAAGATAAAGAAGTCTGGTGCACTGGATTTCGATTTGATGATACGAAGGCCGGCATCAATTGCAAGCCGGTACAAGGATCTATTCATAACAAAGATTATTGGAACTCGAAGTTTAAAACAAAAAATCGCACAATCAGCGTGAATACAAATCAATCGTATTATGCATTTGCTGATACTTACGAAGAGGCTGCACATATTTATAATGAGATGATAAACACATTTCTTATTAACCTTGATAATAGGTACCACAAAATTGCAAGCTCATTAGAGGGCTGCTATCTATCGAATGATTGCGGCGTGATGTTTTAATAACTAGACCTTCATAAAGAAAGGAGAATTTGATGCTTGTAAAAGATTACGGCGATGAAATCGATTGGAACATTGGCGCGTTCTGTGGCCATGATGAAATGATGTTTGATATTGACAAAGCTTGTAAAATGGCTTGTGAGAAAAATGGCATCAGATATGTGTTTGGTAGCATTTCCACAATCCTACAGGGTGGTCGTATCCCACCACAGAAAAATCTGCCTGTGTCAGAAGTTCTGTCCAGAGCAGATAAATATAATGAACTTGGTATTGGAGTTCGTTTGACATTCTCAAGCCCATTTGTTACACGTGGTGATCTCGTTGATGAAACTTCAAATATTATGTTGCGGCACCTCGATCATAATAATCAGAATGGCCTCACAAACCGTAACGGCGTTATTGTTATGTCCGATTTACTGGCTGATTATATTCGCTATATGTATCCCAATCTTGAGCTGATTTCTTCGCAAGTAAAACCGTCCGTCGAAGTCGGCCTTGGGAATGATTCTGTTGAATATTATAATCGTCTGCTTGACCGTTTTGATATCGTCGTTGTGAATCCATTTAAGATCCATGACGAGCAGTTTATTAAAAACTTGCACGACCATGATCGAGTAGAATTTATCGTCAATCACCGATGTCTGCCGAACTGTCCTATGGCTGGTCGTCACTATCAGCTGAACACAAAGCTGGGTCAGGCTATTGTCAATGGTGATGATATTACGGAGCTGCAAAATCAGTTGGCGACAGTATATAACTATTGCGGCTCTACTCGAAACAGTAATCCTCTTCTGGGCACATCTATGAATGAAGATGAAATCAAAATGCTGGTCTCACAGGGATTTAAGCATTTTAAAATCGAAGGTCGCGAAAATAATATCATCTCATTTGTGCGTGACCTTGGTGACTATGTTTTTAATCACGAAATGTTTGAGCGAGTCATTCATGCCATTGCCGGTATGATGCTGTAAGGAGGTTCACAATGATTATTGACTGTAGATCTATCGCACAGGATATCAAAAATAAAATCAAGAATATCATCGCAGAAGCTAACGATGCTCCTGTTTTATATATTTATCAAGTAGGGGATAACCCTGCTTCCAACGCTTATATTCGCGGCAAGCTGCGAGATTGTGAAGAGGTTGGAATCGAAGCTGAGCTTATCAAGCTACCGGAAAATATTACTGAAGATGAATTGAATAGTAGGATATTAGAGGATTATGATTTTGAGGATATGGATGGTATTATTGTTCAGCTCCCGTTGCCCAAACATATCAATCCAAAGAATATCTATATTCCAGACAAGCTTGATGTTGATGGTTTTAATTCCGCATCCAAATTTCAGCCATGCACTCCGCTTGGCGTTATGAAGATTTTAGACGCGATTGGTTACAATCTGGATGGCAAGAATGTGCTTGTGTGCGGTCAGTCTGATATTGTTGGTCGTCCGCTGGTTGATATGCTGATTAAGCGCCATTGCAATGTGATTTCTGTGAATAGCACAGGGACTCCAATGAAGGATACAGCACTTGAAATGAGAATGGTTGATGTCGTTATCTCAGCAGTAGGTAAACGTAATTTCATCACCACAAGAGGTCTTGATCGAGTAGAGGTCTGCATCGATGTGGGCATCAACTATGACGAAAACGGAAAGCAGCACGGTGATTGCGCTGACGCTGTTTATAAGATGGAGGATATCAAAGTTACACCTCGTATCGGCGGTGTTGGCTTGATGACCAGGGCGATGCTGCTTTACAATGTATGTGTGGCAAAATATGGGGAAGAGAAGATGGAGCAGGTGATTGAATGAAAGAACAGACTATTCCAATTGACCAACAGCTTGTATATAACGTAGAAGAAGTAGCGACCCTCTTGAAAACCACACGCCCTGTGATATACTCTTTAATAGAAAAGGGCTATTTGCCAAGTATCGTGTTGGGTCGTCGTAAAGTAACCCGTAAAGCACTTCTTGAGTTTCTTGATAAGAATGCCAACACTGACTTTGGAGAACTTTTAAGAGCCGGTTGATTGGCTTGTCCACAAAATTGCCCACATTTGAATCCTTGTGGGCAAAACGTGGGCAAAATGCATATCTTTTTTGTATTAAGTAACGATGCTACGGCAATTTGCTATTGCAGTCCAAGGACGAGGCTCGCCATGGCCGCGGCTTCGAGGGCCTGCTGAAGCGCTACTTCAACGTGGAGCTGTAATTCCTGCATTCTTCTGAACCTGTTATTATAAAGCTGCCGTGCGGTTCCAAAGCTGCACGGCAGCTTTTTGCTTGACGGGATCCATGGCAGGGCGTACAATGGAAAAAACATTCCGAAAAAGGGGAAGTCTT